GATCAACCGCTGCATCCCGTCCTCCTACAAGCCGAACAGGTCATCAAGAGAAATCGTCTGCGGCTCGGCGTCCTGTGCCTCGGCGATCTCCGTGAGGTCGGACTCGACCACGGCAGCGTTCCAGCCAGCATCGCGGGTGTTCCAGTACCGCACCCGGCCCTCGGCGATGGTCAGGTACTCCTTCTCCCGCTCGATGCCGATGAAGTCATGCCCTGTCTGGGCACAGGCGATGCCTGTAGTCCCGCTGCCCATGAAGGGGTCCACCACGGGGCCGACGTCCTTGGGCACATCGTGGAGCAGGCGTGCCATGACGGCGTAGGGTTTGACTGTGTTGTGGCTCATGCCCACAGCCGTCTGAAAGGTCGGTGACCCCTCCACGGAGAGATTGACCACATCCCCCTCATAGGGAACACGGGACACAGCCTTGACATAGGACAAGACGAAACGCACCCCGTCGTGGACGATCTCATAGGGTCGGGAAGCCTTGCGTGATCCCGCAGCGACATTCCGCGTGTTGTCCGAGTAGAGCCGAATCTGGTAGGTCTGCCGAACAGACTTGAACAAGCGATCCCCGATGCCTTTCCCCTCTACGGGCGCGTAGGTGAACAGGTTGGCCTTGTACCCCACGGACGCGGCAAGCAACCGCATCTGTGATGCGAGGTCGGGCGATACGGTCTTGACCTGCAAGTAGGTACGCACCTTGCCACCATCCCCAGCCATGTAGCCATCAAGGATGGCTGCACGGATGTTCTTTGGAAGGGTCCAAACAGAGGGGTGGAGGCACTTCGTCGCCGCTCCGCAGCCCGCCAGTTCAACGAACCGCGACCCCGCCACCTTGTCGAAGGACATGACCTGCACGGCTTTGGTGCCCTTCTTCGGGTACACGCTTGTAGTCACCGACGAGAACACCGACTTGATCCGCCCAATCAGGTCGGTTTCCCTCTCGTGGAGGGTGAAGGACGGATACACCGCACCCCCATGCCCCGAACGCTGGGCGACTCCCTCAGCCACCCACAGGCCAAACACGAACCACCATTCGGGATCAAGGTGTTCGCTCGGAGGGGGTTCCGCCAGATCCGGGGTCATTGTGTAGTCCCCCTTCTGCATCTGATCAGCGCGGAGCCACAGGACTTGACCGCCCGTAATGGCGTTCCTCTTGCGGGTGGGGCGGTACACCAAGAAGGGGTGGTTGTCGGAAGCCAGCGTCGTGTAGTTGGTCCCCATGACCTTGATCTCAAAGAGATCGGGACTGGTGTAGGAGTGCCGAGAGACGTGCTCGACGGCATGGAACCTTCCGTCCGCTGAGTACACTTCGTCCCCCACGACGATCTCGGAGATCGGGCGGTAGCCGTGGGGCGTCATCACCAGTGCATCCGGGTGGAGACAGGGATGCACATTGCGGCGCTTCTGGACCCGGTTCAAGCCGATGTCCTGCCCGCCGGGTGCCTCGACCTCCTCGCCGTCCTCGGTCGATGCGATGGCCCCCTGTGCGCCCCCGGACATGCCGAAGACCTTGAGGGGCAGGTGATCCAGCCCGGCCTCGCGCTCGGAGCGGGATGCCTTCGCGACGTAGTGCATCTGGTCCATCATGCTGTCGGCGACCATGATGCAGTCGCGAACCTCAAAGCCCGTGTCCTCGGCGAAGCAGGCCCCGGTGTGTCCCGTAGGCTCGGCGACGTCGTTGGCGAGCATCAGGTGTCCGCCCGGCTTCAAGGCCCGATGGGCCTCGGTGATCTCGTCGAGGGCATCGAGAGAACTCTCCAGGACGATGCCGTGGACGCTCTCGTCCTCGTGTTGGGACCAGTCGTAGCCCTTCGTGGCGTAGACGAACACACCCTCGACCCCCTGGGGGTCACCGGGCGTGATCATGCCACGCAGGTAGTCAATCAGTTCACTGTTCATCGCGGGTCGGTCCTCGGGTCAACGCATGGGCAAGCAGCACGACGGAGAGTGCCCACACGCAGGTCAATGTACCCATGGCACCCAGCACCTTACGGGTGCGGCGGCATCTGGGACGGCGGCGCTTCACGCTTCGCCTTCGGAGGAGGCCAGCGAGCGGGTCACCGACGGGGAAGCGTAGGGACAGGCGGGACAGCCGAGGTAGTGGCAGATGCCACGGCCTCCGCGCAGTTGGGGCATGGTGACCTCCAACGTGACCTCGCACAGATGGCTCCCACAGTGTGGGCAGTCAGCCCCCTTCGGCGCTGGCTTCCACTGTGGAACGGCTCCCTTGACGGGAGTAGGGTCGGGCAGCCCGTAGTCTCGACGGCTCGGTTTCTTCGGCATGTGGCCTCCTCGTATTCTCGTAGAGGGAGTACCCGTTGGTCTGTCTATGGCGACCCCCCATCGTAGACGACGAAGGAACACCAGATGCCCCGCTACCCGGCACCACAGGTCCAGTACAGGAAAGACGAGCGAGCGCGAGCGAAGCACATCGCAGCGGCTCGGCGTGACTTCCGTGCGCTGTTGAAGGCGCTGGCCCCGGACGCGGCGAAGGTCAAGGCGCTCCACAAGAAGGACGTCAACAAGCAGAAGCGAGCCCTGGTCAAGAGCCTCAAGGGGCGCGGCGACGTGCAGGCGTTCCTCGACAAGTACATGGGCACCGACACCGCGAGTCCGGTGGCGTACTCGTGGCAGAACTCGGGTCGGTACTTGCTCCGGGACGCGGCGCTCGGGATCAAGAGCCTCCGGGATGTCCTACCTGCACTGGACAAGGTGACGAGCAACGGCTTCCAAGCCCTCACGGTCGAGGAGTTTCAGGCACCGCTGCGGTCTGTGATCCCGGCCCTGCTGCGGGAGTACCTGCCGAAGACGGTCGAGGTCAACGTGGACGAGAACGGGACCATCCAGCGGGTCACGGACAGGTTCAACAACGAGTACAAGACCCTGGCCGTCAAGATCGCCCACCAGAAGGCGCTCTTGAAGAAATACAACCAGATCGCCAAGCAGGTGAAGCGGGACTTGAAGTCCTCGGACGAGATCACCCGGCTCTCGGCGCTGATCACGTCGATCCTCATGGAGACCGGCATCCGACCCGGCAAGCGGGGCAACGGCGTGGTCAAGACCGTCGGCGACAAGGAGGAGTTCATCGAGACCTTCGGAGCCGTGACCCTGGGACCGGGCCACGTCAACTTCGTGCGGGACAACTTCGTCGAGTTGAGTTTCCTGGGCAAGATGACCGGCCAGAACACAGCCACGCTGTCCGACCGGGTGATCATCAAGGCGCTCCAGGACTATGTGAACAACGCGCTCAAGTCGGGGAGCAAGTACGTCTTCGTGACCGACGATGGCTACGAGTACACCTACAACGACCTGTACAAGTACTTCCAGAAGCACTTCAAGGGGATTGACCCCACGGACTGGCGCAAACTCAAAGCCTCCGAGACCGTGTTCGACGCCATCCAAGCAGAGCAGGAAGCCCTGTACAGCAGGATTCTGGCCTTCGCAGACAGCGAGGGCGATGAACTCATGGACCGGGTCACGGAAGAAATCGCACGAACCCTGGACCTGGCCATCGCCAAAGCCCAGCAAGCCCTGTCTCACGACAACGCCACGACGACGAAGAAGCAGTACATCAACCCAGAGGTGCTGCTCCGGTTCCTGAGCACAGCGACGATGGGCGGCAAGACGTTCCGCGATGCCATCCTCGCAGGGAAGCCGACGCTGGCGTTTGACCCGCAGCGGTTCATCGAGGTCGCGAGCGCAGCAGCGGTCGCAGGCAAGAAGGCGGGCCTCCCCCACGGGGCGCGACGGGTCGCCAGCATGACTCTGGAAGACATTCTGGATGTCCTCGCCGAGGACATCGGCCTCCCCCGCGCAGCGGGTGGCCACAGTGAAGGGAGATAGCCATGGAAGTAAACCCGAAAGACCCGAAGACGTACATCCCGGTGCTGGTCGTACTGGCCGGAGCGTTGGGAGCAGGATCACTGCTGGGCTTCACCATCGAACCCGAGGAGACGACGGCCTTGCGGGTCGAGAACGCCATGCTCAAGGAACGGACGGCGAACCTTGAGGAGGAGACGGAGAACCTGGAGCGGCGGGTAGCGTCCCTTGAACGGATCGTCGAAGGGTGCCGTGCTGTCGTTGATGCTTGCCGAACCACGGGGGACTGAGATCATGACCCACCAACCAACCGACCGAGAGACCAGCGTACTGGTCACCGTGATGCTGATGGCCCTCGCGATGGCAGCAGTTGAGTCCTTCTCGACCCCCGCACGGGCAGGCGATCCGCCGACGCAAGAGGAAGCGATTGAGAACCTGGAGCAGTTGCTCGTGGAGTACGACGAGGGAACGCTCAACGCGCACCACGCGCACCAAGGACCGACGGCAAACGTGGAGGCTGATGCCATCGACCCCGCGAGCCTCGTGTCCCTGCGAGCGGAGATCTCAGCACTGAGAGCAGAGAATGCGGCGCTGCGAGAGCAGAACCAAGAACTTCGACTGCTGTGTCCCTCGCCTATCGCTGTGCCTGATCCTGTGCCTGCGCCTGCGACGATGGGCCCCTGGCTGCCCTAAAGACTGGAGAGGATCGCCCGCCGGGTCTCGTCGCCCTTCGGCAGCCGTGAAGCAAGGCGGATCAGCGCGGACCGGTCGGCACTGGCCCTGCGGTAGAGGCTCTTGAAGCCCTCGGAAGCGATCATCGTGACGGTGATCTCGATCCCCCGTCGGCTGACATCGACGTCGAGATCCTTGATCCCTGCCGGGGATCCGATGCTCTGGTGGCTGAGTTCTGCGTCTTCGGGAACGCGGTCGAGGTCCACGTTCTCGTCGTAGACGGCCTCGATCTTCTCGTCGATCAACTGCTGGATCTTGCTGTCAATCAGTTGGTTGAGGCGGGATGCCACGAAGGCTTCCACGATGCGGTCGTGGAACGTCAAGGCATCGTCCATCGGCTCGGCACCGTACTCCTTGATGTCGTACCGGAGATCCGAGTCCTGTGCGCTGACATCCGCTTGCACTTGCTCCAGGATGAACTTCATGGGGAGTTTGAACTCCAACACCACGAAGATCGCAGTAGGCCGCTCAAACTCTCCGGTGTACTCCCCACCCTCGGCTGACCACTTGCCATAGCCCCGTTCATCGACGTCGATGTAGCCAGTAGAAGCAGCCTTCGCGATGGCTGCGGGCAGTTGCTTCTTGAGCCCGCTCGTGATGGCGTAGCCGAACCCCGACGTGATGTTCTTCGCAGTCTCCTTCAAGCCGTAGGTGGCGAAGTGCTCGGCTTCGTTCCGCCCGTCCCCGAGGTCGAGGATGCTCTCCAGGAAGGTGGTCATGACAGGGATAAGGGCGCGTGAGTGCATGGTGGCTCCAAAGGCTCGTACCTGGACCGGCAGTATAGAGAGCCTACCGTTCAAGCCTCTCCACGGGACTGGTTGGCTGCCATGGAGGCGATGACGTCGTCGAGTTGCTCGGTGATCTTCCCCAACTCGGTGCGGAGGGTCAGGGCCTCCAGCAGGCTGTACGAGGACACTTCCCCGAAGACCTTCCGAGGGAGCACGGCGAGGATGGCCCCTGTGCTCTCCGCGAGAGCGTCTGCCATCTCGTAGACCTCAGCAACGTCTGCTTCTGACACGCCTTCCTCGGTCCACAGGACAACGAGGTCGTAGGGCGTAGCACGGACCACGGTGACGGCTTCTCGGAGGCGCTCGACGGTCTCACGGTCAGCGGTGGGGTCTTTCGTAGGGGGAGGCTTCCGGGACATGGCAGGGGACTGTACCCCCTATCACCGCCCCACGGTGCGTCGTCGGGGTCGAGGTGTGGTCACGAAGGGGGATGCGCCCCCGGTTGTGGCACCGTTGTCCGGGCACGGTCACGGGGGACATGGACGTAGATCCGAGTCGTGATCCTGCGTGAGAGGCTGGAATCAAGGGATCACGCTAAACCCACATAGAAATCCGAAACCGAAATGGGTTCGTAGTGATCCTCGCCGGGCTGGCTCTCGTGATCCTCAAACCTGGCCACAGTGAAATCGGCTGTGATCCTGATCCGTGATCCTCGGACCCGAAGGCTCGGACGTTGTCGTAAATGGGGAGAGCGGCTCATGGTCCGAGACGTAGGCGAGAACCCCCACCGACCAACCAGCATGTAGTCACACGGGGTCACCGTGATCCCACAACAACCGCGCAGGGAGGAGGCGAGGAGGAGGCGAGGAGGAGGCGGGAGGCACTGAGTGAGAAATCGCTGAACGACGAAAAGGCGGACGCTGACCCCCAAACCTGCCGCGCATGGCGGTACTTTGCCAAGGCCGGTGGTTACGAGGGGATCAGCGTCCGCCAGTGAGAGGATCACGCCCACACACGGACTGGCAGGCCCGTGTGTGGGTGAGGCTTCGCCTCGGCGTCCCGGTCTGCCAACCAGTCCTCCGAGGCACGCGCACCGTAGACCCATCCCCGCCATCAGCGGGTGGGGGAGTTGAACCCCCACGATGCGTGCTCTCTGTCGCTCAACCACGGGGTCGGTGACCCACGTTTCATGCCCAGGAGGGGTTGCGCCTCCGCAGCGGGTTACCACACCCGCCGATCCTGCTCTGCCGCCGGAGCGGCCTGGGCCGTGTATTCAGCAGGCACCTGTCTGGTGCCCGTGGTCGAAAAGGTAGAGACCCCCTGGACCGACGCTTTGCGGGCCAGGGGGGAAGGGTGAACGAAGGTGATGTGGGACGTGAGAGGTCAAGCGCCACCCGGCCCCCGTCGTGGGGACCGGATGACGCGACCCTTCATCACTCCCATGTGATGCGTTGGTAGCCCGTAGGTGGGCCAGCCCCTCACCGGTTGAGGAGGGTGAGCAATCCTCGTCGTCAATCCCAGCGCGACTTCCGCTGCCCCCGTAGGTGGGTTGGAACCTCGCAGTAACGCCGCTGGTCGCGCCAGTTTCACGTCTTGTGGGGACGCCCTCCCCCCGAAGGGGGAGGGAAGGGGTTGAGCCTACGCAGCCACGGTGTCGAGGATGCTGGCGACCACCGTGGGGTCCACGGTGATGCCCGCGTCGTCGCTCGCGGTCACAGCGTCCGCGCCCAGGTTGAGCACGAAGTCCGTGCCCGGCTCCAGGGCGTAGGAGACGTAGCGGCGGCTGGGGAGGAGGCGGGTGATGACCCGCTTCGCCACGGCCTTGGCACCAGACTTGCTCTGGGGGCGCGGGTACTGCGCGGCCTCGATGACCTTGCGGCCCACGCGGAGGCCCTGGACGTAGATGGTGCCAGGAGCCGAGGCGGGCTTGATGCTGGGGTCAGCAGGGCCGACGTAGACGCGGTAGCCCTTGAGGGCCTTGCCGTCCACGACCAGGGGCTCGTAGACGTGATCCGTGGTGCTGGAGTTGGTGCCAGCGATGCTCTTGGCCGTGCTGGCGATCATGTCGGCCAGCGCGGCGTCGAAGTCGGCGCGGGTCACAGCGACCTGCGTGGCCTTCGCGCCACGGCCCGACCAGGCCATGTGGCCCTCGGCGACCATGGCGTCGAGATCGGCACCCGTGAGGGCGTCGAGGATCACGGCATCGCGCTGCTTGAGCGCGGTGTAGGACCGGCCAGCGACGAAGGTGTCGCGGACGGTGTCGTTGCCCATCTGCACCTTGAGGCCGCCCCGCTTTTCGCCGGGGGCGAGGCGGGTGACGCCCTTGAGGGTGGTGACGACGGACATGATGGACGCGCACTGCGCGGAGCGCGAGCCAGCGATGGCCTGCGCGAGGGTGGTGGACTCGGTGGAAGCGTTGGTCTTGATGGTCATGCGAATCTCCGTTGGCCCCTTGCTGGGGCACTGGGTTGATGGAGTGTGGGAGTGAGCGGGTCAGGAGCGACCCTCTCGTAGTAGGTACGGGAGCCGGGCATGGCTCCAACCAGCAGGGCCGAAAAAAACCGAATCAGTTTGGTTTGGTTGGCTGCGCTGGTGAGCGGGGCAGCATCGCCCCCTCTCACAGTAGGTACGGGAGCCGGATGCTGCTCCAACCAGGGAATCCGAAAAAAGTTTCAGATTCCCTGGGGATGCGCTGCTGGTGCGCGTTCACGCGCTACCGAAGCAGCCGGGATGGGCAGATCACGACGTCAGGACAGGGGTGGTGGGGTCGAAAGTAGACGCGGTGGAACCTCCGTTGGCCCAGAGAAATCGGGGCACAGGATGAAGCCCCCCGGCGCGTAGCCGGGGGGCGGGGTGGGGTGGGATCACGGGAGTCCGGTCGGACTCCAGCAGGTGTCAGGCTTGAAGCCCACGCGAGGCGTAGGCTCGTCCAGAGTGAGGTACTGGAGCACCTCCGCAGCGTTGTCGCGCTGCTCCAGGAGGTCGGCGATGTCCGGGCGGCTTCGGACCGTCGTGACGGTCGTGAAGTACACGTCGAAGTCGGCACCGAGGGCCTCGCGGGCCTTCGTCCAGTCCGTGTCCTTGCGGGCCTCGTAGCGTTGCTCGGGGAACGTGACGGACACACGCCCGCCAGGGACGGTGTAGCCGACGTGGTGCCCCTCGCCGCGCTCGGTGCGGGCAAGGTCACGGATCATCGCCTTGAGCGGCTCCAGAGCCGCCTGAGCCTCCTTGATGTGGCGAGCCAGATCAACGGCGACTTCGGACAGCGACTCGGCGCTGCCCCCGACGTGTCGGAGCCGGGTGGCGTCTGTGAGCAACTGCTGGAACGGGGTCAGGTCAGTGTGGGTGATGGTCATGGTTGTCTCCAATGGCGGCAGGGCCGCACAGGTAACCATGGAGGGCGCGGCAACCCGCTGCCCCCCACGGTGGGTGGGGGGGTCAGGGGTTTAGAGGGCCTCGTAGCACTCGACGTGGAACACGCCGCCGCCATCCTCGGCCTCACGGAAGGCCGCGAGGGTGCCGCCTTCGATGGTCTTGCCGCAGGACGCACAGGGGCAGGCGAAGGGCACAGCGACGGTCTTGACGCCAGCCTTGGCCTGCTGGGTGGGCACGGGCACCTCGTCCACGACGGGAGCGGGAGCCGCAGCCGCAGCCAGATCGGCCTCGGTCTTCGCGTCGAGCGCCGCAGCGACCTCGGCGAAGTCGGCCATGCCAGCCTGCTGGCACAAGCCAGCGAGCGGACAGCCGTTGCACTGGTCGGAGCGGGACGACCACGCGCCGAAGCACCGGGTCTGCTCCGCAGCCATGCGCCGCAGACCAGCGTCCGCAGCCTCGTAGGCGGCGCTGTTCACAGCCCCGGTCTGGGGAGTGAAGGACACGCCGTCCTTCGTGACCACGTTGAGGGTCACAGGAGCGGCCACAGGAGCCTTCACAGGCTCGGAGCGGGTCTGGACAGGCATCGGGGCCTCCACGGGCGCAGGAGCCGCCACAGGGGCGTCCACGGCCCCGGAGAGGGCGTAGTAGCCACGGCGCGGGCAGCGGATGCTGCCCTCGGCCTTCAACTTGCCAGCGGCAAGCGTCACGGCCCGCTGGCCACGCGGGTAGGGCTTGCCACGCTTGGTCATGGTGCCCCAGGTGTCCCAGCCAGGGAAGCCGGGCTGGGCCTCGCACCATGCGAGGACCGAAGCGAAGCGCACCTCGCGCCCGAGGGGGCCGAGGTTAGAGAGAGCAGCGATGACGACTGGCTTCCAGGCGTCGGCGTTGTGGGTAGAGGGGAAAGCGAACATGGGTGTCTCCGTTGGCCCCTGTGGGGCACATTGAGTGAGTGAATGGGAGTGTGGGAGGCTCTTGCCTCCCGTAGTAGGTACGGGAACCGAAAGGCGCTCCAACCGCCGAGGTCGAAAAAACCTCGGCGGTTGGAGCCGGAGGACTACAAGTCCTCGTCGGCGAACACGCCACCAGTGACGTGCGCGTCGATGAGGGACTTGGCGATCAGCCGGTTGTCCGGGTCGAGCCGGTCCAGCCACGCGCGGAAGCCCTTCTTGAGCAGACCCTTCGGCGGGGTGCCGTTGGCCAGCCACAGGAGGTCATCGCACTCGGCGAGGATCTCGCAGAGACCCCGGTGGGTGAGATCAGCCTCCAGGTCCATGTCGGCCTCGCCCTTGATGGCGAGCCGGATCGCGCCGCAGGCCGCGCCCAACTCGTCGAACAGGGCCGGAGCCTTGCTGGCGAGGTCAGCGAACTTGCCACGCAGGATCGCGCCCTCGTCCTTCCAGTCGAGGTACTCGGCCTCCACGAAGCGGCCCATGCGGTCAAGCAGGGACGCATCCATGGCACGGCTGGACATGCGACCGTCCACGTCGCCCGTCCCGCACGAGTTCGCCGTGAAGGCGAAGCGGGTGCCGGGGAACAGGGTGTGGACCCGACCCGTGGGGCCGACGAGCCGCTTGGAGGTGGTGTCCAGCATGAGCCGGAACTCCTCCAACTGCTCGGGGGTGCCCCGGTCAACGTCACTGAAACAGATCAGCGCCGGGTAACGCTTCCCGTCGGTGCCCTCGATGCCGTGAACCAGCGCATCCCAGAGGATGCCGTAGGACCACGAGGTGCCCTGGGAGTCGATCTCGCGGCTGTAAAACCACCGCTTGACGTCGGTCCCGCTGGTGAAGGTGTAGATCAGGCTCGGGGTGCGCGTGTCGGCGCAGTAGGCCGAGATCGCCGCGTCCTTGCCCGTGCCGCTCGGACCCCAGTAAAAGACGGGGTGCCCACGGCGCAGCGCCAGGACGACGCGACGAGCGCGCTCCAGCGCCTTGCCCGTGGACGGCCACTGGTAGCCGTCGGGCTTGGGCAGGCACTGACCCTCCGCGATGTTGACGTTGACGGGCGCGGCAACGCCCATCATGTCATGGGAGAGGGTGGCCAGCGCAGGAGCGGGCTGGCGACGACGGCCCTTGCGCTTGTCCATGACGCCCTGGATCAGGGCGTGGGACACGGTCGCAGCACCGGGGTGCTGGGCGAGGTAGTCGGCCACCGAGAGGCCGTGGGCCTCGCGCAGGTGGTCGAGGAGGGAGTGGCTCTTGTGGCCACAGATCGCGCAGACGGCGCGGTCATCAACAAGGTGAAGTGCAGGCATGGTGTCTCCGTTGGCCCCTTGCTGGGGCACTGTGAGTGGAAGGGAATGAGAGAGGGTCAGGAGCGACCCTCGTAGTAGGTACGGAAGCCCGGTCAGGCTCCAACCAGACCGGGCGAACTTTTTCAGTCGAACATGGCGAGCATCGCCTTGAGCAGGCGGTACTCGTCGCGACGGGCAGCGATGTACCGCTCGCCGACGGCGATGATGTGCTTGCACACCATGCCGCGATCCTGGTGGTCGCGGCAGGTGCAGGACATGCGGCGGACACGGCCACGGACGGGGCCTTCGATGACCACGTTGTAGACGGTGTCGCTGGTCGCGCTCTCCACGGTCGCCGTGATGGCTCCCGTGCTCTTGCTCTCGACCGCCTTGACGACGGCGACGGTCGCCGCGCGCTGGGCACGGCGGGACTCGGCACCGTCCAACAGGATGCGGACGGCCTTGCCGCGCTCGATCAGCGTGGCCTGCCGAGACTCGATCTCGGCGATGGTGATTGCCTTGGACATAGGATGCCTCCGGGGTTTGATGTTGGGTTCATAGGGGGTACGGAAGCCCGCCGACGCTCCAACCAGCCGGGCCAGATTATTTCGGCCCATGGGGTGTCTTACTCGATGATCCCACGTCGCCGACCCCCTGCCCGCCATCCCCTCTACTGCGTAGAGGGGATGGCGGATTTCTCGAAATCCTTGTTGCGGGGCTGGGGTCACTGGGATCACGGCGCTGGGGTCGCTGTTGCACCAGGTGAGAGATCGCTCCCCCACGATCCCGCGCCAACGCCCGCTTTCGCGCTTTTTCGGGCTTTTTTGGGGCTGGGTGGTTGGAGCGTGGTTGGGTTCCCGTATCTCCAATGTGGGGGCACACCTGCCCCCCCTCCCTTCCCTTCACACTCAACGTGCCGCGACGAGCGGCCACTGGAGACACCATGAGCAAGCAAACCGCCCCACAGGGCACCCTGACCTTGGATGGTCGCAAGTGGATCGGAGCCGCGCAGGCTTCGGTCAACTCGATCCTCGGCAACGACGCCCCGAAGGTCTCGTCGCGAGGCCAGCAGTTTTTCAATATCAATAGGTGGACTGCTCGGACCCTGTTCGCGAAGTTGGCCGAGTCGATCAAGTACGGCAACGTGATGGACGAGTGGACCGTCCGCAACGCCATCGCCCTCGCCAACGGCACCAGTGTGCCGAACCGGGAGATCGTCATCGCGGCGGTCCCTGACCGCATCCCAACGTGGCTGGCCCGGTCCAGCGTCGGGGGCCGCTACCACGAGGCGTGGCACGACCTGTACTCGTGTACCCGTGACCTCGACTTCGACGAGGTCTTCGGTCCGCTGATGCAGCGGTGGCCGATGCTCGCTGACTGGAGCCCGTTCGTCGGTGCCGTGCTCACCTGGGGCAACGTCATCGAAGACATCCGCATCGAGCGGCATGGCTGCAAGGAGCATCCCGGCTCCCAGGACAAGATGCAAGACTTGCAGGACTTGATCCTCAAGTTGGAGGCCGACGGTCGCACGGCTGCGGAGCACAAGGGCCTGCCCACGAACGACGACATGGCTGTGGTCATGGGCGCGTTCCGTGATCTCGGACTCGGCTACGAGACCGAGGCCCAGCAGGCTGCGCTCGCTGGCTACCAGCAGCGGTCGCCCGCTGGCTGGCGTCTGGTCACCCAGGGTGCCCTTAAGCCCCTCCTGGACCGTGCCATCACCATGGGTCGGGACGATGATCTCGGTCACTGGTGGCTCGCCATGGAGGTCGTGGCTGTGCTCGCGACCCTCGGCCAGCAGCCGCAGGGACGTCCCCAGCCTCCGCAGGACGGCGGCGGCGAGGGCCAGCCCGGTCAGCCCCAGCCCGACGGTGAGGGCGGTGAGGGCGGCGACAGTAAGCCTCCCCGGTTCCCCCTGTTCAAGGTGGGCGACCGTGCGAAGGCGAAGCGCGGCCCCCATCGCGGCAAGATCGTGGAGGTCACGTTCGCTGGTCCTCCCGACGAGGACGGGCGGCAGACCCTCAAGTTCGCCCCGGTCCTCGACTGATCGCGACTTTTTCGGAGCCGGGTGGTTGGAGCGCCACCCGGCTCCCGTATCTACTACGAGGGGCACCTTCGCCCCCACTCCCTTCCCATTCACATCCCGTGCCCCACAGGGGGCCAAGGAGACACCATGCTTACTTCAATCCTTGAGCGTCTCGGCGCTGCCATCTTCGGCAGCAACGAAGACCTCTCCCCCATGCCCCAGCCCAGCGACGACCAGTCCGGCGGCAAGGGCGACAGCAACGACGACACCGACACCGAGCAGGACGACGAGTCCGGCGAGGGTGGCGAGTCGGGCGAGTCCGGCGACGACGAGCAGGACGGCGACAGCGCCGACGGTGAGTCCGGCCAGGACGGCGACGACGGCGACGAGTCCGACGGTTCCGGTGACGGTTCCGAGGACGGCGACGACGGCGAAGGCTCCGACGACGACGGCAGCGACGGTGGCGACACCGACGGTGACCAGCCCGGAGACTCCGACGGCGGCGAGTCCGGCGGCGGCGATTCCGACGGCGAGTCGGGCGAGTCCGACGCCGACGGTGGCGAGCAGACCGACGACGTGGACCCGAACAGCGACAAGACCGCTGGCGGCCACGACGACCAGGGCGAGTTCGCCGAGGCCCTGATCGACGGGCTCAAGGCTCCCCAGGATCACATCCTGGACGCTGCGGACGCTCTCCAGCAGGCCACCGACTCCTGCCGCACGGAGGACGACGTCCAGCCCGGTGAGCAGGTCTGGCGTCCCTACGACCCAGAGGACGACCTGATCGCGAAGCCGAAGGGCGACAAGGTCCAGTCCGCGATCCTCCACAAGGAGGCGAAGGTCATCACCGCTGCCCTGCGGACGCAGTTTCGGCGGCGCTTCCTCGCTGCCCGGAACCCCCGTGAGCAGCACGGCGTCCGGCGCGGCAAGGATCTGTCCGAGCGGCGTCTCGTCGAGTCCTTCGTCGAGATCAAGTCCGGTGTGCGGCCCAGCCGTCCCGACTACAAGATCACCGCCCAGCAGGACGTGAGCCTGTGCCTCGGTGTGGTCATCGACCAGTCCGGGTCTATGCACGGTCGCGAGCAGCACGCTGCTGCGGTGTCCGCGCTCGCCATGGCTGAGGCGTTCGATAGCCTCAACGCTCCGGTGATGGTCTGTGGTCCCCGGAACGGTGGCCGTGGTGTCCGTGGTGGTCGTCAAGGCTACTTGACGGACTACTACCACGAGGACAGCCACACGGGTCAGACGGGCTACGGCGTGGGCACCGGCTCGCTGCAATACCACCGTCACGAGCGCATCGTGCTGGACGTCTTCAAGGACTGGGACGAGTCCTTCAAGCAGGTCAAGCACCGTTTCAGCAGTGTCCAGGCCACTGGCTCGACGCCCCTGTCGGACGGCATCCAGTTCGCCCTCCAGGAGTTGTCCAACCGCCCCGAGCGTCACCGGATCATCGTGGTCCTGACCGACGGCGAGCCGGACCACCGTGCTGTGGTGAAGCGCCAGATCCGGCTGGCCCGCGAGGCCGGGATCACCGTGATCGGTGTCGGCATCAGCGGTGCCGAGTACGCGGTGCCCGCCCTGTTCGTTGACCACCACATCGTGGTCAACGATCTCCAGGAGTTGCCGAAGCGCATGATCGAGGTCGTGGGTGCCATCGTGTTCCCCCGCACTGCGAAGCGCGCGGCCCTGGACGGTCGTGTGGGCTCCAAGCGAGCCCGCCGCCGGGCGTAGCCCTTCCCCGCCCCTGGGGGCCCTCACGGGCTCCTGGGGGCTTTCCCCTTCCACCCTTGACCAAGGAGACCCCATGGACGTCAATGACATGGGCGACGGGCGCATCGCGCTCACCGGGACCAAAGACGAGTTGGACGCCGCGACCCTTTGGGCGCGGGCCGTGCTCCACATGGCCTTCGGTCCCGAGGCGGGCGAGGAACGCTTCCGTGCCGTTCCGGCACTGGCTGTGCTCCTCGCCTACCGGGAACACGTCGCCAACGCCCCCGAGTGTTGATCCCCCATCCACCCAGACAGGCCCCCCGACCGCTTCGTGCGGCGGGGGGCCTGTTCGTTCGTTGGCCCTCGGCGCTACCCCTCCACGGTGGCCCTCCGGGGGCCGACCTCTCCCCCCACCGAGAAATCTGTGGAACCGGCGACATAAATCATGGGGGCCCCCCGGCCTGTCATGACGGGCGCATTGAAACCGCGTGGAAAACCGAAACGCTGATCCCAACCCCCCTTGCCATCCCCTTTCCCTGCGGGAACTGGAGCGGCGCGAGGAGGAGGAGGAGGAGGAGGAGGAGCGGCGCGAGGAGGAGGAGCGGAGGAGGAGCGGTTGGTCAGCGCGAGCGAGGAGCGGTTGGTGTCTCCCACAGAGGGGGCCTCTCTCACACAGGATCACAGGATCACGAGATCAATGACTCCCCGGCTGCGAAATAGTTTCGCGGCTGGTCCCAGAACAGAAATCTCAACCCCCTACGGCTTCCTACGGTTGCCAGCCGTTGCCAGCCGTTGCCTACGGTTGCCATCTGCCCTGTGGCCTCGGGGGAAGTCGGGGGAAGGAAGCATGGTTCACATCGGTACTCTACGGAGAAATCTTTGGGAGGTCCGATGAAAGACGACGCGCAAGCCCCAACGGAAGGTGTGCAAACGACAACGGAAGCAGACTTCAAGTTCACCCGGACGGACGCCCGGCAGGTTCGCCCTGACCTGGGATGCCTCCACTCGGGCATCTACCACCTGTGGAACAGCCTCCCCCGGAGGATGGGATCACCGGATGTGTACAACACCTACACCATCATGGCTCTGGCTTGCGGCGAAGACATCGAGGGTCTTCCCCACGATGACCCTCGGCGGAAGTTCATCCGACGGATGACCGTCGAGCAGTGTCTGATGATCGCAGACGCGGTGCTGGAAGACCCTGGAGGCAACCCGTCACGCTTCAACCCGCTTGCCCTTCTTCACCGGGGGTCTTCCCACATCAAACCGGCGCGGTCGTGGGCGACGGTCATCCGGCTTCACATCAAGCACCGGCACTTGCGGCATCTGCTCGTGGAGGCTTGCATCCACGAGGACAAGCGGATCCAGGCCGAGCGAAGGGAAGCCGCACGGGTCCGCGCAGAGAAGCGTCGGGCCGTCGAGCGTGAAGAAGCCTTGCGCCAGGAGCGGCAGAAGCGCCATCGGATTCGGACGGACGTCACCTATGTGACCCGAAGGTACGGGAAGCGGCACGGTGAGAACCTTCGCGCCCACCTGGAGGGTCGAAGCCTGCCGTACCCCTACCGCTGCACCATCTGTGGCTTCATCACGAGCAACGAACACGGGCTGAGGGCGCACGTCACAGGGAAGCACGGGGATCACGCCCGAGAAGAACCGGCAGGCGAAGTCCTGACCGGACCCGTGTGGAAGTGAGCGGAGGGTAGCGTAGCGACATCAAGCGACAGCGAGACTGACATGACGACCACCCACCAACTCACCGTCGGCGACGACGGACAACTGCTGTGCCCGTGTGGTCACGACTACCTCCACTTCTACAAGGTGGTCGTGTCTCAGGCTCCTCGTGACGAGCACGTCGTCCAGGACTACACGTTCAAGTGCATCGAGCGCATCTGTGGACCTGCCCGGCCTGTGGTCCCGTCCACGGAGCGCAGATCGTCGCTCCGTGGAGGTGGGGTCACGACGACCTACTGGTGTGAAGCCTGTGGGCACTTGACCCACGAGACCCGGACGTTCCACAAGGGCATGACCTACAGCACGGTCGTGTACGACACGTCGGTCGATGTCCACGACGAAATGTTCGCTGCGGAGCGGGACCGGGGCATGATCGGGTCACACGACCACTGGCGCGACTACGACCCGGCCTCGTAGCCTGAGCCCTGAGTCCTACCCTTCTCTCTGGGACCGCTTGAAGCCCAGCCAGAAGCCCAGGGCAACCGCCAGATGCAGCCCCATGGACGCGAACGTCTCTACGTCGGCGTGGTAGTCGGTCACATGCAGGTGGACCTGGCCGACGACCCAGAACGGGATTGCGAACTGCTCGCTGTACCAGATCAGGCTGTACTCGACGAAGTCCTTGAGCGTCTGGGCTCTCGTCCTGCTCGGCAGGTCCGGCGGGTCCGGCGCGTCTGGCGGGTCGTAGGTCATGCCTCGGCAGGATCATAGAAATCCCACCGAAGGCGCTGGTGATCTCGCCGATGTCGGTAGTACCTCACAGCCAGTCCGCTCCGAGACCGGCAAACAGGAAGGAGCCCATGACCAACGACAGCCCAAAGCCTCGGTTGACCATCGAACTCGTCCCACAGGGCCAGTGGGGGATCAACCTCCGCTCCGAGTTGCCCTCGGGCGAGTGGAACCGTCTCCGGCGAAGCGTCTACCACGCGGCCAACTACCGCTGCGAAGTCTGCAACGGCGTCGGACCGAAGCACCCTGTCGAGTGCCACGAACGCTGGGACTACAACGAGGAGACGAAGACCCAGACCCTCGTGGGCTTGATCGCCCTGTGCCCCTCGTGCCACGAGGTCAAGCACATCGGGCGCACCATGACCATCGGCAAGGGCAGTCTGGCCCTGGCCCACATGATGGAGGTCAACGACTGGGAGGCGCACGAAGCAGCCCTCTACGTCGAGAGCGCCTTTGCGGTTTGGGAGCGCAGGAGCGCCGAGGACTGGACTCTGGACATCTCGTGGATCCACGACCAGGGCCTTGAGGCGAAGCCCCCCGTAGACGGACTGGAGGACTTGTAGGATGGCTGGACGAATGAGGTCTGCCCGACAGGCGGCTCTTGCCGGGTTCCGGGGAGCGTTGGTGACGTCCCTCTGGGGCGACTACTACGACCTGGCCTACGGCAGCAGTGTCCATCAGGACTTCGACGTGCGTATCAACAACTTCAAGCACGGGGCGTACCGGGATCAATGGACCCTGGAGGTCACTCACATCCCGACGAAGACTCGGTGGGCGGCCCAGGCCACGTTGGACACCAAAGCCCTTGAGGATGTCTCGTCGGACGAGACGGCTCTGATGATGCTGGAGGACGCCATCCTGCGGCTGGCGCGGCAGGTGGCTCCCCACATGTACCACCTCGACCCCCGCATCGGGACGATGTTCACCGGGGTCAACGGTGATCCTCTGCCCTCGTGCCCCCTGTTCGACCGCATCGACGGCGCTGGCTTCCGCCAGGAGCAGACACTTCGCGCCCTCACCACGAGGACGGCCCAACTCCAGCACCTGACCTCAAAGACCCCATCCGAGGTCGAACCCGCCATTCACGTCGGTGGAGTGCCTCACACCTGCCCCTTTTGCCGGGAGAGCCTCCTGTTCCCCGTCTCGGGCAAGGCCGTCGTGTGGGGCGGTGGTGCGCTGTGCTGGACCCACAAGGAGTGCCTCCCCGCCTAATCACACCCCCGGAGGGGGCAGACCTCTGTCCCCGTTCCAGTAAAGGATCACCATGAGAAGCAAAGCCGAAGAAGCCTTCATCGACCAGAAGACCCGCAGCCTCACCGTGGAGTGGGCGGACCACATGGTCCGCTACCCCGGTGGGGTACCTCTGTGGGAGAGGGTCGCACCCGTCTACTTCGACCACGCTCTGGCGAAGGGGTGGATCACCAAGCGGGAACCCCACCGCCTCACGGCCAAGGGCTTTGGTGTCGCCGCATCTTTCCTCAAGAGGTGATGAATGACAGTGAACGTGCTGCTGGACGAGGAGTACGGCTACCGAGAGTGGCTGTGGAAGACGGGTATGACTGCCGAGCAGTTGACGGAGTGGTGGACGAGCCTCCGCTCCGTCTCGGCCTTCTTCTTCGATCCCAGCCAGGGCGGAATGCCTGGTGAGATGCTCCAGGTCATCGAGGACACCACAGACCTCAACGCCGAGGTCGCCCGAGTCCGGGCCGACGAATCCCTCTCCACCGAGGAGCAGGACGAGGCCATCGCGAAGGCGTACCAGACGATGCCTTACAAGATGGTCATCAAGGACACCGGGGAGCCGATGCCCGACACGAAGGGCTGGTGGCGAGGCCACCTCCACATGGACGACGACTCGTGGCTGGAGTCGTCCGAGGGCGTGATGCTGCGCCACGCGGGCTACTCCGAGGAGGAGTGAGAGCCTCCGGTAAAGTGCCTATAGGATCGGGAAGGTCAAGACTTCTGGAGTGACCCCGATGCCCCGCACCCTGACTGCCGCCGACCGATCTGCACTCATTCGCCTCGCGGCGACCATGGACAAGGGCTCTCCTGAGAGGAAGGCCATCCTCGCCGGACTGGAGAAGTCCGCGTCCCTTCTCATGAAGGAGTGGGAGGCCGGGCAGGAGCCGCTGTTCAAGGCGGGATCAAGCAAGGAGGAGAAGTACGTCCAGTTGTTCCGTGATCTCGCCGACAAGCGCCGCAAGACCATCCAGGTTGACCTCAAGGGCGTCATGGGCGGCAGCACCAACGGCCTCCGCGAGTTCAAGCGGGGTCGCATGGGCCGCCCGAAGCGTTGGCGTGGCGGACGGAAGGGCCCCTTTGAGCGGGTCAGCCTCTCCATCGTCCCCCTCGACGACCAGGGCAACCCCATCAAGATGCGGTCCGGCTACAAGTTGTGGCTTTCCGAGTACGACGACGGCACGGCAGACGTGAGCGCGTCCATCGGTGACATGGCCATCATGATCAACGATATGAAGGCGTGATCGCAGCCCATCAGACCCATGCCCCGTACCCTTACTGCCGCTGACCGCTCCGCACTCATTCGCCTTGCCTCGACGCTTCCTGCCGGAAGCGAGGAGCGTCAGTCCATCTTGGCTGGACTGTCGAATGCCCATGTAAAGTCCGAAAAAACCTACACGAACGAGCGTGGGCTCAAGACTCCACGCCCGACGTAGGGACCGAAGGCTGACCTGACCCCACGACCGAACCGGGGCTGTGCCAGACCACGCATGTAGTGGACCGTCCGGGACTTCGCCTCGGTGAGTTTGTCCCACTGGTCCTCGGCGTTTTGCTTCATGCCTTCGTACTTGCTGGACTTCTCGATGTCCAAAGAGATGCCGCCGATGGAGTATGTGTTGTGGGCGACGATGCCGTTGGCGAGGACGAAGTTCTCTGGACCCGGCACACAGAGATCGTAGGAGATGGTGAGGGGTTCACCCTGCTCAACCTCGACGGTGCATCCCCCGAGGGTTCCCTGCTGGACTTCTGCGATGGCGTCACCGGGTCGCAGGTCTTCCGCCCGAACGGGCTTGATCCCAGACCCGTGCAGATGGAACAGGGAGTGATCACAGGTGGTGGTGACCGACCGACCGTCTGGGGTCGTGCATGTGGTGGAGGGTCTGTCGCCAGTGCTGTGTTGCATCACATCTTTGATGACATGAAGGCCGACTTCTCCTGTGTCGGGGTCAACAGACCGAGTGCGGAGTTCCCCGGCGAGGAAGGCATCACGGATGGCTTGGCGGGTCTGTGCGTCGATCATGCTGCACTCCTATGGGCTTGTTCTACGGCGGCGGCGATCAAGCCCAGCGCGGTTTCGGGGTTCTCTCGGACCATGTGTCCGGGGAGTCGCAGCAGCGTCCACCCTGCTGCTTTGAGGCAGGCGTCCTTGCGCTTGTCATTTGCCAAGGTCGAGGGCACTCCAGTGTGCCCACAATCTGAACACCCATGCCAATAGCAGCCGTCGATCTCGACAGCGATTCGCAGTTCGGCGTGTGCTTCGTCCACCTCAAACGGGCCGACCTTTCCTTCGGTGGTGAATCCTGTGAATCCGGCGTTCACCATGCGGTCTTTGAATCGGAGGTGCATCTTCGATGTCTTGTTCATCGCGGCGCGTGCCTTTGCCATCGAAGTGTCCGCGATGTGGGAGCGTGCGTTTGCTGCCCCGGCAAGGGAGGCTTCTCGATTGTCTCGGTGCCACCCCCCCACCGCTTCTCTCTGCCCCCCAGACTCCCACCGGGCTTTGGTCTCCCGAGAAACAGCCTCACGGCGCTTCTGCGAGCGGTTCATTCCGACCAACCGTTCGACAAGCACTTCTCGGTAGCCTGTTTCCATGAGGCGGCGGGATGCCGCAGCGATCTGTTGGCGGGTGCGCTCCCCTTCCGGGGTCTGAAACCGAGCCTTGAGGGTTTCGGATTGCCGTGCCTTCTGGTCTTCCGTCTTGGCCTTGTTCCGCGACACCACCCCACAGAGCAGTGGTGCGTCGGGGTGTTTCTCGGAGTATTCGTTCAGGGACAGTCCCGAACACGCCCGCAAGTGCTTGGTTGTGATCTGACCCGCCCACTGACCGCACTCTCGGCACACGATGTAGTGATCCCCCTCGGACAACCCCTCGACTGCTTCCTGTGCGTACTTCGGACGGCGGGGGGTGCAGCCCTCCAGAACAGAAAGGGCACCGATCTCCGTGAGGGTCTTGATGTGCCGAGTGTTGAACCCGTACAGAACTGAAATCTGGCGGATAGACAAGTTCATCAAGTCTCCGTGCAGATGGAGTGGAGTTCTTCGATGGGGAGCGTGACCTCACGCCCATCCGGCAGATGGACGGTGACTTCGGTTTCGGGGGCGACCGAAAACTCGTTCGCGATCCAGTTGTAGACGAGCGCCTGAGCGGCGTTGACGAGTGCTCCCCACAGCAGCGCCGCCTTCCATGACGGCTTCTGGTGGCACAGCATGTCGATGGTCTTGATCTCCTCGGTCGAGGGCGGGTGCATGTTCCACTTCCAGAGGGCGATCTCCAGGTACTCGGCGAACTCCTCGTCGGTCCAGATGTAGCCGAACACCTGGTTGAAGCAGCCCACGGTGCCTTCGCCTTCGGGAGGCATGAAGCGGTAGTTGCGGTCAGGGTTGTTGTCCCTGGTCAGGAAGCGCATCTTGCGGATCAGGTCCGTCATGCAGTCGGAGTAGGGGCTGGCCTCGGTCTCGACGGCGCTGGAGACGACGCCGAACTCCTGCACGGCCCCTTCCTCGGCGGTCGTAGCCGTCTCTCGGAAGCGCCAACGGATGCGGTAGTCGCCCGGAGCCGCGCTGGAGGGCACCTGGAGGCTGGCGTAGTACTCGCCTACCGTGGGGTTCACCGGGGTCCGGGAGGCGGACCCGATCAGCACCTCGGCGGTCGTGGTGGGGTCCACATAGTAGATGGCGTAGGAGATGCTGAAAGCGTTGGTGGGGTTCCCGTCGGCGTTGGACAGGTAGATGTCCAGGTCGCCGCGACCGAGCACCTGCCCCTGCGTGAATACGACGGCCATGTGCTACCTCCTGTTGGTCCATGTGACGCGGTAGCCCTTGTCCCCGGTACGAGGCGAGGTCACATGCTCAATCTTGATCCGAGCACTTCCTGCCTCCTGCGCTTTCGCCAACGCCTCTCTGTAAGCCCTCATCCCAAACTCGTCTTCGGCCACCTCACCGTCGTGACCGGCTTCTTCATACAGGTAATCCTGGAGCCAGTTACGGACATCCTTCTCGGTGAGGGCGGGCCCGATCAGATCGTGGTTGTCTCTTAGGAACGCCTTTCCGTTCCTGTCCAACAGGACAGCGACGTCGAAGCCCAGATGCTCCAACACGGCTTTTGGGCTGCCCTTCCCACGACCCTTCCTATCCACGTCGATGAAATCACGGCTGGCGATGCGACCGAAGTCGTAAAGGGAGGCGACACGTCGAGAGGATGGCTGCATGGGATTCTCCTACAGGGCTGGCTCCCATAGCCTCACTACCGGAGGGCCCACCATCTCCAGAGGTCGAACACGAGCAAAGCCCCGATGACGAGAGCCAGCAGGGACCAGATCAACCAGGCTGGAGTCTTGTCGTTCACACCCTACCGGGGCCATAGAGTTCCCACCGACAATGGTGCCCCGCACCCCTTCTTCGGGGTGGTCGCCTGTCAGGTTCCTGCGGGGGTTTTTCGGGACGGCCCGTCTGTTGTTGTGGTTGTTGCCATGACCCCACGCAGGTGAGACGGCTCCACTGGCCAGTCTATTCCCCACCACAGGGTGTGTACGCCATGGGGGCGGCACCGCTGCACAGGAAGTCCGATGCCGGAAGACGTCTTCTCCCAACTCTTTGACTTCGGGGCTCTCGGGGTGTTCGCCGGGTTCCTGATCTGGCAGCACCTGGGGATGCAGAAGCGGTTGGACAAGATGGTCGAGCGGTTCCAGGAGCAACTCCGAGAAATCGAGGCGAAGCACGAGGAGCGCGTCGAGATCATGCGGGGCCGGTACGACGTGGTGATCGACAAGGTGCGGGCCGAAGGCCAACAGCAACTCCGGGAGTGCCTGGCCACGCGGGACGAACTGATCACCAAACTCGGCGACCAGGTCGAGGACAACGCGAAGGCGGTTGCCCAGGCGCTGATCAAGCAGGACGTGGCCCTGGCGAAACTCGACGAGGGCCTCACCGAGATGCGGCTCCAACGAGAAGTCCGCAGACGGACAGAGGACCGCTGACAGCGTGACCCCACGCAACAACAACGAAGGGTGACCCCATCAAGGACATGTCCGCACGGACATGAGATCCGGTAGCCAATAAACCTCTGCCCGAAAGTCCGCGTAATACCTACGTTTTTATGGAACGAGTAAGAAAGAAGTGGTTTTTGGTGTCACTCAATCTCGATAAGCCGCTCCCGGCGGCCAGGCGGTCTTCGTGACCCCACCATCCCACCTCTCCGGCTATCCATAGGACCATCCATACGGAAGCCCTCGTCGAGAAGCCCCGTCGGACGGTCCTTTTGAAGGTTTTCAACTTTTTTCGATTTATCTGTCCGAAAAGCGGTCCTCCTCGCCGCGTCTCGCGCGAGGGCTTCGGCAGCGTTGTTGTAAGACCGTGATCCCACGATACCTCGGCTATGTCCGGGCACGGGTAGAGGTTTCCTATGGCCCACGACGATGACGCACCGAAGACCGGCGACGACCAGGCACCGTTTGCCCTGGCTCAGAACCCTGCGCCCAACCCTCCCTCGGGGCAGGCGTACCTGACCGACAAGCAGGCGCTGACCCAGCAGATCATGGCGACCTTCCGTGCCGTGCTGCCCAGCAACTACGTCGCCCAGGTCAACGGCCCCTGGTACTCACTCCAGTTCCAGGCCATGGCCGAGCAGTTGGCCGAGATCCAGATCAGCACGACCGAGATCTACAAGGACTCCGGGTTCGACTTCACCCGGACGGATTTCTTGTGGCAGGTGCTCGGGTCGCTGGTGTTCCCCGAAGCCTCGGACCAGTCAGGCATCCCCCAGATCGACGGTGACCTGGCCTACCGCGAGTTCCTCCACAAGATGGTGCTCCTCCTGCTGGAGGGTGCGACGAAGGCCAGCATGGAAGGCGGTCTGGAAGCCCTGGACCCCAACGTGGTGGCGACCATCACCGAGCGGTATCTGGAGACACCGCCTCGTGACCCCGTGGGAGCCTGGACCATCGAGGACCAGTTCCTGATTGACATCTTCATCGAGGGTGCGACCCCCGACACCTTCCCGACCGACCCCTTCACGCTCCAGCGGAACGCGGAGTTGGTTCTCGCGGCCTTGAAGCCTGCCCACGTCTTCTACGGCTACTCGTACCTGTTCCGGGATGCCTTCGACAAGGTGGCGGACGACACGGGGGGCATGAGCCTCGATCTGGACTCCTACTACTACGCGGACCTGCGGAAGTGGTGCCTCGGAGCCCAGCGCATCAGCGGCACCGGAGACACCCTCTCCACCCGGACCTTGTTCACCGACCCCGACGTGTCGTTTCAGAGCATCCGGGCAGGGGCCGTCCTGGAGATCGACGGCGGCACGAACGCGGGCCAGTACCGTGTCGTGAGCACACGAGCCCTCCTCTATGGGGCCGAGGCTACCGCCAGGTCGTACACGACCTCCACGGGCCTGTCAGGCACCCTCACGGCGACCTCTGGCAACACGGTGGTGGACCCCGGACAGGACTGGGGCGCGTTCCCTGTGGACACGACCATCACCATCGCGGACGGCCCGAACGCCGGGACGTACCGACTCGACACTGTGCTGGGCGAGACGGGTGGACCCATCGGCGTGGTCGGGGTCAGCGGCACCGAGGTCCGGCTCTCTCCGAGCACCCTCCAGGTGGCCCGGCGCATGGACGCTGTGGTGACGGGTCAGACGTACACGGTGAGCGTGGACCGCCTCGGAGTGCAGACCCCACGGCCTGTGTCCGGCGAGGACGTCACTCTCCAGTTTCTCCTGTGATCCCGGTAGCCCTTCGATAGGACTCTCACGGTAGGAGACCCCCATGAACCGAACCGCGCTTCGCAAGATTCTCGCCGAAGAAGGGCTGCTCCCTTCCCGGACGGCGTCTGCCCCAACGGCTCTCGCCAAGTTGATTTCGACTGCTCCGGGCTACGAATCCCTGAGCAGTCGGGACACGATGGGTGTCGCGAAGACACTGATCAAGACTCTCCTGGATGAAGTCAAGGACCGCATCGAGCGTGACCTGGACATGGATGAAGCCGAGACCACGGAACGCGCCAGGGGCGAGTATGAGAAGTCGGTCGGGCGCGGTGGAGGCCCTTCCCGGTTTGGCCCTGGGGGAGATGAAGCCTACTACGACATCACGGAAGACATCGAGTACGACTACCCCCGTAGGATGAAGGTAGACCTGGAGGTAAGCGCGGACCTCGGCGGTGCCGGTACTCCCGACAACAGCGACGAGGCCGAAGAAGAAGACCTGTTTGAAGTGCTCGGCAGGAGCCGGTTGTGGCAGTCCATCGTCAAGGACGCCCTCAAGGGTATGTGGCGCAAGTGGTTGGCTAAGGCTGCCGACGAGTTCTTTACCGAGCAGGGGTTGGAGGAGTTGAGCAATACCATCGGATCGGACCTCGACCTCTCTGTGGATGTAGAAGAAGACTGGGGGCCCTTCCGAGTTGACTACCACATCAAGTCCGTCCACCTTGCGCGGAACGGTGAGGTCACCATCGCTCTCGTGCTGACCGCCGGTTTTGAGGAGCCTGTGATCACCTAATCGGTCGTCGGCTTGATCCGGCCCATCGCTTCCTCGACGGCACCGCCGACGAACTGCTCTGCCATCTTCGACACCTGGACTCGGACGCGCTCCTCCAGGTCACCGGGCGTGATGTCCTCGGGCCTCCTGCCTTGCGAGATCATCGTGATCGCCATGACGTAGGCTTCGCGCCGCAGGTACTCGATGATGAACGCATGGGCGACCTGGACCAGACCGCCGGACGGCCACTCCGCAGCACGCTGGGCATCCCCAGGTGTAGCAGGACGATGCGCCGTGAACAGGGCGTCGTCTCTCAGGCGTCGTCGGACCTCAAGAAGGAACCGGACGGTGTCGAACTGGTCGGTCATGCCGGACTCTACCCGAGCCACGCCTCCGACTCGGGGGCGATGTTGGGGAGGCGGGGGCTACCACCCACTCCGTACAGGAGGGCAGCGACACCCGCGTCGTCGCGGGCCATGGCCTTCAACTTCTCGGAGAGCACCTTCTCAAGGTCGTACTTGGCCTTCGCCTGGTCGGTCCCCTCGTCGTACTTGACGAAGAAGGTGACGGAGTTCCGGCCCTCGGTCGTCTTGAGGAGGTCGCCCATGCCGACGGTCCTGCCGACCGCCTTGAGGTCATCCACGGCATCGTCGTAGTCGCGACCGTAGGGGTCATCGAATCGGGTCCACTCCCTGGCGTTGACGTCCAGGGGGATCTCGACACTCAGGAGGTTGTCCATCCCGATGCGGCGGAAGTAGGCACGCCGCACCATCCGGTCCTGCCGGTAGGCGTGTTCCAGTGCGACTCGGTGAACAGATGCGGTACGGATCATGGCGTGTCTCCTGCCCCCTGTGGGGGCATAGAAGCCCTACCGAGCCTCGGCCTGCGGGGCATCCCCATCCCAGCCCCATGACCCCGTGAAGGCGCTGGCTGAGTAGTCCGTGACGCGCTTCTCAAAGAAGTTCGACATGGTGTCCCCGTTGAGCACCCAGTCGAGCCACGGCAGCGGGTTGTCCTCGACCTTGAAGATGGCCTTGAGGCCCAACTGGTTCAAGCGGCGGTCCGCGAGGTAGCGGATGTACTGCTTCATCTCGTCTGGGGTCAGCCCCTCGACGTCACCCACCTTGTAGGCGAGGTCGATCACCTTGTCTTCCAGGTCCACAGCGGTCTCGTACATCGAGTAGACGCTGCGCTTGAAGTCGTCGGTGACGATGCGTGGGTGCTCGTCGCAGTAGGTGCGGAACAGCCGGGCCATGTTGGCGACGTGGAGCGTCTCATCTCGGATCGACCATTCGACGACGGTACACATGCCCTTCATCTTCCCGTACCGCTGGTAGTTGAGGAGCATGACGAAGGCCGAGAACAGGCTCATGCCCTCGTTGCAGACGCTCTGGGCGAGCGCACGACCGAGGCCGCCCTTCGTGGAGACGTCGTTGTCCTGCATGAACTCGATCTTCGCGGCGAGTTCTTCGTACTCCATGAAGGCCCAGTACTCGGACTCGGCCAGCCCGAGGGTGTCGTTGAGCAGGGCGTAGGCCCGCTGGTGGACGCCCTCGCGGTTGGCGAACGAGAGCAGCATGTTCCTGATCTCGTTGTTGCGGAACTTCGGGATGAACAGGTCGCAGTAGTTGCCGCCCACCTGCACGTCGCTCTGGGTGAACAGCCGGAGGATCTGCGTGATGTGCTCACGCTCGACCGTGGTCAGGGTGCCGTTTTTCCACTGGGTCACGTCCTCTTGGAGTTCGGCTTCCCAGGAGCCCCAGTGGATCTTCTCATGCGCTTCCGTCACTTCCATGGCCCACGGGTACTTGAACGGTTTGTAGGCTTTGCTGTACTCAGTCAGGCTCATTGTCCCTCCAGATAGATAAGCGCGGCGCGAAGCACCGAGGGGTCTTCCCCCAGCAGGCCGAGAGCGGTGTTGCACTTCCGGCAGAGGAGACCGCGAATCTCCCCTGTGGTGTGGCAGTGGTCTACGTCCAGCCTTCCATTGAGGCTGTCTTCGGACGGTCGGCGGCAGATGGCGCACGCCCCCGCCTGTGAAGCGAGGCGTTGGTGGTAGTCCTTCTTGGTCACCCCGTACCGCTCGCGGAGATGCCCCCAACGACGGTCGCGCTTGTAGTATTCGCGCTTGTAGTCCTTACAGAAGGCTTCACGACCACCCCCTGCTTTCAGTGAGCGTCGGTAGTAGGCGGTTTCGGAGTCCTTCGATTCCCCACACTTCGTGCAGGTCTTCGTCAACCCTGGCATGACAGACACTCCTCCTCTGCGACGTAGTCCTTGAGCGCGACCCGTTCGATCTTCGCCGACACCTTGTCAGGGTCTACCCCGGCGGTGGTGCGGAGGTAGTAGAGGCCCTTGAGGCCCTCCTTCCATGCCTTGATGTGGGTCATCAGGACGTAGTGGCGGTCACTTCCGGCGGGGAAGAACAGGTTCACCGACTGACCCTGGCAGATGAACGGCTGGCGGTCGGCAGCGTGGCCGACGACCCACCGTTGGTCGAGTTCAAAGGCGGTCTTGTAGACGTCCTTCTCCCACTCGTCGAGACAGTCGAGGTGCTGGACTGACCCTGCGTTCGTCGTGATGCTGGACCAGACGCGCTCGCGCTCCGTGGGGTCGGTGATCTTCTTCGCCAGGAGACGCTCCAACTCGGGGTTCCGCACCTGGTGTGATCCCGCACGGGTCCGGTGCGTGTAGGCGTTGGACTTCCAGGGCTCGATGGACGGGCTGATGTTCAACAGGATGCTGCTGTTGGCGTTGGGGGCCACGGCGAGCAGGTGCGAGTTGCGGCGTCCGGTCCCCTCGCCGTCCAGGTACTCACCCTTCTCGGCGGCCAGGGCCTCCGTCGCAGCCACAGCCTCGGACTGGATGTGCTGGAAGATCTGGAGGTTCACGCCCTTTGCCAGGGCCGACTCCCAGGGGAGCCTCCTCTGCTGGAGGTAGGCGTGGAAGCCCATCGCTCCCAGACCGAGGCTGCGCTCACGGGTGGCCGAGTAGACGGCCCGGTGCAGTTCGTCGGGGGCGTGGTCGATGAACACCTGGAGCACGTTGTCGAGCAGCCGGATCAGATCACGCACCATCGGGGTGTCGCGCCACTCGTCGAACTTCGCCAGGTTGACGCTGCTGAGACAGCAGACCGCCGTGCGGTCCTCGGACGTGGGGAGGTGGATCTCGTTGCAGTTGTGGGTGACCATCCCGTTGCACACGAAGTGATGGTCTTCCGAATCAACATTCACGCAGAACACATCGTCCGTCCCCACGGCTTCGACGGACACGACTTCGGAGACCTTGCGTGAGTTGTTCCGGTACTTCCGCTTCGGGATCTTGACCCCCTTCCTCGTGAGGAATCCGGTGGCTTCCTCAAAGGCCAACGCATCGGTCTTGTTGCCGATGACGATGCGCCATGCGTCCTTCACCTCGTAAGGGGCATGTGACCCCTTCCCGTCAGGAAGCATGACGGTGCCTGACTTACGGTGAAGATAGAGGCTGGCGCTCATGCCGAGATTGCGGAGAATCAGAAGGATGTCGGAGAGGAAGTCTTTGTCGATGTTGGTCAGCGACAGGTAGACGGGAGCACCCTTCCCCCCTCCCACATTCACGGTGCCATCCGCGTAGAACAAGCCTCGGATGTACTGCCATTGAGTCGCTTCATCGGATGACCAGATCCAGTCTGGCACTGAACCCTTCACGAATCCCAACCCCGACTTGTGGAATGTGCGGCTGGAAAGGCGGACCTTCCGCACATCAGAGCAACCCGTGTTCTGGTCGCGGAACCTCGCTGGGTCGCGAGGCCGTGACCCAACAACATCCCCGGTTCCGTTCCGAACCTCGTAGGTGTCGCACCCGTACTTGTGGTGTACGCGGTCGAACCGTTCCTGAACTTCGGGAATGAGGTCGAAATCAGGCTCCCACAGGTCGATCATGTGCATGAGGGATGCTTCATGCTGGGTTCCGTCGGCTTGGTACAAGCCGAGCAAGAACGCCTCGTCTTCCATCGAAACCTGACCGAACAACCCCTTGTTCGTCTGGACATGAACGCGGTCACCGATGACGAGATCATCACACCGGACATCCCCCCTGTCTGTCTTGACCTTGTGGTACTCCGTGACCGTGTGGGTCATGCCGTTCTTCAGCGTGATCCGAAAGACCGGAGCATCCTGCTCGACCAAGAGCATGGCCGAAGACTTCTGGGGCAGGTTGTTGTCGAACACGGTCAGATCATCACCTTGTTCGTACAGTTCCCTTGCTGTCAGCAGTCCCCGGTCGGTGACCACCCGCTGATGTCCCGCAACGCAGAGGTTCGATCCGTTGATGCGAAGCCCCAAACGCTTCAACGTCTCGGGGAGTGCCCGGTTCGCGGCGTCGATGAAGTTGAGGTAGGGTTCGCCCGTGCGGCTGCGGACCTCGATGATCCGCTGGAACAGGTCACGGGCAGGCATCGTGTCGCGGATGCTCCCGTCGGCGGGGTCCACGAGGTTCCATTCCTTGCCCTCGATGCACGCCTGCATGAAGTCGTCGGTGATGTTCAAGGCGTTGTGGAGATTGAGGCACTTCCGGTTGGGATCACCGCCCGTCGGGAGTCGCATCTGCAAGAACTCCAGGATGTCGGGGTGCGAGACGTCGAGGTAGGCCGCGTAGTTGCCCTTCCGCGTCGTGCCTTGTCGGTACGCGGTCATGTCGGCATCGACGGTCTTGAGAAACGGGATCGGGCCGGGGGACTTGTCCGACACCGAACGCACGGAAGACCAGTGACCTCCGACGCCACCGCCCTTGACCGCACACCACCGGAGTTCCGCCGTGTGGGAGATCAAGCCCTCCAGGGTGTCCGGGACGTACTGCAAGAAGCAGGAGATGGGCAGCGACTTCCACTTCTCGCCGGGCACGGGAGCGTTGCTCAGGACCGGGCTGGCGAACATGAACCAGCCCTTGCTGGCGTAGTCGTAGATGCGTTGAGCGAAGCCCGTGTCACCCTCGCAGTAGGCGACGGCGGCACGGGCGAAGGCTTCCTGTGGGGACTTCTCGTCGGGGCGCATGTAGTACGCCTTGAGGAGGTCCAATGCGAACGGGCTGAGGTCTTCATCTCGGTCCAGAGAGATCTGGATGCCGTGGCAAGAGGAACGGGGCTGTGATGGGGTCAACGCCTTCTCCTGTCGATCAGTGCTAAGGAGGAGCGATCTCGGAATCTCGTGCCAGGTCGTGTTCATTTCGCTGTCAGACAGGGGCACAAGTTCAGCCATCGTGGGATTCCTCAAAGATTAGTGTTTTTGCTGGCGGCAGGCGGACGAGAGCAGCCATCGAGCCTTTGATGAAGCCTCTCTGGACCCGCCTCTATAGGGCTGGCTATTGACCCCCTACCGAGGAACAACCCCTCAGCAGAGCCGCCTCACATGCTACCCACGGGGCGGGGATTCCCCGCAGAAGCCCACGGTCCGCATGTGCGAGGTCACGCACCAGCACCACAAGATTTCTTGTGCCCCACTTTTTCGCAGCGGGGATTGTCGTGCGCTCCGTGACCCAGGCGGGTGACCCCAGCCTGGAGACGATCTGCTCGGTCGAGGTTCCACGCTCCAGGAGCATCGCCGCCTGGAGCCATCGGTAGGCGAGGTCAGCCGGACCGCCTCGTGCTCGCAGGAGGAGCATCGTGGGGTCAGACGCCGCCTTTCGGTGCATCTTGCTCAGGGCCTTCGCCATCATCTTCGGGTCGGCAGCGGCCAGCGCGTCCCGGATGGGCTGCATCTCGGCTCCCGCCTTCCCTCGGATCAAGGCTGTGACGTCGGCCACTTCGATCTGGGTGCTCCCGCTCCGGGAACGGACCAGCGCCGTGACCTTGCCCATCTCGTAGGCGAGGACACCGAGGTCGGTGCCGATGGCCTTGACCATCGCCTTCGCGAGGTTCGTGGAGAGCGCCTTCTCGTCCCCGGTCAGTCGGTGAGCCTCCATCGCTACGAACTTCCGGGCGCGGGCCTCCTGGTCTTGCCGACGAGCCGGGATGCTGTAGTTGAACTGGTGCTTCTTCTTGACCAGTGCGACCGCAGGGTGCTTCTTCTCGCTCACTGAGCCCGGCACCTCCATGACGATGCAGGCTTTGGCGGCCTTGCTGGCGAGGTGCTCCTTCACGGTCTCAGGATCAACGTGTGCCCCGGCGACCCGGATCATCGTCGGCTGGCCGAACGTCCCTGCCATCGAGAGGGCGTCGATGACCTCGCCGTCGCTCCCCGCGTCGATGACCTCATAGCCCTCGCGGTACGCGCCGAGGGTCAGGTGCTGCAACCAGCGCCGACGGAGGTAGTGCTCGTCTCCGGTCACCGCCATCACGGCGGGTGGCTTGTCCCACGAGAGTTTCACGGCTTCCTTCCCACGACGACAGGCTCCCACGACGGCTTGAGCGCGGTGCCCCACCCGTCCCACTTCTTCCCCATAAACTCAAGGCCAATCAGCCGTAGGGAGGGTCGCAAACGACGCTCCCTACGCTGTCCTCCTTCATGTCTGCGAGAACTGCTACGCAGTCCCCGTGTCGCAGGATCAACCGCTGAGTCATGCCATCGCCTCCAGCAGAGCCGAGGCCGCACACAGGTGCGACCCCCTCCCGTCCCGGAGAGGGCGCACGAGTTCCCACACAGCGACCGTCTCCGGGCTGCCCAGATCAGGGTGCTCCTCCGCGATGACCTCGCAGAAGCCCTGGAGCAGAGCAGGCCAGTCGCGCTGGCTGTTGTAGATGATGTCGAGACAGCCCGGCGCATCCTTCTTCGACCAGGCCGTGTAGAGAGCACGGGCCGCGTCGTCCATGAACGGAGACACCCATCGGGCATCAGGCGGACACCAGCGTTCCAGAGTCCGGGACCGGATGGTGCCGATGACCCCGCCGTAGAAATCTGCCCACAGGATGATCCTGACCGGACCGTCCGCGAGGTCTTCCAGGGTCTTCAACAGGGCATCCCCGGCTTCGGGGGTCGCCCGGTCCAACGGACCCACGACCAGCACCGGGGGCTTGTCTCCCACGCCAGCGTTCCCGGCGAGCCGGACGATCTCACGGGAGTCATCGACCTTGAGGCCGTCGTCGCCAATCGGATCGGCCATCAACCGACCCGAGGCACGAGCGTGCTTGACTGCTTCGCCTCTCGCACGAGGACCATGGAACAACACAGGGGTCATGCACCAGCCCTCAGAAGCGCGTGAAGAACCGCTTGTTGCACTTCTTGCAGCGGTAGTGGATGACGGTGCCTCCTCCCTGATCAGGTGACATAGGGGTCACCATGAGGATCTCGGCCTGGTTTCCATCGCAGAGTTCGCTGGCCCGGCAGTTGACCCACTGGACATCACCGACCTTCTGCTTCACGCGGTTCGTGAACTTGCTCACAGGGGCATCCCTCCTTCATGTAGAAGGAGTACCCACTGGCAGGCTTCCCCGACCCCCCGTTTCAGTAGCCCTGGGAGACAGCCTGAGCCCGGATGATCCCGGACACCGCAGTCAGGTACTCCTCGGTCTGCCACTGGTACAGCCCTCCGTTCCCAGCCGTGCTGTGGGAGGAGGTGCCGACAACGGTGCCAGTAGCGTACTCGACCTGTCCTCCGCTCTGAGGAACCAGTACGTTCGCGGGCAGGGTCAGGACATCCCCGGTGGAAGGATCAACCCCAGCCCACCAGTTGGTCCGCAGGTCATCCACAACCGGGACGACCACGTTCTGCCACTGAGTCCAATGGACCCAGACAGGTAGCCTGTCCTTCAAGGTGGGCATGGTGTCAGGCAACGTCTCGACTCCCATGATCCCCACCTTCGGAGAGGGGTTGGATCTGTCCGTGCCAGGGAACACCGCCTTCGCGTATCCCTTGATCAGCAGGAGGATCGGAATGGGGAGGAGATCAGCCAACTCCGTGGCTGTCCTGATCGGGGCAATCCCGTTTCGATAGTCAGCCCGTGCCATGGTTCCTCCTACAGCGAGGAGTCCGATAGACGGACTACGGAGAGGATCACAGGATCACTCGTCGTGGGTGTCGTTGTACTACTGCTTGTATGCGTATGGGGTGTCTGGTTCTGGTTGGTGGTTGTCGTGTCATTCATCGTGAGTGTCTTATTCAATCGGTCAACCTACGGTTTCCCTACTCCTAAGAGAAGGTATAGAGAGCCTTCTCTCGTCCCTCCCCTTGCTTGTCAGTGAGGAGGTTGAGGATGCCGAGGAGGAAGAACCTGACCCTTGCCACGGCTCGCTTGTGGTCTCCCTGTCTCCCTTCCCAGTTGGGAGAGCAGGTTGGTGAGAAGCACAAGGCCGAGGAGGCTGGTTCCGAAGACCCGCTCCTGTGGGGGAGGTAGGGTCAACCCTTCGTTAGTTCCGTCGTGGGAAAGAGCATGTGGCTGGGGCTGTTCCTTGACCCTCGGATTTCTCCGATCTGGCACCTACGAACCTCAAGCGAGCACACGATCTGACGAACCGGCCCATCCTGTCTTCGTAAGTCTCAGACTTACCGCCACGGGTAGTATCTACTCGACGAGGGGGGTTGGAGCAACCCCCTTCTTTGAGGAGCCGATGTGTACCACGTTTGGATTGTGACCAGCCGCGATCTCCAGCCGATCCGATTGAGCGAATCCTTCACCGATGAACACGAGGCCCTTGCATCCTGCTCCCGCATCCTCACCGGCCTCGGCGCGCTGTTCCTGGCTGCCCGGAACGCCGAAAGAAATGGTGGCCTGAGCCTGTTGGTCTACGACCCCACCGGGGCGCTTCCTGTGGCTGCTCTGGTGGACGGGGCTGTGCTTGCGGAGGAGGGTCGTCCCCTCTCGCCTCACGAGACGACGGAGACGGTGGTGCCCCTGCTGTCTGGACCTGGGGCCGAGGTCAACTGACCTACTCCTCGTCGAGGGCGTAGGTGTCACCCCAGCCAGCCTTCACGAGGCTGTGGCTCTCCAGGTAGGCCAGCAGTCGGTTCCAGCGGGGCTCGTCCACCACGGTGCCGCTCTCGTCCCGGAGGTGGTCCTTGATCTCCCCCTTGGTGGACCAGGGCTCTGCCCGGAGCAGGGCGAGGGTGGCCTCGACGTCGTCACGGGTCGTTGCTCCCTCACGGAGGGCAGCGCGGATCTTGCTCTTGAGGGTGGTCGCCCGACCCTCGGAGCACTCGACCCCTTGGATGCGGGTGTCGAGGACGCGGATCTCCTCGGTCTCGGCACCCTCCATGAGGGCGTCGTACACCGCCGTGTACCGCTCGACGGCACCCCGGTACGCCGCCTTGATGATCTCCCGACCCTCGGCGACCATGTGGTCCCACTCCTGAGCATCGCCCAGAGCGTCCTCGGGGGTGGGGGCGTCGTCCACGATGACGTGGCTCCACTCCTGCTCGTCATCCCCACGCTGCCAGACGACGCGGGGGTCGCCTGCCACGAGGCTCTCGGGGGCGACGTAGTCGTCGGAGCCCAACTCCACCCGCTTGTTGATCTCGTGCTGGGTGCGGGCACCGCGCTGGCGGGCCAGTGCGTCCTGTGCGGTCTTGTAGGTCGTGGAGGTGCGCTTGCGCTCGACGGCGCGGACCAGCCACGAAAAGGGCACCGTGCCCTTTTCCTCAAGGATGGTATCGAACGTGCCCTTGTTGCCCCAGACGGCGAGCCACTCGCCCACGTCGGAGCAGATGTCGTCGAAGTCTGTGGCCTTGTCGCGCTTCGCGAGCACGGCGGCGATGCGCTTGATCAGACCGCTCTCGTTGCACTGGCGGTCGAGCCAGATGCGGGACGCGGTGAGGGGTGCAGGAGCGGGAGCAGGGGCAGGAGCCTCCTCGACCTCCACGGTCTCCTCGACGGGAGCCTCGGGGGCCTCCTCGACCTCGACAGGGGCCTCCTCCACGACAGGCGCAGGAGCGGGAGCCGCCTCGACGGAGGCAGGGGGGACGTAGTCGGTGGGCAGGGCAGTGGCGACCACATCCCGGTCACCCTCGCGGAGGGTGAGCATCAGGGCCTCGGGCTGACCCCGGAGGGCAGCGAGGAGGTCGGTGGCGAAGCGGGTCTGAGCACCCGCCCCCCTGTAGCCATTTTGGAGCACGAGGTCGCGGCGCACGATGCTGCGCTTGCGGCCCTGCTCCTCGGCAGTAGCGGTGATCCAGAGCGACACCTGGGACTCGACCGAGGTGACATCCTCGGGAGTGTCGGTGAACGACGCGATCAGGTTGACGAGCAGGGAGAGACGACGAGGGGTCTTGGTAGGCATAGCGATCCTGGGTTTGCCAGCAGGGCTGGACAGCGATGGGTGAGGTTGTCAGTCAGGACAGGGCGACAGTGCAGCAAGGTGCGGGTCTTTGGTCGTGACCCCATGGTTGTACCATGGGAGGGCTACCGGGTCAACTCGATTTCTCCACAAAGTGTCCACATTCCCCCACCAACCCGGCTGTGGTACACGGTGCCTCGGTAGGCTCTCTATGCGCCGCTCAGGGTGAGGCTCGGTACTCTCTCTATGGGCACCGTCCAGCAAGACCTTCGGAGACACCATGATCCCCTCAGACATCCAGCCCCTGATCCGCCTGGCCGCGACCCTCCCCGTAGGATCACTCGACCGCCGCACCATCCTCGCCTCCTTGAAGAAGCAGGCCGCGTTCGCGGACGACCTCGTTGCACGGGTGGACGTGATGTCGGGGTCCATGGGCGGCAAGGACGCGGACCGTGGCCCTCTGTTGAAGGCCGTCCAGGCCGGGCTCCCGGAGAGCGTGTTCAACCTGGAGGAGTTCACGGCTGAGGCGTTCCCTCGCTACGGGGTGACCTCCCTCGACGAACTCAGGAAGGCCGAAGACCTCACCGACGAGGACCGCGCCGAACTCAAGTCTCTGGAAGACCGGATCAAGCCTTTCAGCGCCATGGTCGCGAAGGTGGAGAAGTGGAGCGGGACGAAACTGGGGCAAGACCTCGCCGAGGGTCTCAGCCTGGTCTCCGGCAAGACCGACCACAAGTTGCGCGAGGCCGTCTGGGCCGGGGTCGCGAAGGGGATGCACGGCGACGTCGAGAAGTTGGAGTCTGGACGGCGCGTCGTCACTGACACTGGTCGGGGGTCACTGACCACTCCTGGAGCCCTGGGCACCGAGCCGGAAGACCTCGTGCAGGTGATGCTGGCGGGCGGCATCGAACTGCCGGGCATGATCTTCGACAAGAACATGTCGGACAAGACCTACTACGAGGGCGTCCGTGTCCGAGGCACGTTCAAGCCCCGGAAGGAACTGTTCAAGCCGGGCACCAGCGTCTACACGCTGGCTGGCGCGAAGATCAAGCCGACGAAGATCTCGGAACTGAGGTCGGTCCGAGGCTACGCGAAGTCCGTGGCTTCGACCACGGCCATCGACTGGAAGCGGTCGGTCCACATCGGCACCGAGTACATCCTGGCCGAGGGTGATGCCAGTGCTCCTGATCCTGAGCACGCCATGAACATGGGCGGCAAGGTGAGCCTGGAGTCCCTGCTGGGAGCGGACCTCATTGACGGGGTCACGGTCAGCAAGCAGATGACTCTGGCCCGGTACTACATCAAGAAGATCCGCCAGGTCATGAAGCGCGCCCTTCCCAAGGGTGTGCAGGCTGCGGTCTGGGAGGCTGTCGCCGAGATGATCACGAAGGGGATCAACCCCTGGAAGGGTCAGGGTCGCGGTGGCGAGTTCGCCGTTGACTACAACGCCATCGAGAAGTTCCTCGACACCCGTGACGGGCAGAAGATCCTCGACGAGAACGAGATCACCGCCGACTCGATCAACAAGAACAACGTCCAGAAGAACTGGGTCCGGGTCCGCGAGAAGATGCTCAAGGCCCTCTCGCAGTTGAGCGACGATGATCTCCTGGCTTCCATCCACCTGTCCCTCGCGGCAGGCGGGATGGTGGACGACGTGCCCGAGTACATCAAGAAGATCAAGCGCGACAAGGATCTCTACCAGACCTACATCAGCGACATGCGGAAGTACGGCTCGACCCGCGTTGCGGAGCAGGTCGTCAAGCGTGCCGCCGAGCGCCGCGCCATGATCCGGCTCGCAGCGACCCTTCCCGTGGGATCACCGGAGCGTCGGGCCATCCTCGCTGGCTGCGAGAAGATGAAGTCCCCGGCCATGCAGGAGTCCTGCGAGGCCATGAAGGCTGGCAAGAAGCCCGGCAAGGGCAAGGCGAAGTCCGACGACAAGAAGAAGGACGACGGCAAGATGCCCGCCGAGTTGCTGGAGAAGTTCAAGGCGAAGAAGGCCGCTTCCGGCCCTCACCCCAAGGGTCGCAACTGGAAGGACAAGGGTGGTCGCTGGGTGTGGGCAGGCTCCGATGGTGATCCTGCATTCACCGTGGTCGAGAAGTCCGCTCCGTTCGGCTCCTACTACAAACTCCAGATGCTTCTCCCCGATGGGGGCATGTACGCCGCTGCGAACCAGAAGACCGAGAAGGAAGACCTGTTCAAGCGTGCTGCGGAACTCTACAAGGCGTGGGGCAGCGCAGCCGGGTTCAACCTGAGCCGCCAGCCCGAGCGGTGGAGCAAGATGGCTGGCAAGGGCGACGTGCCCGACGCTCTCAAGAAGCACCAGTTCACCTCCGAGGACAACCCCAACCCAAAGGGCAACGACAAGGACGGCGACGGCAAGTCCAACGAGCCGAAGCCCGCTGGCCTCAAGGGCAAGAAGGCTGGTCGCGCTTCCGGTCAGATCATGGCCGAGATCACCAGGTTCGCCGATGCGTTCCTCCCCTCCCTCACCAGGAGGGTTCCTGTGGAGTCTCTGGGTGATCCCAAGACCTTGAAGCAGATCCAGAACTCGTTGGTGTACGCGATGTCCGATCTGGCGAAGGACGTGGTGATGGAGGAGCGTTTCGGACCCAAGGGTGGTGGGCAGTACAAGCGGCAGTTCGGCAGCGTCCTGTCCAACCCTCCCCCCTTCTCGTCGCAGACCGCTCACTGGTTTGAGGAGAACCGTGACGCGCCCAAGTACACCGCTGCATGGAAGGCGATGTCCGGTTGGGCTGCACGGGAAGGCATCTCTCTCGATGCTGGTGCCCGCATCCGTGCCGCAAACAGCAAGAAGGCCGCGCTGATTCGCCTTGCCGCCGCTCTCCCGGTCGGCTCCTCCGAGCGCAAGACCATCCTCCGCATGGCCGCCTTGAAGGAGATCCGTCCGTGAACAAGCAAGCACTCCGAGAGGCGTTGATCGCCGAGGGCATGGTGCGTGAAGGCTCCCGCTGGGATGCCTACCCACCCATCAGGGTTCCGCGAAACTGGCGTCCACCCCACAGCGAAGGCTGCGACGACGACCACAAGGAGTGGGTGCTCCGGGAGTTCCCCAAAGCCGTCGAGACCTTCGCGAAGCGGATGATCATCCCAGCCCTCAAGCAGCGTGGTTGGCGCGTAACAGATTCGTGGGTCGAGGACGTCGCTGAGGTAGACGAGGACGGCGTTGAACTGATAGTGGAGGTCGAGGGGAAGGCTGGGCAGACACGCGGCCTCGGTGGACGGAAGTACATCGTCCTTGACCGAAATGTCGAAGACCAACTCACCCTTTACGTCTACCCGGTCATGGAGAACGTCGAGTTCCACGGCCAGCAGCAGTTCGACGTAGACGAGTTCGCTGAGTGGACCTGGGATGCTGAGTGTCCCGTGGACGAGATCAGAGCCATCCAGGAGGAGAACGGCTCCCGCGAGCACCCTCCGACACCAAAGGGCGTCCAGACGATCCTGTCCGACTGGGACCGTCTGTGGATCCGCGACAGCAAGGTCCGCTCCAAAATCCAGAAGAAGGCCGACCTCCGGGCCATCCTCGCCGAGGAAGGCTTGCTCAAGCAGGGCTGACAGGAAGTACGACTTCCCTCGTGCTCCAGAGCCGGAGTAGGCTCACGCGGGTACAGTCCCCAGACGAACCTCGGGACTGCTATGCCGACCTACGAATACAAGTGCGAGAAATGCGACCACCGCTTTGAGCGGCTGCTTCGCATCTCGCAGTACAAGGAACCCCAGGCTTGCCCTGAGTGCGGGCACAGCCCTGCCAAGAAGCAGGTCTCGATGGGGTCAGGCTTCATCCTGCGTGGCGACGGCTGGGCCGGGAAGAACAACCGGATCAAGGGCCAGATGCGCCGCAAGAACCAGCGACTCAAGGGCAAGGAGGACGAGTGGAAGCGAGACTCCGGCCCCACGCTGGCCCCCAACGTCGGCGGTGAGCGCACGGAGTCCTGGGCCGACGCCAGCAAACTGGCCGCCTCTCAGGGCAAGGACACGAGCGGCTACGACAAGTTGGCCCGCAAGGAGAAGAAGTGACGCGGGGTGAAGACCCCCCACACCAACCTCCCGCCCCGAGCGGGATCAAGGACTCGTTCAACAAGTCCTTCCAGGTGGCCTTCGTCACCACGACCTTCATCATCATCGCCTTCGCAGCCCTCGGGGTCAGGATCGCCCGGCGCTTGAAGCGGGACCGCGAGCGGAACAAGAACATCATCGACGCTGAGTGGACCCCGGCGGACGACCCGGATGACCTGATGCTTCGGTAGGCTGCCTATGGCCCCTGTCTGACAGGAGATCACCATGGCGACCCCTTTCCTCGTTGACCGTTACCCCGGCGTCATCTCGATGGCCGTGAAGAACCGGCCCAGCGTGGCCGAGTACCGATTCGGTGCGGCCAACACCCTCGACAGTGCGTTCGCTGGGGTCACACCGCTGGAGGACGTCCGCAAGGGCACCTCGTTCCGGTCACCGACTCTGGTGGCCTCGTCGCTCAACCGCTGTGCTGACTCTCGCACGGGGCAGACCCGCTTCTCGGTGAACATGGACGACTACGCCTCGGCTGCTGTGCCGAGCGATGCCGCGATGGCCTTCTTCCGGGTCCAGGAGATCGACCACGCCGGGAACATTCGCCCTGCTGGGCCGATCATGGTCGTCCCTCCCCCCTACCTCAACACGTCGCCGTACCGCACTCTGTCCTTGACGGGCACCGCCCCGGACCTGACTGCGACGGCGACGGGGCTGCCCCCGGCAGGAGCGATGGTGATCTCGCTCCCCGTGCATGTGGATGATCTCACCATCTACAACGACGATTCAGCCAACCAGAACAGCCTGTTCATCGGCCTGGGACCAGGACAGCAAGAAATCGAAGTCCCCTACAACACGAGCAACGTGAGCGGCCCGGACATGACCCTGCCGTTCGGCGGCTCCGTCATCTACATCCGAAGTGCCAGCGACGTAGTACCTTTTCGCCTGACCATGACCCTTGTGGCGGGTCTTCGATAGTCATTCAATACTCGCCCCAAAGGGTGAGGACCACAACCTTTCCACTGGAGAATCCCCATGGCCAACGAAGCATACATCTACCGCCTTCGCACCGACCTCGGTTCGGGCGCGATCCAGATCACCGATCTGCTCCCCAACACCTCCCGCCGAGCCTTCTCGTACCAGTCCTACGGACAGAGCGGTTACCTGCCCGCCACGGCTCCCGGTGTCAGCGCGACCAACCCCACCGATGATGGTGGTGGTGCTGGTGGCGTGACCACGAACGACAGCACGGGCCTCGCCGCCTACATGCTCGGCAACACCAACGACGGCACCAGTGGCCGGCAGATCACTGCTGCACAGGCCATCGCCGCTGAGACCACTCTCCTCGGCGCGTTCGCTTCGGGCACTCAGGTCACTGAGGCCGAGATCGAGGCTGCGCTGACAGGTGCTGGCTGCGGTGCGGACACCCTTCCCTTCCCGTCGCAGATCCCCGGCAGCGTGTCTGGAACCGCTTCCTCCGCTGGTGGTGTGGCTTCCGTGGGAAGCCGGAACGACTTCTACAAGGCGCTTTTCAGTTCCTACACGCTCCCCACGGGCTCCGTCTCGGACGCCACGACTGCGCTGGTTGCAGCGCAGGGTTCGTTCGACGATGACGACTACCGCCAGTTGTACATGTCTGGCGCGATGGCGATCTCCCTGGGACAGGGCGACCTCGCCACCTACTGCGATGCCTCCTTCACCTACGGTGGTGTCGCTGGCGCTGCTGCTGTGGTCTACGGACCCGGCGGACTCGTCGTCTCCTGATCTTTAGAGGGGGTGGTCCTCACCTCTCCTTTCCTGTGTCTGAGGCTCCGGGGGTATCTTGCCCTCGGAGCCTCGCTCGTTTGGGATGGAGATGCCCGCAACCCCCTACCGCACCAAAGACCTCTACTTCTCCGCGTACCTGCGCGTGGCGGGGGTGCCGTTCCTGGGTGCGGAGCGCCAGGACGACGGCAAGGTGGTCTTCCTGTTTGAGGATCTGGGCCCTCCGGCCATGCGTGATCTCAAGCGGGGCTATTTCTCGGACCAGGCCAAAGTCCCGGCCATGTCCTTCGTGCAGATGATCCGGTCCATGAAGTCCCTCACCTATTCGACCCGGTAACGGGGGGTGCGCCGTCTCGGGCGATGGGTATGACGGGGCATGGCACTTCCCCTACAGGTCATCGAAGGCATCTTTTGTGAGCGTGACGGCGCTTGCGTGGTGACCCGTCCGGGTGAAGCCGACATCAACGTCAACGACGTCCTGGCCGAGTTCGTCGGGAGGCTCGTGGAGATCAACCTCCACCACTTCCCCCTCGACATCAACAAGGCGGCCCCCGGCGGGGGATCATGCCTTTGGCACGGGCACTGTCCCCATGGCCACCAGGAGCGTCCCGGCTGGCTGTTCCACCAGAAACTGTCCGGCACTCTGACCCTCACCGACACGCACGAGTGGGACGTCGGGGGGACTCTCCTCGACCTGAGCAAGATGCCGGGACATCAGGGGAGACTGGTCCTGCTGGACGAGGACGCCATCAAGCCGCCCGAGCCAGGAGATCAGAGGTCCACCGAAGACCTGCTCCGCGAGGCACAGGCGATGGTGGACCTTCTCACAGGTTTCCAGAAGGTAGTGAAGCCATGAGTCAGGTGTACAGCGGTCGGGTGACCTCGGTCATCTACCAGTCCGAGGACTTCCGAATCCTCAAGGCCCTCATTGACGGAGGGAAACCCCAACCCGTGACCGTGCGAGGTCACTTCCCGGCGCAGAACGTCGTGCTGGGGTCATGGGTGTCCTTTGAGGCGAAGTGGATCAAGCACGCGCAGTACGGCAACCAGTTGACCGTGACCCGGAGCCCCGTGTTCGTGAAGTCGTGGTCGGACGACCGGGTGTTGTCTGCGCTGTCGGCCAACCAGGTCGGACCTCAGTTGCGGCTCCAGTTGCAGATGTACGCGAAGGGCGCAGGCATGGACCTCGCCGATGCGCTGGACGCTGGCCTTGAGGGCATGGACCTGGAGGCATTGACGAAGCAGTACGTCGTGGGGCGCTGGAAGGCCCTCCGCACCCACCTGGACGCGGCTCAGTTCCTCTCGGACGCTGGTGTCCCTCCGAAGGTCATCGGCAAGGTCTGGTCCGCCCTGGGCGAAGACCTGGAGGAGAAGATCACGGAAGACCCGTGGATCCTCGTCCGCGTCGGCGGCATCTCCTTCAAGGAGGCCGACGAGGTCGCCATGCGCCTCGGCGTGGACGTCAACAACCAGGGCCGCATGAACGGTGCGGTCCTCACCGCTGTGCAGGACGTCGCCACCGAGGGCCACGTCTACGCTGGCACAGGGCAGATCGTGAACGCGGTCGGGAAGATGCTGTCCGGCACCCCTGACCCAAAGGCCGTGGCCGCTGCCATCAAAGACCTTCACGCCAGCAAGCAGTTGTCGGTGGTGCGGGACTTCGGTGGGGTCGCGGTCTACGAGCCGTGGGTCGAGGAGATGGAGCGGTCCTGTGCCGACATGCTCCTCCGACGCCACGAGGACGCGGCATCACCGCTGACCAGAGAGCACGTCAACGCCGAGTTGGACAAGTGGGCGCAGGGCCGCAAGGTCACCCTGACCGACACCCAGCGGCTCGCGGCGCTCCGTGCCTTGACGGACCCCATCAGTGTGCTCACCGGGCTTCCGGGCACAGGTAAGACGACTACGCTCCACGCCATCGTGTCCGTGTTGAACGACGCCAGTGTGCCCTTCCTGCTCGTGGCTCCCACGGGCATCGCAGCGAAGCGGCTGGCGACCGTCACCTACTCGGCTGCTTCGACGGTCCACCGGGCTTTCAGCGCAAAGGGCTGGAGCGACGAGGAGCGGGAGGCCACCTACGTCGGGATCACGGGCGCGGCGGAAGCGAAGCGCGGCACGGACACGAAGGGAGAACAGTGGGGCTACGGGCCCGGCAACCCCCACCCCGCACAGGTCGTGATCGTGGACGAGTCCTCGATGCTCGATCTCCACATGCTGTACCGACTGCTCCAGGGCACGTCGGACGAGTGCAGGCTGGTGTTCGTGGGCGACCCCTACCAGTTGCCCAGCGTCGGAGCGGGTGACGTGCTCCGTGATCTCAGGGACAGTGAGCGTTTTTCGCACACCCACCTCCACGAGATCTTCCGGCAGGACGGCACCTCCAGCATCGTCACCGCCGCACACGCCATCCACGCAGGCAAAGCCCCGGACATGACGGACCGGGACTTCATGCTGATCACCACGGACGGAGATGACGACGGGCTGGAGGCCCGCATGGTGATCCGCAAGATCGCGACCCGGCTGTTCGACAAGCGCGAGAACTTCCAGGTGCTCTCACCGCGCCACAAGGGAGAGGCTGGGGTCACGAACCTCAACGAGATCCTGCGGATGTCCATCAACCCGCCCAGCCCTGGCCGCGCCGAGAGAAATCTGGCCGGGGGCGTCGTCCGGGAAGGCGACAGGATCATGGTCATCAAGAACGACTACGAGCAGGGCGTCTACAACGGCGACGTGGGCAAGGTCCACATGATCGACCACCGCAAGAAGCGGCTGTCGATCCGGGTGTTCGGCCCTCCGGGTCAGCCGGAACAGGAGGTCACCTACGACCTCACGAAGGGCACACCCCCGATCCGGCTCGCTTATGCACAGACCATCCACAAGAGCCAGGGTCAGGAGTACGACATCATCGTGGTGCCCATGCTCAAGACCTTCGGCTGGCAGTTGCAGCGCAACCTGCTCTACACCGCCATCACCCGAGCGAAGAAGCGCGTGTTCATCGTCGGCCACGCCGACGCCGTGATGAAGGCGGTCCGAAACGACCGTGCAGACCAGCGCAACACCCACCTCGCAGCCCGCTTGAAGATCAAGGGGGGTTGATCCCTTTCCTGGTTGGGTAAGAGCAGGAACCGCCTCGCCCGAGGCCGGACAACATGGAGGATCAGATGGCTGATCAAGCACACCTCAAGCACATCAAGGACACCGTGGACCGCGTGAAGGGCAAGATGCGGATCACGAAGGTCGTCGCCACCCGTGCCGTGAAGACGAAGCAGGGTGACTTTTTCGCTGGCATGAGCGCCGCATGGGACACCGTGCAGGACGACGCTGGCGGGATGGGCGCTGACACCGACGTGTCCGTGGACACCGCCGACACCGCGTCCTCTGGCATGACCATGCAGGAAGCGCAGGTCGCCCACATCCTCCTCTCGATGGAGGCCAGCATCGCCGCGTGGCGCGCTGCCCTCTCGGACGGAGCCATCAGCGAGAACCGCTTCGACGGCAAGGTCCGTGACGTGAAGCGCAACGCGCTCGCCCACCTCTCCCGCATCCTGCCGAAGCAGGAAGCGAAGGCGATGGTGGATTCCACCTCGCAGGTCGCGTAGGAGGGACCATGACGGAAGAAGCCCCCGCTCTCCCCGAGATCAGCGTGAACGTGGTCGAGTCGGTGTTCCGCCGCCTCTCGACCATGGAGGTCGAACTCGACAACGACCCGCTCCAGTACGGACCCAAGCGGTTGAACGGCAAGGTGGCCGAGGCACGAGGGATGCTCACCGAGTGCGAGGGCGTCTACCTCAAGGTCTCCCTGTGGCTCCAGAAGTACCGGGCCGCGCACCGCACCCTCGCGATGGAGATGGACCTCGCGAAGAAGCACCTCTACGCCAACGACCCGGAGGTCCGGGCTGGTAGAAATGTGGCCGACCGTGAGGCCCTCGCGACGATGAAGTTGCGGGATCAGGCTCGCTCGCTGTCCGCCGTGGCTCAGTCTCAGGAAGACCTGGAGGCCATGCTCACCGTCGTGAAGGCGAAGCGAGCAGACCTCAAGGACGTGCAGGGACGGCTCCGGGATCAGATGAAGTTGTGCCACGAGGAGATCAGCCTCGGCGGACGCTGGGGCAGCAAGCCTGCGCCCGGCACGAAGGCACCGGATCTCGACGAGGCTCCCAACGTGGACAAGAAGACCCTCCGTGATCTGCATGAGATGTTCACGGGCGACCGCGCTGCGGAGCCTGACCTCGCTGCTGTGGTCCCTCCCGTGGAGGAGGCCGCACCCGAGGCCCCCGTCGAGGAGCAGGTGCAGGATGATCCCCCCGCACAGGAGACCAACGGGCTGATCGACGAGGAGGCCGACGAGTTCCTCGCAGCCATCGAAACCCCTGCCACTGGCAAGGATCTCAAGAACCTGGACGACCTTCTGGACGACCTCGACCTCTAATCCAGCGGCAGGGGGGTTGATCCCTCTGCGCGTTGGGTACAACCCCTTTGGGCGCACCAAACATCAACGCTTCATCAAGCACATGACCTTTCACCCGCGCCCTGGAGACACAACACCATGACTGATGGATTCATCGACTTTTCGTTCGGCTCTGGCGACGACGCTCTCAAGAAGAAGTCCTCGCGCTACAAGCCCGAGACCGGGGTCACCGACCGCGCCTCGTTCGTGTGGTTCAACGACTACGACGGCGAGGGGATGCCCGCCGAGGGTGCCCAGCCGAAGTTCGCTGGCTGCGAGCGCACGAAGTACGACAGCCGCGTCGGCGTCGTCCTGCTCACCCCGTCCAACCGGGACGAGATCCTGCGGATCCTCCGCACCGACCCCCAGCACCGCGTGGCCTCCGTCATCTGCGTCTGGCCGACCGACAAGGACGGCGAGTTGGACGTGGCATCGTTCAAGGCTGGCAAGGGCTGGAAGGTCCAGCCGTGGGTCTTCGACCCCGGCAAGTACAACCAGATCAAGAACGTGAACAAGCGGTTCCCGCTCACGGCTCACGACCTGTCCATGACCTGCACGGACGGCACCTTCCACAAGATGACCTTCACCCCCGAGGGTGAGTCGCTGCTGGACAAGTACCTCAACGCCAAGAGCGAGGACTTGCAGGCCGTCGGTCGCAAGATCATCGCCGAGGCCCGTCGGGTCGCGGACGACATCTACCGCGACCTCGCCCGGTCCATGACCCCCGACGAGGTCCGCGAGGCCATCGGCGAGGAGGTCGCTTCCTCCGGTGGCTCCGGTTCCCACACCGCCGCCGACGTGGACAACCTCCTCGACGACGTGCTGTAGGGTGAGGGTACTTGGTCTCGACCCGTCATTGACGAACTACGGTTGGGCCGTACACGAAACAAGCGCCCCCGTCGGCACGCCTGAGCGGCTTGCCGCACGGGGGCGTTTTCGCACCCCGTCGAAGATGGAGTTCATCGAGCGGTACAAGGCGCAGCGGGAGTCCCTGCGTGCCCTGATCCGCGAGTACCGCCCTGACCGGGTGGGCATCGAGTTCCCCGTCTTCGACAACCTGTGGTCCGAAGGCATGTACGGTCTGTTCCTCTACTCCTGTGAAGCCCTCCGCGCCGAGTGTGTGGACGTGGTCTTCTGGAGCCCTCTGCAAGCGAAGGCACACGCCCGCGACACCCTCGACCGTCCGAAGGGATGGAAGATGGACAAGGCGGATATGTGCGAGGCCGCGAAGCAGGACGTGGGTGGCGGGCGCAACTGGAATCACAACGAGGCGGACGCCTACCTGGTCGCGGTCCTGTCGGGTCGCTTCTGGGACTTCTACGACGGAAGGCTGGAGGAAGGGGGGTTGACCCCGACCGAGAACCGGTACTTCACAAAGGTCCACACCTTCGTCCGAGGGAAGCGGGCTGGCAAGACAATCAAGAAGGGAGTGATCTACCGGGAGTCGGATCGCTTCTTCATGTGGTCCCGACTCCGGGACGAGGAGAATCCCCATGGCACGAGCAACGAAGAAGAAGGGTGAGGGCAGCAACGCCCTCGCAAACGCAGCCAGCCCACTGGCAGCGGTCACCGCATACCTGACCGAGAAGAAGGGCAAGGAGTTCACGGGCATCGTCGTCGCGATGGACGACAGCACGGTCCAGGAGTCCCTCCCCCACATCAGCACGGGCAGCATCGTCATCGACTACCTGATCGGCGGCTCGCAGAACTCGTTCGGGGTCTCCCCCTGTCCGGGGTTCCCTCGTGGCCGGGTCACCCAGATCTGGGGTCACGAGTCCGCTGGTAAGACGACGCTGTGCTTGGAGGCTGTGGCTCAGTGCTGCGCCGAGGGTGGCACCGCCGTCTACATCGACTGGGAGAACGACATCGTCCCCGACTACGCGGCGGCGCTGGGTGTGCCCATCACCGACTCCAACAAGTTCATGCTCCTCCAGCCCGACACGCTGGAAGACGGGATCAAGTACGCGATGGCCTACGCCACGGCTGGTGTGGACCTGATCATCTTCGACTCCGTTGGTGCCGCCGTGACCCGACGCATCGCCGAGCGTGATGCCCTCGACGTGGCCGAGCAGTCGAAGGTCGCAGAACTCCAGTCCGTGTGGTCTCAGGAACTCCCCAACATCAAGGGCACCATCGCTCGCAGCGGCACCGCCGTGGTTGGGATCAGCCAGGTCCGCGCCAACATGAACACGGGCCCCGGCGCGAAGACGAAGCCGCAGGGCGGCAACGCATGGAAGTTCTACGCTGCCGTGCGTCTGGAGTTGCGCCGTGTCCAGAACGAGAAGGCCCGCGAGTACAACGACCTGACCCACAAGACCGACGAGCGTGTGGTCGGTGGGATCATCAAGGCCAAGACGGTCAAGTGCAAGGTCTCCAGTTCGCAGGGCCGCGAGGAGATCTTCTACATCCGCTGGGGCGAGGGCATCGACAACGTGCGGACGGTCATCGAGATCGCGAAGTCCCACGGGATCATCAAGGGCTCCGGCTGGATGACCTGGGCCGACGCTCCCGGCGGACCGCTCAAGTTGCAGGGCTCCGAGAAGATGCGGAAGCACATGCTCGACAACCCCGACACCTTTGAGGCGTTGAAGGCGAAGGTCATGCCGTTCCTCGGAGCAGGTGGCGCTGACCAGTACCAGGACGAGGAGATCGGTGATCTCGCCATGTCCGCCCTGGACGAGCAGATGGCCGCTGCGGGGATCGATCTGTAGCGGATCGAGTATGACCCCGTAGGAGGCGAAGATGCCCGTTCAAGTACGAGTCAGGGACTTCCAGTCCATCAAGGACGCGACCGTCACCATCGACGGTCTCACCGTGGTGACTGGAGCCAACAACAGCGGCAAGACCGCGTTCATGCGGGCCATCCGAGGGGTGTTCACCAACGCCCCTCCCGGCCCTCTCGTGCGCCACGGCTGCGCCCACCTGTCCGTCACCCTCACCTTCGACGACGGGACCACCATCCTGTGGGAGAAGGGGTGGGAGAAGCCGGGCCGCAAGGGCAAGACAGTCAACCGCTACACCATCAACGGGAAGCAGATCGCCACCGTGGGTCGAGGAGTCCCGCCCGAGGTCGAGGCGCTGGGGGTCAGGGAGATCCAAGCAGCGTCCGACCGGGTGTGGCCGCAGATTGCCCAGCAGTTCGACGGCACCTTGTTCCTGGTCAACAGGCCGGGGTCGGCTGTGGCCGAGGCCCTGTCGGACGTGGAGAGGGTCGGTGCGCTCTCCTCGGCGCTGAAAGCCTCCGAGAAGGACCGTCGAGCGGTGAACGCCGAGTTGAAGGTCCGGCGCAAGGACGTGGAGACGCACAAGGTCGCTGCCGAGAAATACGACGGTCTGGACGTGGTGGGGGATCAGATTCGCCGCCTCTCCGATGACCTCAAGAGCATCCAGCAGAAGGAGCAGGACATCCAGGACACCACCCGGTGCCGGGATCAGCGGGCTGCGGCAGCACAGGCCGTCAACGACCTGGCGGACTTCGACGTGGTGATCCCGACCACGAAGGCAACGAAGATCAAGCAGGGCATCGTGAAGGTGCAGGGCTACGCCGACCGCCTCCGCGAGGCACGGGACGAGCACCAGATCTGGGGCTCTGTGTCCGTCACCCTCCCGTCCGCCGATGGGGTCAACGCCACCCGTGCGGGGATCGACGTCGTGAACACGCTCTGGGAACGGTTCAACGCAGCCCACGATGCAGTCGATGCGGCAGATGCCGACGCCAAGCGTGTGGCAGCGGAACTGGTCGAGGCCGAAGCCGAGGTCCAACGGCTCCTGGGCGAGCGTGGGGTCTGCCCGACCTGCAACACCATCCATGAAGGAGCACACCCATGAGTCAGAACAGCCTGTTTGCCTACCGTGAGTCCGAGCGGACCACGGGGGAGAAGCGTCGGATTGCCGTGTACCACTACATGCTCGTCCAAGGAGACGAGGGAGCCACCGACGACGAGATGATCCACACGCTGGGGATCAAGCACGCCAGCATGGCGGGCACCCGTCTCCAGTTGATGCGTCTGGGCGCGGTGGTCAAGACCACGAAGCGTCGGAAGACGGCAGCGGGCAACCCTGCCGATGTCTACGTCGCCATCCCCGGCATCAACGTCCGCAAGGCCCCTCCGAAGACCGAGCGGGATCACATGCTCACCGCAGCCCGGAAGAAGATCAAGGAGATGTCCGACGACGAGTTGCGGGCGTTCCTGGCCGAGGGGTCCGACGAACACGAGGCCCCCGACGACCTGCTCGATTTCTACGCGGAGTTCCGGGATTAGAGGGGGGTCGAGATCTCCTCCGGGTCGGTAAATACAGAGGCACCTCTCAGCAGGAGACCAGATGCCTTCCAACCGAGTCCGCCTCTACCACTACTTCCTCAAGCGGGGGAAGTCCGGGTCCACCGACGAGGAGGCTGAGGACGCTCTCGGTCTCCCCCACCAGACGGTGAGTGCTGTGCGCGGGGAACTGGTCAAGGCGGGGGCCGTGGTGGACACGGACCTGTGCCGATGGACCCGCAGCGGGAAGAAGGCGACCGTCCGGGTCGGAGTCCCCGACGTGGACGTGTCCCGCCGACTGCCCACCACCGCAGCCGAGGAGAAGCAGCGGTGGATCCGTGCCCAGATCCGCAACGTGAACGAGTCTGTCCTGGATGACATCATTCACACGCTCCAGGAAGCCCTGACCCCACCCAACCACACCGAGCAGTTGACCATCCTGGACCTGTTCGGAGAGGAGACGTCCCCATGAACCAGCCCCTCCGAGTCGTCTGCAACAACCCCAACCTCTCCAGCCACGGCCTGTTCGGCACCGTTGTCGGCTCCGAGCGTGGCGAGGACAACCCCGTCCGCCCCGGCGTCCTGTGCGATGTCATCTGGCTCGACTACCCCGACGAGGGGAGCGACGAGATCGACGGCAGCAACCTCAAGGTGGTCAGCGAGACCGCCTACCAGATCGAGGTCGTGGAACGCCGCCTTGACGGTGACTCGTGAGCATCAACCTCGTCTGGCGCACCGACGTTCACTTGTCCGACCGCGCACCGTCCAGCCGTACCGACGACTGGGCCGACGCCGTGTTCGACAAGTTGGGGCAGGTCCGTGATCTCGCCCGTGAGGTCAACGCCGCTGCCATCATCGACGGCGGTGACTTCTTCCACATCAAGTCCCCCGGTCGGAACAGCCATGCGCTCGTCAACCGGACGGCAGAGCACCACAGCACCTATCCGTGCCCGGTCTACTGCACTCCGGGGAACCACGACGCGGTGTACGGCGACTACTCCTTCCTGCCTCAGCAGCCGTTGGGCGTCCTGTTCAGCACGGGTGTCTTCAAGCGTTTGTACGACGAGCATGAGGCTGTGTTTGAGGAGTTCCACGGGGTCAAGGTCCGCGTGGTCGGCATCCCGTACCACGGCACGTCCTACGACATGGAGCGGTTCACCAGCATCGAGAAAGGTGACGAGGACGTCCTGATCTGCGTGGCCCATGTGCTCGCCTCCCACAAGGGCGGCACCATGTTTGAGGGCGAAGACATCATCAAGTACGCCGACCTCGTGGACACCGCCCCCGACGTGTACCTGTTCGGTCACTGGCACAAGAATCAGGGGGTCGAGGAGATCGGCGGCAAGCAGTTCGTGAACATCGGCTCCCTGACCCGTGGGTCACTCTCGCAGGACAACATGGACCGGGTGCCCGCTGCGGCTGTGCTCCGATGCACCGAGCAGGGGGTCGAGATCGAGGTTGTACCGCTCAACGTGCGCCCCGCCGAGGAGGTCTTCGACGTGGAAGGCCGCGCTCGACAGGTCAAGCGGCAGGTGGAGATGGACTCGTTCGTCGAGGCTATCCGTGAAGCCCTCCAGCCCGCCGAAGGCGAGCAGACGCTGGCCGAAGCCGTGACGGGTATGGGTGATGTGCCCCACGAGGTTCGGGAGCGGGCACTGGCGTATCTGGAGAACACATGACCCCATTGATCCTGACCCCCGGCTTTGGGGACGACGCACCCACGGCTGTCCTCTAGTTCGGAGGGTAGGGTGGCCCACGCTTCACCTTCCGTCTGGGAGCCGACATGAATCCTCAATCCACCCTCTACTGGTCCACCTTGAAGATGTACGAGGACTGCCCCCAGCAGTTCGTCTGGTCGAAGGGGTGGGAGGGGTATGACTGTGGGCACGGGCCGGGCAACCGCAAGCCGAAGCCTGAGCAGCGGTCCCGACACCATGCGGTGTTCGGCATCGTGATCCAGCACGCCATCGAGGCCATGTACAACGAGGAGTTGTACCGGGAGCCGAAGACCCTGACCGCCCGGATGCTGGAGATCGGCAAGGTCGAGTTCGACCGCCAGATCGACAAGCCGAAGAACAACATCTCGTACTCCGAGGCTCGCATGACCCGCGCAGAAATGTGGGATCTGTGCGCCAGCGGGATCACGGGCTTCGTCCAGACCATGAAGGCTCACCGCTTCCTCGGCACCTACGCGAAGGCCGAGGTGGACCTGGTGGGGTGGATCGACAAGAAGAACCCCATCGGAGGCCGGGCCGACACCATCATCAAGCGCGGCGACACGGGGATCACGATCCTGGACGGCAAGAACACGAAGTACAAGATGAAGTACACCGACCCGGACCAGTTGCGGTGGTACGCCCTGCTCTACAAGTTGGCCTACAAGGAACTCCCCGACCGTCTGGCCTACGTCTGGTACAGGTTCCCCTACGACCAGGACAACGACGAGGACGGGGTCGAGTGGGTCGAGTTCGACGAAGCAGACCTCCAGGGCCTCGCCCAGCGTGCGCTCGATGCGAAGGTCGCCATGCGCGCCGAGAAGTTTGATCCCACCCCCTCCCCGAAGACCTGTGACTTCTGCGACTTCGTGACCGTCTGCGATGCACGCCGGGAGCAGAAGGCCGCCAACTCCGCAAAGCGGAACAAGAAGTCCCGCATCCAGGAGATCACCGACTCCGAGACGGGGTTCGCGGACCTGACCCTGTAGGGGGGTCGCGGAGGCCACTGGTTGGGTATGCCTCACACACAGGGAGATGCACATGTCCGATCTTGATTCACGCCTCGATGCCGCCCTCGCCTTGCGGGACTCGTTGAGCAGAGATGCCCAACGGATCCAAGGCCGCAAGGAGGCCGCAGAGAAGGCTCTGCGCGACGTGGAGGAGGAGATCCGGTCGAAGAACCTGGACCCGGACAACCTCGACGCGACCCTGGACACCCTCACTACCGCCTACGAGAAGGAGGTCACCTCGTTTGAGGCCGCCCTCGCGTCGGCCCAAACCGCACTGTCCCCCTATCTGGAGAACGCATGAACATCGAAGTCGCAAAGTCGGACCTTGAGGTCGCCCTCAAGGTCGCATCCACCACCGTCGGGTCTGGTTCCGACCTGTCCTCCCACTACCTGTTCCGCTACCGCGACGGGCAGGCCGAGGTCTTGTCCTACGATATGCGCGTCTTTAGCCGTGCTCCCTTCACCGCGACCGTGGAGGGCGACGACGACGCAGCGTTCACCGTCGAGGCGTGGCGTCTCGACAAGTGGATCTCCTCCGTCGGTGACGGGGTGCTCACGCTGACCTGCGATGACCAGGGCCAGGTGACCGCGAAGGGTCCGCGTTCCAAGGTCAAGTTGCGTTCGCTCGACGCCAGCCGCTTCCCGTACTGGGATGGCCTGATGGCAGAGGCCGAGGACGTGGGTGACGTGGCTCCTGCAACGCTCCACCGTGCTCTCAGCCTGAGCAAGCACTTCGTGTCCTCCGATGACACCAGCCGCCCCGAGATCTGTCAGGCCGAGGCCACCGACGGTGTGTTGAAGGCGACCAACCGTCGTGCTGTGTCGAGCGTCACGGTCCGTGATCTCCCCGGTCTGGACCTCCGGGTTCCGGGCAAGGATCTGTCCGTGATCCTCAAGTTCCTGTCCGACAAGACTACCCAGGAGGACGACGTGTCCGTCAAGCGGGCCAGCCGCCCCGACGGCTCCGGCGGCGGTGCCGCTGCGATCTTCCTCCGTCCCGACGGCTCCTACGTTGGGGTCAGCCGCCCCACGACGGCGATGCCGAAACTCCCCATCGAGGTGGAGGAGTCCGACGTGACCCTCTCCATCAACATCGAGGAGTTCAACGGCGCTGTCGATGTACTCCTCTCGTCTGCTCCGAAGGGGCACGAGGCTGTGTCCTTCTCGACGGGTGAGGAAGGTACCCTCTACCTGGCGATGCCCTCCGAGGCTGGAGGCATCGACGAGTACCCCATGATCCAGTCCTCGGCGACGGGCTTTGGGGACACCACCTTCACCATGGACTACTCCTACGTCGGAGCCATCGCGGACATGTTCGACCTCGACACCCTGACCTTCGGGGTTCACCAGCGGGGCCGAGGTGGGTATGTCTCTTTTGCCTACGAGGACGAGGGAGCCACCGAGGACTCGGGCAACCACTACTACACGGTGATCGTTTGGCGTTCGTGAATGACCATGACGGACTCTGCCAGTCTCTGGCACGGGTGGAAGCACTGAGGGATGCCTCTCTCGGTGCGCTCGCCAGTGCCGAGCAGCAGGTGGCGGCTCTGGAGGCTGAGGAAGAAGTCCTCGCCCGTGTGGCCGACCTGTTCCGCGTCTTGATTGACCGGGAGGTGGTGGACAACGCAAAGACCGTGGAAAGCCTCCTCACCGAGGGCCTGCAAGCGATCTTCGACGACCTGGACCTGTCGGTGCGAACCGAGATCGAGGTCCAGCGAGGCAAGGTCGCTGTGGACCTCGTGACGGTCCAGAAGGAACCCGACGGCACGACCACGGAAGGGTCCAGCACCGACGCCTACGGCGGATCGGTCGCCACGGTCCAGTCCGTGCTGCTTCGCATCGTCGTCCTCAACCGACGGGGACTGCGCCCGCTCCTCCTGTTGGACGAGTCCCTCGGCGCGGTGGCCGAGCACTACGTCCCTCGCGTGGGCCAGTTCCTGTCCATCCTGTCCGAGCGGATGGGCCTTGATGTCCTCGCCGTGAGCCACAACCCGGCTCTGGTCGAGGCCGCGAACACGGCCTACCGCATCCAGAAGAAGGACGGCGAGGCGGCGTTCCGCAAGATCGGGCGGTGACCTCATGCGAACCCGAAGCGAGATCCAGCAGAAACTCAAGCAGGCCAAGTACCGGCATGTGAAGCGGATCTTGCGTGATCGGTTCCCCCGCGATCAGGACTGGCCGAAGCACGAGGTCGAGCAGATCAAGGACGAGTACCGGACCTTCTTCCAGGAGGCTCCGCTCCACGAGATCGCCCGCGAGTTCCCTGATGTCGCTGCCCTGATGTGGGTGCTGCAAGACCAGCCCGACCAGGCGCTGGCCGTCAACGGCACGATGGTGGGGGCCATGGGTGGGGTCATGCTGTGGGCAGACTCCCACGACGAGGCCGAGTACGCCCGTGACCTCATTGAGAAGGTCATGGCTCAGGCGCTCCAGCCGCCGACCGTGCGAGACCCCGACCCGGTGAAGAAATCTTGGTGGCAGAGGATCTTCGGATGAACCCGCACCTGCTCGCCTCGGTTCAACACCCGTTCCAGAAGCGCCCCCTGATGCTCGATGGGGTTCCCGTACCCCGCGAGGCCGGGCCGTTCCTGATCACCGCGACCCGCGAGTTGATGTGGGTGGAGCGAGCCTTCGGCAGCGGCTTCCTGCGACTGGCGGTGCGGAAGCAGACCACCGACCAGTTGTACAGCGACCTGGTCGCCGAGATCGCCGAGGAAGGCGTCCGCCGTGACTGGGGGAACGTCCAACCGCCGACCATGGCAGGTGTGCTGGAGGGGATGAACTACCTCCACTACTACGACCTCCCTGACCCCACGCTGCTGTACGGGTCTGAGTTCGACATCGGGGCCGCGCCTGACATGAACCGCGCCCCCGCTGACTGGCTTCCTCCCTCGTGGGCGGTGCTGGTCCCAGACCGAGCGTATGTGGGCACCGTCTACCTGTTTGGTGGCGGCTACCTCGGCGCGGTGGTTCACAACCCATCCCGAGGCGTGGTCGTCCTCCGAGGGGCATGACTCGGTAGGTTTCTATGCGTAGGGTGTCGTATGACTCACGCGAGGATCCCCATGACCCCCTCAGACCACAAAGCCCTGATCCGGCTGGCGAGCACCCTTCCTGATGGGGACCGCCTTCGCCGTGCGATCCTGCGGAGCGTGAAGTAGGGGGGTCTGATCTCCCCGCGAACGGGTAAGCCACTCCATGCGAGAGTGGTTGACCAACGCCCTGCTGGACTCTGCTGAGTCCGTCCCCGAAGAAGCCGAAGGCTACGTCCTCGGACGAGGCTTGCCGTATCGACTGATGGAGGAGATGCGGGTGGGCATCTGGCGCTGGCCGGAAGCCCCGTGCCCCGACGACACCTTCCTCAAGCGGCATGGGGACAAGGGCTTCCAGGTGGATGGTTGGCTCTCGATCCCTCTGTGGTCACCGCGAGGTCGGATCGTCGGTGTCGAGTTCCGCCGCTGGGACGGCGAGAAATCCGTGTCGAAGTACTTCCTTCCCGACACGTCCTGGTCCCCGGTGTTCGCGGGCATGACCCCATCGACACTCAACCGCATCTGGAAGGGCGGGGACATCTGGCTCGTCGAGGGGGTCTTTGATCTCGCTCTGGCCCACGCTGTGCCACGCAAGGACGTGGTGCTCTCGTGCGGGGGTGCCAAGATCACGCCCAACCAGGTGGCCTTCATCCAGCGGTTCCTTGATCCTCGTGCGATGGTCCACGTCGCCTTCGACATGGACGAGACGGGACGCAAGATGGCCCTCGGCTACCAGCACCCGGACACCGGACGTCGGGTCTGGGGTGTGGTCGAGCGACTGGAGCGTGTAGGCGTCCGATGCCGCGACGTCCAGTACCGTGGCAAAGACCCCGGCGATGTTTGGGAGGTTGGGGGATCTGCTGGTTTGCGCCGTGCCTTCCGCCTGTAGGGGGGTCATCGGAGCGCCCCGACGGGTAAGGATGAAGGACCGAGAACACCTACGACAGGAGGGCCCAATGGCCGTAGACATCTGGAAAGCCAACGACGAAGTACACGCGAAGATCGCGGAACTGATCGGACAGAACCACCCCGACCTCGCACTGGTCTCCGACGAGATCGTCGTCGTGTTCCGCGAGAAGGCGGGCAAGAGCGGAGGACAGGTCGTCCTCGGCAACAGCAAGAAGGTCGCGGCCATCGCCAACGCCATCGGCAACACCGACTACAAGTTCGTGCTGGAGGTCGCTGCCGACCAGTGGGAGCACGAGTTGACCTCCCGCCAGCAGGAGGCCCTGCTCGACCACCTGCTCACCGCCTGCCGCTGCGAGGAAGACCCGAAGTCGGGCAACCTCAAGTGCAGCGTGGCGAAGCCGGACATCATGGCCTTCCGCGAGAACGTGGAGCGGTACGGCATGTGGTTCCCGGTCGAGGAGAAGGAAGACGAGGGGCCGTCGCCCGTCGAGGAAATGTTCGGCGTCGATTCCGAGTAGGAGGGGACCATGGCCCTCGACACGAAGTATCGGCCCCAGACCTACGGACAGGTGCTGGGTCAGGAGGCCGCTGTGGCCGTCCTGCGGCAGTTCGTTGTCGAGGGCCGTGGATTCCATCAGTCCTACGTCTTCTGCGGACAGCACGGTTCCGGCAAGACCACCCTGGGGAGGCTCCTCGCCAGGGCCTTGCTGTGCGAGGCTCCCGTTGATGGGGAGCCTTGTGACCAGTGCTCGTCCTGCACGACCTTCCTGAGCGGCGACGTCCACGAGTGCTTCGTGGAACTGGATGCGGCAACGAAGTCCGGGAAGGCTGATCTCGCTCGCATCCTGGAGGACATCCAGTACTCCACGGTGTCGGGCAAGCGCCGCATCTACCTGTTCGACGAGTCCCATCGGTTGTCGAAGCAGGCGCTCGACGCCCTGTTGAAGCCGATGGAGGACAACGTGCTGGGGTCGGAGGACAAGCGGCTCGTTTGCATCTTCTGCACCACCGAGCCGGACAAGATGGTCAGCACCATCTTCTCTCGCTGCGCCCCGGCCTTCGTGATCCGCTCCGCACCCCACGCGGAGATCGTGAAGCGGTTGGGGTGGATCTGCGAGCAGGAAGGCATCGAGGCTGACCCCGAGGCACTGGAACTGATCGTCGAGCAGTCGGAGTCCCACATCCGGGATGCGCTCAAGATGGTCGAGGGCGTGTCGATGCTGGGTGGGGTGACGCGGGAGAACGCGGCCACCTACCTCCAGGTGGGGTCCAACGACGGGGTGTTGGACCTTCTGGATGCTCTGGGGTCTGACCTCTCGGCAGCGGTCGAACGCGCCACCAGCCTCTCGCGAGAGGTGAGCCCAGCCTCCGCTTACGAGCGTCTGGCCGAGGCTGCTATGCTGGCTTACCGGGTCCACCTCGGTGTGGCCGGACGAGTCCCGGCGAAGTGGGACGCGGAGAAGGTGGAGGTTTTGTCCTCACAGGGGTCTGCATGGTTGAATGTGGCTACTCGTTTCGCCGCACCCCCACACCGACCGACGAGACAGACACTGGTGCTGGACGTTGCGACCGCGCACCACTTTTTCGGGGGTCAACTGCATCCACAGGCGGGGGGGATCCCCCTGCCACACCCCCCGCCTTCGGTTCCTACGGCTTCCCCGCCCCCGTCCACCAGAGAAACCCGAACACCGTCAACACCTTGTGATCCTCCCGTGGGTAATGTCGGACATGCTTCCACAGACTCCTCAGCACACCTCACCTCCTCCAACGTCTGGGTTGACCCCAGAGCGGTTGGTGGTGGTCCGCAGGATCGTGCTGCTCCCACCTCCAACCCAACCGCCCCTACCGGGTTGCACGTCCTCAATCCGAACGTCTTCCGTGAGTTGGTGCAGCACCACCTGCGGAGGCTGAGGCGTGGACGCACGGGATCAGACAACATGGGTGGTGCTGGAACTCAGCCATCATGGTGAGCGAGCCGCCGAGGAGGGGATCCTTGAAGAAATCCTCCGTGATCACGCGGACCTGGACTACGACCACCCGATCTTCATCCCGTACCTGACCTACACCTACCAGGGGAAGCGGACCCTGCTCTCCGTCATGGAGGGCTACGTCTTCGTGGCGTCTGGCTTCGACGACGCCAGCCGCGACCACTTTGCCCGATCCCCCTACATCAAGAAGATCCTCACCCGAGGGGCCAACCACTACTCCCCCTACGAGACCGTATCTCAGGCTTCGGTGGACTCTTTGCGCCACCGACTACGCGAACTGATGGCGGTCGAGATCCGGGAGGGGATGGAGGTCCGTATTGTGGATGGGCCACTCAGTGGTATAAGTGGGAGCGTGGTGGGGGTGTTTGATACACATGCGACCCTCCTCGTAGAGATGCGGTCCATACGCGCCATCCAATATCTTCCGTGCTTCCTCCTACGACCCGTGAGTGACGAGCATGAGTAACTATTGGTGCAGCCACATTGTCTTAGACCCCTCCGACATCGAGCGCATGTTCTCCAACGAGGACGGCCTCTCCACCTTCCCCGGCTCCACGGAGGAACTCTCGGACGAGAGCAAGGCCGAGTTGGAGCAGGTCAAGGGGGTGCTGGACCAGATCCCTCCCCGCGAAGCGGACTTCGTCGAACTCTACTTCTTCCAGCGCATCCGGCAGACCACCATCGCCTCGCTGTTCAACATCAGCCAGCCAACCGTCTGCTACCGCCTGCAACGAGCCGCAGCCCGGATCCGCTACCTCCTCGACATGCCCAAGTACGACCCGTGGTTGATGGAGCAAGACCTCCGGGGCGTCCTCACTGACCCGAAGGACATCCAGATCATGATGGGCATGGTCGCCACGACCTGCCAGAGCGAGGTCGCGAAGGAACTCGGGGTCACGCAGGGCTTCGTCCGCCATCGGTACTTCCGCACCATCGGACGGCTCCAGAAGATGCGGGGGATGGAGCAGTACGTCCGGGTCTTTGAGCACGTCGCGGCGAACCTCAACATCCTCAAGGAGACCCACAGGTCGAAGTGGTCGGAGCCTGTGATCTACGTCGTCTCCGAGCACCCGACAGCGGTCGAAGCACAGCCCGCGTAGGGGTAGGTCGGTAGTCGCTCTATTCCATTTCTCCTGTGAGACTTTGGAGCGAGAGCATGGAAGACACGAAGACCGTATCTGTCCGCCGGGTCGCGATGGCGAAGCGGCTTGCGGCGAAGTGGATCCGATCTCACGCAGAGCCCGAGTACCGTCTCACGGTCTACCGGGGGTCAGGTCGTGAGTCCCGGAATCTGCCCGGACTGCTGCGGTCGTTCCGTGACGGCAAGATCAAGATCGCCGCGACCGAGCCAGTCCGCGACATGGGCATCAAGGCGGCCTTCGACCACATCACTGTCTGGTCGAAGGACAGGGAGGGGCTCCAGCGCCTCTCTGATGCCCTCCAGAAGATGGGCTGCGAAACCACAGGGGTCTTCTGATGGCAGCGTCCCTCGCCCAGTCTGAGTTCGTCTACAGGTCGGGCACGAGCCCGGACATCTACACGTTCACCATCGTTTCCGATTCCCAGGGGAACCTGTCGGTGCGGGACATCGAAGACCCCTATGGGTTCGTGATCTCGCCGTACACCCAGATCCCGCAGAGCGTGACCGCCGACATCTCCTCTGCCATGTCAGCCGTGGAGACTATTTTGGCACTCACATCAGCCGTCAACGGCACCCTGACCTTCACCGCTGAGACATCGAAGTCCGTGACCTTCGCCGAGGCGTTCGCCGACACCTCGTACCGAGTCCAGACGACCTCCGATGTCTTCGCCCCCTTCCGCATCACAAACAAGACCGTCCTGGGCTTCACCATCCAGGCCGGAGCCACCATCACCGGGACCGTCGGGTACGACGTCTTCGTGTGATCACGGTAGCGAGCCTATGCCCCCGTGGGGGTGACTGGAGATTCACAATGACCACACTCCCCATCGAGCGTACTGCTTCGACCTTGCGCAAGGTCAAGTCCATCCTTCGTCGGTCGGGCCTTCTGGACAAGGTTGAACTTGGCGGACGAGGCAGCGATTGGAACGTCGAGGCTCCCGATGGGACGATCCAAGAGCAGGTTTCCGACGCGCTCCGCAAAGCCGGGATCAACGTCGGCGGCTACCGCACCGGATACGGCGCATGGGTCTTGAGCGAGTCGTACCAGACCGACGACTACGACTTCAACAACCCGGCGAGCCGCAGCCACTACGCCTCGGATCACCTGCCTGTCGAAACCCGCACCGCCGCGTCGTTCTTCGACATGTTCTTCAAGGAGAAGAACGTCCCGTACAAGGTCTTCGACGTGACGGACTCGCAGGGGATCACGCACAGCATCCCCAACGAGGTCGTGATCAACATGATCAAGCAGACCCGTGGCCGCGAGAAGGCGAAGATCGAGGAGACGCTTCGCATGATCGACTTCAAGAACGGGGATGTGAACCACTACCTCCAGCACCTCGCTCGCGGTCTGGCCGAGCAGTACAGCGGAACTCTCCGCTTCGCTTCCGAGCAGCAGGCCGAGAAGTTTGAAGCCGAGGCCGAAGCCGCCGAGGCACAGGCCGAAGCCGACCGCCAGAAGGCCGATGCCTCCCGCTTGAAGGCGGCGGGTCTTGGACCTGTCGCCCAGACCATCCTTGACCAGATGGGTGGCAATCGAGTTCTGGCGATGCTTGGGGTCAACCGCCTTGTTGATCTCCGCAACGGCATCGGGATCGGCTGGCCCAACCGCCAGCGGTCGAAGGGCAACTACGTCGAGATCATGCTCAACGGGAAAGACCTGTACGACATGACCTTCTACAACCTCTCCATGCGGGGGAAGAAGAAGGTCAAGGAGTTCAAGGATCTCTACAACGACTCGCTGGCCGATACCTTTGAGGGTCAGACGGGGTGGTATCTCCGCATGGCGTCCGACAAGGCCGCTGCTGGTGGCCTCTACGGCTACACGAAGGGCACCCAGCGGGACGTGGAAGCGTCCATCCGCAAGGCCCAGCGCCGTGCCGCCAGCATCGCCAAGACCCTCTACGCGAAGGACGAGCGGAGCGTGGACTTCTTGAAGGCCCACGCGAAGCGGGCCAACAGCAAGACCGCTCGCCTGATCCTGGCTGCCATGAAGACCATCGGACCCCGCGTGGCGTCCGAGACGCTTCCGAGCGAGCGTCATGCCTCGATCTACCACGCCTCTGAGCAGGAGCAGTTGGAGTACGTCGTCGATGCTCTCCGTCTGGCGGGTGAGCAGGGACTCCGTGTGGACGGCCTCCCCCGCAAGGGTGCCCTGGCCGCTCAGAGCAAGGGCCTTGCCGACGCCGAGCGCGGCTACCTCTACATCACCCGGAAGGGTCGGAACGTCCGCATGGCTGCCGAGGAGAAGGTCGCTGGTGGCCTCTACGGCTACCCCACGAAGACCGCCCGTCTCGCACTGGTCGCTTGCTCCGACCTCCGCGCCTACGTCGGCGAGGTTGCCTACGGGCTGCACAGCCGCCGCACGGCCCGGTACGACCGGATCACCGGCTTCCTCAAGGAGCACGGCAAGACCGCGAAGTGCGCCTACTCCCGCATGATCCTCGACTGCTACCCCGACGCTCCGGTGTCGAAGCAGGCGAAGGAGGAGTACCCCTGGCCCGAGTGCATCGCTGACCAGGAGAAGCAGTACGGCAGCAAGGAGACCGCCGAGAAGGTCTGCGGCAAGATCAAGGCTCAGTCGCAGGGCAAGAGCGCAGGGGCCAAGGACTATGGGATCATGGGGGGCAAGTTGGCCTCCAGCGAGATGCTCAAGAAGGCGTTCGTTCCTGACTCGGTGGACGGCTGGCTGGAGTGGGAGGACGGCTCCCGTACCGCTGCCACCCGACGCCGTGGTTGACAGGAGGGTGAGAAGCGGTCGCTTCCACACTCCCATCCCCACCCCGAAGACATTGACGAATGGAACCCCGTGATCGAGGACGACGAGACATGAGCCAGCACCAGCGCGACAAGCAGGCGTACTTGAACGCCACACCCATGCAGCGGGAAGTGGTGCGTCGGCTCCTGTGCGACGTGCTGGCGTGTTTGAGAGCGCAGTATCTCTCGTACCAGACCTCGCACTGGCAGGTCGTCGGACAGTCCTTCTACGGCAACCACCTGCTGTTTGAGCGGCTGTACTCGTCCGTCCTGCTCCAGATCGACTCCCTCGCCGAGAAGTTGGTCGGCTACCTCGGGCGTGACGTCGTTGACCTCTCCGGCCAGTTGGAGAAGATCTGGGAGTACACCTCGGTGTGGACGCAGATCGACTGCCACCACAAGCGAGGCATCCGGTCAGAGCAGGACATCCAGGCCGCGCTCCAGCGTGCCTACGACGGGATCAAGCAGGCCAAGGCGATGACCCTGGGCCTCGACGACTGGATCATGGCCACGGCCAACATCCACGAGGAGAACGAGTACCTCCTCCAGCAGGCGCTGACCCCAGTGCCCGGACAGAAGCGGGCATCGACCGACGAGGGCTACTTCTACGACGCCCCCGACCACCACGTCGTCCTGGACTTCGCAAAGAGCCGCGCCATCACCAACGATGTGGATGTCGCCAAAGACGCTGCCGCCGAAGATCACCTCGACATTCCCGAATCACAGGCTGTCACCGAAGCCGAGGAAGCCCCGCCTCTCCCGACGGAGATCGCGCAGGAGCCTGGTGGCGCATCCGTTTCCACGCTGAATCAGTACGTCATCACGTCGGAAGACCCCGTGGCTGAGAAGGCTGTCGCCATGAACAAGGCCCACATGGCCGCATGGCTCAAGGAGTTGACCTGATGCCACCCCGCCCTTCCATGGCCTCCATGGCCGTCTCAGACCGCGCCTTCATGCAGTACCTGCGGACGTTTGGGCGCAACCCGAAGATCGTGGACCTGGTCCAGATCTACAAGGATCTCAAGGACAACTTCGATGGCGAGATCATCGAGGGTGAGGTCGAGGACGGGGACGAGACCGTCGCTCGTGATGACTGGTTCCGTCGGTTCCAGCGAGCCCTGCTCCAGATGGAGTTGGAGGTCGATGCCGAGCCGTCGATCAACGCCATCGACGACAAGGGCAGCGAGATCAAGACCCTTCTGCGCCGACTGGGCAGCCAGGGGAAACTCAGTGCGAACCTCTGGCGTCGGCTGATCCCAGCGTACTCGGAACTGCTGCGGACCCTGGTTGCTGACAAAGACCTCTACTGGGCACCCCGCGCCATCCCCGGACGGGACGGTGTGCGGTGGATCCAGTTGCGGAACGCCAGCCCGAAGCAGCGGGTCGTGGAGCAGGTCCGTCGGGATGATCCCGCTCTCTACGAGCGGATCCAGATGTCGAAGGACCAGCGCAGCAGCATGGACGACAAGATCAACAAGCGCATCGGGAAGATGGGCCTGGAGACTGGTCGCCAGCGCATCCGTGGTCGCTTCATCCAGGTCGGTGTTGACCCCGCTCTGATCCCCAACACGGTCACCGTGCGTGAGACCTACCGCGAGGCGGACCCGGACAACCCCCGGAAGAAGATCCGCAAGACCCGGACGTACACGCTCTCCCGAGAGGAGGCCATGGAGCGCCTCGATGACCCCAGCGTCGTCGCGTCTCTCCCGTCGGAGTCCGTCCTGGTCTTCGACGACGACGGGTCCGTTGCTTCCCGCGAGGACTTCACCGCCAAGGTGGATGCGGTGAACGACGCCTACAAGGGCCTGTCGAAGATCAACCAGTTGGTCCACAAGAAGCGCGGAGGCAAGGGCTACGCCTACATCGACCCCGAAGAACTCCGCAGCGTCGGACGTGAGGAGTTTGAGGAAGCCTTCGGAGCCAACCCGAAGCCCGACGAGTACGTCGCCCTCACCGACGACCCCTACAAGAGCACCGCGCTCACGAAGATCTACCCGGTCAAGGAGTACCGGGGGAAGCAGATCATCACCGCCGGACGCTTCAAGGGCTACTACGTCTCCGACCTGGTGAACCGGGCTGGCCGCCTCATTGAGGGCTCCAGCACCTACTACAACCCGGACACCGGAGAGATCGACCGCCGCGAGGTCACGAACGAGGACGGCTCCGTGAACGTCCGCAAGATCACCGAGCCCTACGTCACCGTGGACCGAGGCAAACTCCTCCTGACCCTGGAGGGCGGCACAGGCAAGAGCGCCCTGCTGCGCCAGTCGGTCCGGCAACTGACCCGCGTGGTCCCGAGCATCGTCTACGAGGAGGGCACGAAGAACCGCGTCTTCCGCTTTGACCCCAAGGACTTCGCTGCCATCCGCGAGGCCATCGGTGCCATGGCCCTGTCCAACACCGCGTCCCGGATGCTCCAGAAGTACTTCGACAAGTTGGCGAAGGCCGAGCGGGCGACCTCCGAGCAGAGCATCAAGCGGTACAGCAAGGAGAAGTTGGGCCTGACCGTGAACCTGCGCGAGCAGCAAGCACAGGCTGTCGCGTGGCTCGACGCCAACGACAACACCGGCATCTGCGCCCTGGACACGGGCGTCGGCAAGACCGGTGTGGCCGTCGCCACCATGCAGAACCTCCGGCGCAAGCCCGACGTGATGAAGGAAGGCAACGGACGCTTCCTGTTCGTCTGCAAGCGAGCCCTCGCCGGGAACCTCCCGAAGGAGATCTTCAAGTTCGTCGAGGGGGCACAGGCCGACGAGTTGGTCGAGATGACCGACATCGTGACCTACTTCACTTTCAGCAAGAACCGGGACAAGGACGAGAACTGGGGCGATGACTACGTCGCCATCTTCTTCGACGAGGCCCACGAGCGGTTGAAGAAGATGGAGAGCGCCTTCTACAAGAAGATCAGCGCCTGCAAGGCGAGGCGCAAGATCCTTCTGACTGCCTCCCCGATGGTGCGGTCCCCGAAGGAGGTCTTCACCCTCGCCTCCGTCGCCAACGGCGTGGACCTCAACACGAAGGAAGGCCGCGCTGCCCTGCGGAAGTTCACCAACCGCTTCGCCGAGACAGTCGGTGGTCGCGTGGTTGGGATCAAGCGGGTGGACGACAGCACGTTCGCCTACAAGAACTACGTCCGGGCCGAGGAAGAAGCCGGGCGCGTTCCCCTCTCCCGAGAGGAGTGGCCTGGTCAGGTGGACCCCATCGTGACCCGCGACTTCAACTCCTGGGTCAAGTCCAACCTCTTTTACGCGGACAAGCGGGACGTGATGGACGAGGAAGGCAAGAAGTTGGAGGAGTTGAACGTCCGTGAGCCTGAGACGGTCAACATGACCCCCGAGGTCGAGAAGATCTACCGCAAGACCATGAAGGACGTGGTCAAGGCCCTCCGCGAGGTCACGCAGAAGAAGTACAAGGGCAACCGAGCCCTCGCCATCGAGGCCGCGAAGGTCAAGTTGCGGCGGGAACTGGCGCTCCTGACCCGACTGAGCGACGTGCCCAACCTGGTGATCCCAGGCCAGCCCAACCCGAAGATCGACAGGGCCCAGAGCATCGTCGAGCAGGCGTCGGGCCGCTCCATCCTGTTCACCGACTCCCCGGACATGGCGAAGGCCGCGTTCGACCAGTTGAGCACCATGCCCGGCAAGGGCACGGCCATGGCGCTGTCGGACGGCATCTACATGCAGCCCGTCCGGGGCGAGATGATCCGCTTCACCGCAAAGAAGTACCCCGACTTCGACAAGAAGGCGGGCAAGGGTCGAGGCTTCCTGCTCAAGTACGAGAACGGGATGGCAAAGGTCGTCCGCAACGAGAACCCCCGAGTGCGCGGGTTCCACCGAGCCAAGAAGGACGCCTGGAAGGTCATCGTCCTCCAGAAGATCATCCAGCGTGACCCCACCATCAACACGCTGACCCTGACTGGCACCTACGCCGTGGGTCAGAACCTCCAGTCCTTCACCAACGTCATCCATCTCGACCGTGACGACTGGTCCAACGAGACCATGAAGCAGCGGTCCGCCCGTGCATGGCGCGCTGGGCAGAGCGAGATCGTCAACGAGTACACCATCGACACCGTGTACCAGGACGCCGTGTCCAACGACGACGCGGACAAGACGCTCGACGAGATCCGCAGGATCATCCAGGGCATGGATGCCGATCTGTTCAACGAGGTCGTCCTGGAGTCCCAGGTCGCTCGACTGGGCGAGGAGTGGGCCGAGGTCAAGAAGCAGCGGTCCATGCTCCACCAGGTTGACCGCCAGATGATGGAACGCGCCCTCTCACCCTACGCCAGCCAGATGGGCCGACAGGAGAAGCCATGAACATCACCGATCCGGTCACCGTCGAGGAGTGGGGCCAGTACATCAGCAAACTGAGCGGGGCGAAGTTGTTTTCGCAGGCCATCGCCGCCAACACCCTCGACTTCGTGTTGGGGTTGCAAGAGGAAGGCTTTGGCAGCGACGAGATCACTGACATCCTGCTCATGTTCGCCCGCCAGTTCGACAAAGTCGATCTGGACCTTCCCAACGGCATCCCTGGCGAGTACCTGTCCTACCCGGACCTGCTCGACTCGGTAGACCGTCTATCAGCCTCCCAGACGTAAAGGAGAACCCCACCATGAAGTCCCTGACTGCTTCCGACCGCAAGACCCTCATTCGCCTCGCCTCGACACTCCCTGTGGGTGACGAGACTCGCAAGGCCATCCTCACCGGACTCGCCCAGACCCGCGAGGCTGGACGCCCCTGGGGCGGCCCCGGCTACGCGGCGAAGGCCGAGGACTACGACATCCCTCCCGCCCAGGGCGGCAGCGGCTCCCCGCCGTGCCAGCCGCTGGGTGACGGTCCCTGCTACCGGAAGCACGAGAACTCGCCTCCCGGCGGCACGAACGGCTCCGCGCAGCGCGCGAAGTACAACCAGTGGTATCGCGAAAACGCGATGTAATCGCGTAGCGGCCCTGCCGTTGGCGGTATCTCGCCTATGGAGCCTCCCACGGTAGAGTGCATCTGCACCCTTCCATTGGGAGGCTTTCGCCTTGTTCGCTACCCTCACCGAAGCCCTCAAGCGGCGCATGATCGAGGAGATCCGGTACTACTGGGGCCAAGACCCGAAGTACAGGGACTCGCTCGTGCCCAACATCCAGGGCAAGTTTTCCTTTCGGGAGCGACCACAGCAGGCCATCATCCTCAAGAGCCAGTCGGCCAGCCCCTTCCAGATGGCGGCGGACCACTACCAGGGGGCCATCGTCTCCTACTGCTACCTCACGAGGGTGTACGGGCAGCGAGGCACGAGCATCGAGTGGGTGCGGGAGAACGCGGTCGCCATCCAGGCCAACAGCGGTCTGTTCCCCTCGGCTCCGGGCGTCTACTACATCGAGGTCCGCTCCGAGGTCATCGACGTGCGCGGGGTGCCGAAGGAGAAGTTGGTCTTCTATGTGGACCCGCTCCTGGAGGTCATTGACCAGCGGCCCACGATGCTTGACCCCAGGCTCTACGAGGTCGCGGCGCAGTCGTTCCACCCCGGCTCGCTTCGGGTGTACGAGATGCCGGGGAACATCCCCTACTACGAGGACGTCAACTACACGGCTGACCCCACCACGGGCAGGATCACTCTTGCCAGCCCGTTGAAGCCCAACACCTACTTGTCGGTGGACTACCGCTACGCGGGAACCAGCACAGGGCCGTTCCCGCTCCCGGAGAACGGCTCCAACGTCCACGCCATCCCTGGCGTCGTGCTGGCCTTCGGTCGCCGAGCCTACGAGGGCGACATCATGGCGGTTGTCGTCGCCAATCGACGCGAGACCGTGGCGAAGGAGTTTGGTGGTCGGTGGGAGATGAACATCGACTTCGACATCATGGCGCGGGACGTCTACGCCCAGGGCGAGATCACGGACCGCACGATGATGTACCTGTACACCGACGCGAGGGACCGACTCTCGACCGAGGGCATCGAGATCACGATGGTCACGATGGGCGGCGAGGCCGAAGAAGTCTACGACGACGTGGGCGACGACTACTTCTACACGGCCAACATCTCGATGACGATCATGACCGACTGGGCCATCCATGTGCCTATCGGACGGACCCTGCTCAGGGCCGAGCCCAACACCGTGTCTGAGACCGAGATGGTCGCAGGTCTCACGGATGATCAGTTGGTCGAGATGGGGTCACCTACCGGGCTGCACTACGCGGAGTCGTTGAACCTCGTCCAGATCCGTGATCCCTACTTCCGGGGGCGCACGAAGACCTACGACCTGATCCGGTAGCCATCCTATGGCCCGCTACCAGGCAAAGGAGCCCCCCATGAGCAAACTACGCACCATCCTCGCCTCCGAGGGCCTGTACCTCGTGAAGAACAAGAAGGTGAAGTCCGAGTTGTGGCGTCGGCTCGCCGGGCGCGGTGACACATGGGGCCGCCGCCTCAATGAACTGAAGGCGGAATACATGCGTGAGGTCGTTGACGAAGCGGTCATCACCCTTCGGGTTGAAGGCGGGGCGAGAAGCGGCGAAGACACGAAGGTCAAGGGCAGTGTTCACGGTGTTGTCGGAGAGGTTCAGGGCACCTTCAAGGGTGAACCAGTCAAGTTGAGGTATCGGTGGGTGGATGGCGTCAAGACCATTGAGTCGGACCTCTCCATTGGCCGTGCATCGAAGAAGCACAAGATGGTCGTGTTGTCCTCGTCTCCGGCGAGTGTCGCCTCCGACAGCCTGTACGCGCACATCGGCGGGTTGATCTCCTGACTCTGGGAATCCGATAGCCTCTCTATGCCTCGTCTCTGGGTGACTGACACCAACCGGAGGCATCATGCCGTCAACCATCCGAAAGGGATCACGCGGAAGCGACGTGATCCTCTGCCAAGACAGCCTCACGAAGAAGGGCTACCCCTGCGAGGCCGACGGCATCTTCGGGTCCGGCACCGAGTCGAAGGTCAAGCGGTTCCAGGCCGACAACGGTCTGATCGCCGATGGCATCGTCGGGCAGGCGACGTGGGGCAAACTGCTCGCGGACAACCCCGCTGATGTAGGCATCGCTGCTCCGTCCCCCCTCCCTCCGGTCATCGCTCACGCACAGAGCCTCGGCTACGAGACGTGGGGCGACCCGTGGCGTCTGTTCCTGTTTGGCATCCGTTCCACGGTGCGGAAGGCCGATGCCTTCGACGACATGCTGGGATGCGCCTACGTCAACGACGAGGGCCTGTGGGAAGCCTTCTACTGGCCTGGAACCACGGACCCCGGCGCGTACTACCTTGAGCACCCGATGAACAGTGCGGGCTGCGCCATCCTCGTGGCCGACCAGTACCTCGACACCTGGACCATCGACCTCCACGCCGGGAAGTACGAGGCCCTGTGCCAGAGGGCTGGAGAAGTCAGCGTCTACCGTGACCCCAGCATGGACGACAAGTTGGACCTCGACCCCGGCACCATCGCTACGGGCTACTTCGGGATCAACCTCCATGCCGCGACGAGGACCGAGGGCCAGACTTCTACGGTCGTCGGCAAGTGGAGCGCGGGCTGCCAGGTCCACGCCTCGGCAGACGGGTTCGCGAAGATGATGGAGTTGGCTCACCAGCAGCAGGACAAGACGGGTCGGGAGACCTTCTCGTACACCCTCATGGACAAGTGGTTTTGATCGGGGGTTGAGGTAGGTGATCCGTGCTGGATGCCTTCATCATCGAGCACATCCGCCGCAAGGAGGAGCGTGAACGCCGAGAGCGTGAGCGCCCCCGACTTCGCATCCCCCCGCCAGAACCGCCGCAACCACCGAAGCCCGAGACCCCGAAGGACGAGGACTCAGGTCGTGGGGTCACCATCATTGACTTCGGGCTTTGAGCACAGCCCCTCGTCGATCAGGTGCATCGCCTCCCGTCCGAACCAGCCCTGGAGGCTCCAGGCCAACCCGGTGTCGATCAACTCCTGCCAAGCCGCGTAGTACGCCTTCTCCTGCTCCTCGGGCGTCTCTCCCGGAGGTTGTTCCACCCCTTCGCAGATCAGGACGGTTTTCAACGCTGGCAACGGCTTGCTCATGGGTCCACCGTACCCCGTGGGTAAGGTAGGCGCACAGAGAGGTCACGAATGCCCATCTACGAGTTCACCTGCCAGTCCTGCGGCCTCCGCTTTGAGAAACTGTTCCGCCGCGTGTCCGAGGACGCCACGTCGCCGTGCCCCAACTGTGAAGGCACCGGGACGAAGCAGGTGTCGGCGGTCTCCTTCGCGTTCAAGCACCCGGCCAGCCAGCGCAACGGACCGCTGCCGCCCAACACCGGAACGAGCGACGACTGGAACTTCGACAAGGCCATCGGCCACGATGCCGCCGAGAAGTGGGGCAAGATCCACGAGAACAACGCCCGCAAGGACAAGATGATTGCCGACGCCGCGAAGGAGGGTCGTGGGATCACCCGAGACCACCTCGTCCGAAAGCGAGAGGGTGGCTACCGCGAGGTCACCGAAGGCGAGCGCAAGTACATCAACCAGAACCGCGAGGCCGCTCATGCTGTCTCTCAAGCGGCCACGAAGCAGGCCAAAGAGAAGAAGTAGAGCGCCGTTCGATACCCCGTCTATATCCGGCAGCAGGTAGGTAACACTGGCCCTCGTTGGTCGGGATCCCGCGCTTGCACCCTCTCAGCACCGCTGAGTCAAGATCACGAGGTTCACCATGGCATTCCCAGGCTCCGTCTACGCCCCTCCGGGCGTCTACACCCAGACTCTCTTTGAAGACCCGCTCCAGAGCATCGCGGGCAACGTCCGCATCCCCCTGCTCATTGGCACCGGGTCCGAGATCCTGACCCAGAGTGGTCTGGAGTTGGTGCGCGGCTCCTCCTCCTCGGTTGACCAGCGTGTCGTCCAGGAAGACGAGACGGCTCGCGCCGTGGTGTCCATCACGGAAGCCGGACTCGTGACCCTCGGAGCCTTCGACAGCGTCCTGGACCGCATCCAGACGAAGCACTACCCCATCGTGAACGGCAACGGCACGGGCACCACGGCGACTGACTCCGCGTCGGTCAACGTCACCATCAACGGTGAGCCTGTTGTGGTCCTCGCCATCGACGGTGCGAAGGGCATCCTCACCCTGTCGAGCAGCCCTGATCCGGGCGACGAGGTGAAGGTCACCTACTACTTCAACCGCACCGACACCCTGATCACCGACACCCTCAGTGACCAGATTTCTCCCGACGCTCCCGAGATCATCGGCGCGGTCGGCGAGTCCTACGTCGTCATCGAGGGCGTCAACGACACGCTCTCCTTCACGGTGGACAGCGCCACCGTCGTGGACGTGACCATCACTCCTTCCGCCCCTGCTGGTTGGTCGGCTGCACAGGTCGCCTCGTTCATCAACGCCGCCGCTGCTGGGACGAGCCTCTCGGCTTCGACCACGGTGAACAACCTCGGCCAGACGGTGCTCTACCTGACCGCTGACCGCGACATCGTCGTCGGCAACGGCCTGGCAAACACCACCCTCGGTCTGGACCTCGGTGCCGACACCGCCCGGAACAAGACCTTCTACACCTTCCAGCGTCCCATCGTGGACGGGTCGAACGGTGGTGTCACCACCACGGACCCGGCGGACGTGACAGTCAAGGTGGACGGCACCCAGGTGATCCCGACCTCTGTGGACGGGGCTTCCGGTGCTGTGGTCCTCCCCTTCGCGCCAGAAATCGGCGCTGTGGTCACCTGCCAGTACTACTTCAACTCGTGGCAGGACACGTTCGACTACCTCCAGCACCGAGGCGTCGTCGAGATCACCCAGTGCGGGATCACGCCTGACCGCAACGACTACATCGACGGTGCGGACTTCGTTTTGAAGGACGACAAGATCCTCTGGGGCACCGCAGTCACCACCGAGGCTGGCGTCCACACCACGGGCAGCGCCTACTTCGACGACGTGCAGATCTCCACGACCCTGGTGGACACCCGCCAGTACCTGGCCGCCTGCTCCCCTGTGGTCAACACGAGCGTCAACCCGCCCGTCGAGAACCGCAAGGACTTCACCCTCCCGCTCCAGCCCACCACCGGAAACGGTCGCTCCACCCCGCTGGGTGCCGAGACCTACTCCAAGGTGGCCAACGGACGGGTTGACCTCCCGACTGACCGCCCTGATCTCGTGTGGGCCTACTGGGGCTTCTCCCTGGAGGACGCTCTGGACCGTGGCCGCGTCGAGGTCACGAAGGTCGAGTCCTCGACCAGCACCATCACCCTGCGTGAGCCGGTGCCCGTCGGCGCGACCGTCTACGCCACCTTCTACTACAACACCCTCGTGGACCAGGCGTACAGCGTTGCCTGTGACACCGCTGGTGCAAGCGGTGTGGGCACCTACTCGGTGACCAACGAGGCCGGAACCTCGCTCCTGACCCCGCAGTTCGGCTCCAAGAGCGCCGCGCTCGCCACGGTCACCGTCGAGTTCCCGAGCGGCTCCGAGCGCACGCCGGACTGCCGCTTTGAGAGCCCGTTCGACACGTCGTCGTTCGTCGGCCCTGTCGAGGAGGACGTGACCGTCACGTTCGCTTCCCAGGACGCGACCCTGGCGAAGTACACGCTCCCCGGCTCCGGTCCCTACTACATGGTCCAGAACGCCAGCGACCAGTTGTCCATCAACATGGACAACTCGGGTGCTCCCGGCGACATCGACCTGTCCTCGGTCAGCCGTGCATGGGTTGTCGGTGACGAGGTCGTCTACAGCCCCGACGGCTCCAACGAGTACGAGGACGGCGTGGCGACGACCAACAACGAGGTCGATCTGATGATCGACGGCGTGTTGATCCAGTCACGGGCCGATACGGGTGACCGCACGGCCATCGTCGCGACTGACTTCCAGGACATCGGACGTTACGCACAGTCCATCAACCGCGCAGCCTTCGGTGACTACGCCGATGCTGCGGGTGGTGTGCTCGTGCTCGCAGCGTCAACGGATGCGAACAACTTCCAACTGGACGCCGAGGCTTCCAACATTGACGACTACTACGTCGGCTGGACCGTCCGCATCACCAGTGGTGCTGAAGCAGGTAGCGAGGCCACCGTCACGTCCTACAACGGCACCACCAACGCGGTGGTCGTCGGTGCGGGGCTCGGTGGTGATCCTGGTTTGGCCAACTACGTCCTCTACAACCCGGACGCGCTTCCGGTGTTGAAGGCTTCCACGCGCTTCCTGTCCTCGCTCACCATCGCAGCGGGCGAGTTCGACATCATCAACTGGCGCATCGTCGGTTCGTCCGCGACCATCACGGGCACGACCCTCGGGATCGAGACTGCTGCTTCCGGTGGTGTGTTCACGTCGGCTACCGCTCTGGCAACCGACGTGCAGACCGTGTTGCAGAACTCCATCAACGCTGTTGCTGCTGTCCCTGCCATCGCTCCGCAGGTGCTTGTCTCGGCAGACTCCGACGGACGGCTCAACTTCAAGTTGGTCCCCGATGGGGCTGACCTTGAGGGTGCCTACCTGGAGTTCATCACCGACGGAACCCCCGCGCAGGACTTCTGTGTCCTCGCCGGTCTGGACACCGACACGGCTGGTGGCAGCCAGACTCACCTCTACAACAGGGCCATCGCCAGCACCTTTGAGTTCGCGGGTGCTACCACCACCCTGCGCCTCAACGACCGTCTGTTCCTCCAGAACCGCATCCGTCCCGGTGCTGGAACGGCCAACATGGACACCCAGTTCGTGCTCGACCAGTGCCAGTTGAAGGTGATGGGAGGCACGGGCCTCGCCCAGGCCGCCCTGACCGCCAACGAGCAGGGCTACGCCGCCATCCGGGCCACCATCATGCCTCCTACCACCTACGGTGAGGTCGGCTTTTCCGGTGGACAGGACGCTGCCGGACAGCCTGTCGTGACCTTCTTCGCGGCTGGTGGCACCACCGACCAGAACAACGTCTTCCAGATGACCTACGAAGGCACTCCGATCACCGTCGAGTTCACCGACTCGGCAGGTGCTCCGATTGCTGCCGGTGGTTCGGCAGACGTTCCGCTGGGGCCACTGACCGATGGGAACAGCATCCTGGGTCAGATCAGCGCAGCCATGACCGCCGCTGGGGTCACGGGGATTTCTCAGGAGGGTGCGGGCATTCGCTTCCGTGGTTCCTCCTCGGCGTCCTCGGCCACCATCGTCATCGGTAGCGGCAACGCCAACACCGACCTGGGCTTCGACGACGGCGACATCGTGTACCGCACGGACGTCTCCGTGGAGTCCCTGGTCAGTGTCCTCAACTCCAGTACCCTCTGGAACGACGGCTCTGGACGCGGCTTCGCCAAGACCGTTCGGGACGACACCAACGCTTCCTTCCTGTACCTCCAGAGCACGGGTACGTCGGGCGCTGGTACGACCTCCTCCATCGCCATCGAGGATGCAGCAGCCGACAACGCTCTGCGCCCCGGCAGCGGTCTGGGGGCCACGGACGGCGACGGCAACGTGGGTGAGGCGGCCATCGACGGCTTCTTCGTCACCTCGTCTGATCCCGTGTCCGGTTCGGGTACGGCCAACACCTCCATCCTCAACTCGGGAACGGGTCAGGACGGCGATGTCGGCGCGACCTACCGTGACCTGGTGACCGGCCTGACCTTCACCATCCTGCCCCGTGCAGGTGGCGCGGCCTACCCGGTCGGTGCGACCCTGACCTTCACGGTCCGGGCGGGCGTCACGACGGATGCCAACCTCCCGGTCAACACCATCCCCGGTGTAGAACTCTACGTCTCCAACACCTCCGGGATCACCGTTGGTGACACCGCTGTGGTGCAGACCTACGAGAAGGGCGGCAACCAGCCTGCCGTGGGCGACCTCTACTACGTCTCCTACGACTACCGGAAGCAGGACTACAGCACCCAACTGTTCACGAAGCAGTCGGCTGTGGAGGCCACCTACGGTGCAGCGGGCCCGGTCAACCCGGTTTCGCTGGCTGGCTACCTGGCCATCCTCAACGGGGCGGTCCTGATCGCCATCAAGCAGGTGGAGAAGGACACCGACTCCGACTCCGACGGCACGAACGACAGCGCCAGCACGGACGCTTTCCTCGCCGCCATCGACGAGGTGGAGGGGACGCTCCCTGGTGGGGCCTACCCGGACTACCTCGTTCCGCTCAAGGGTGACTCCCTGGAGTTGTTCCAGTACCTCGCACGGTCCTGCGACATCCAGTCGAGCATCCGCTACCGCGCCGAGCGCACCGCGATCTGTGGCCTGTCCGCAGGTACGCAGCCGCGTGAAGCCGGTGAGACGGCGGAAGCCATCGCCCGGACCCGGATGCGCCTCGTGTACCCGGACATCTGCACCCTGAGCCTGTCGCGGGCCGACGGGACCACGGACTCCTACCTGCTCGACGGCACCTACCTCGCCGCCGCGTGGTCCGGGAACCGTGCCTCGCCGACCATCGACGTTGCGACCCCGTGGACCCGTGGCCGGATCTTCGGCTTCGACGAACTGGCTCGCAAGATGGATGCAGTCCAGCAGAACCAGGTCGCTACTCGCGGTGTCACGGTGTTCAACCAGCGCCAGAGCATCGTCGAGTGCCGCCAGGGTCTGTCCACCGACATGACCAACGTGCTGACCAAGACCCCGACCGTGATCACCATCGCGGACGAGGTCCAGCGCCAGGCTCGTGCCACCCTGGACAAGTTCATCGGGATCAAGTTCCTGTCGAACGTGACCACGACCATCGAGGGCCAGTTGTCCAAGACCCTCAAGCAGTTGGTCGCGGCTCAGATCATCAACACCTTCACGGGCGTCACCGCCAACGTGTCACCTGATGATCCGACCGCTGCCGAGGTGGAGGCGTACTACCAGCCGGTGTTCCCACTTTTGTACATTATCGTGACCTTCAACCTGCGCTCAAGTCTTTGAGCCCCAATACAAACGAGCAGCGTTTAGGTTGCTAATGACCCTCCGGTCGGGTAGATTCCCGACCGGAGGGTTTCGTTTATGGACTGCTCAATCTGTGGTTTCACCGTCTCCAACGCACGGGGACTCGTCGCTCACTTCCGCCACCAGTCGGACACGCATCCCGACTACAAGGAGTGGTCTGAGGAGCAGAAGTGGAAGGACAAGACCGAGGGGGTGGACTTCGTTCGGTGTCGGGAGTGTGGGTTCCGCTCCAAGAGCCTCGCCCGACACTTGAAGTCGGCACATGGGTTCACCGCCGACGAGTACCGGGAGAAGCACGGGGCAGACGCTCCGACCCGATGCAACAGCACGGAGGCGAAGCGTCGTGCTGGGATCAAGGCGGCTCACGCCCGTACCGACCGTAAGGGACAGACCAAGACGGTTGCCTGTACGGGCTGCGGGGTGGACACCGAGATCGCTCTGTTCGCTGCTGCACCCACAGCGGTTTGCGGTGCCTGTCGGGATTCAGTGTGGGAGGGCAAGTCAGAGCCAGAGGACTTCGTGACTTGTCTCGACTGCGGACACCGTGCGGAGAACCTGACCAGCCATGTCACCAACGCCCACCCAGACTACCGAGATCGCCACCCGGATGCGGTGATGGTGGCGTTGCGCTCCGCTGTTCGGGACAAGGAAGCCTTGCGGGGTCGTACCTTGTCTTCCGAGGTGCGGGCGAAGATGTCTGCCAACGCGGGTCGGTGGAACAAGGGCTTGACGAAGGAGACGCATCCCAGCCTCCGTTCGGCTTCGGAGAAGATGCGGACCAAGGTGCCGTGGTCGAAGGGTCTGACTGCGATGACGGACGAACGGCTCCAGCAGACGGTGGCGAAGTTGAGGCTCTATGTGGGGGAGAGCCGTCCGTGGTCGAACGGGTTGAAGGCCGACCTCACTCTGGAGGACTTTCAGCCGTTCCTTGATGATGAAGGCTGCGTGGATCGTCGTGCCATCGTGGAGGCCACGGGTCTGTCATGGCGGACGATCTTCACCTACATGCAGTCGCTTGATCTGGAGACTTCGGACAAGTACATCCGAGAGCGGTCAGAAGACCAGATCATCAGGCTCGACCGAGAGGTGTTGGAACAGTCGTTGATGGAGAACGGGAAGGCTTGCATCGCCCGGATCATGCGTGACACCGGGCACTCGTTCTCGGTGGTCAAGAGGGAGTGCGCCCGACACGGGTTGGAGATGTTCACCCGAATGGGTGAGCAGATCCTTGTGCTGGACGCGATCTCGGAGGCGTTGGGGGGCAAGCCGTACAAGATGGAGTGGAAGGATTGGAGGTTCGTCAACCCCGCTACAGGTTGGCGTTTCAAGTTCGACGGCTACTTCCCCGATGTGGGGTTGGTGGTCGAGTATCACGGGCATCAGCACTACATCTTCCCGAATGCTTGGCACTACAAGCCCGAGCACAAGGAAGCATGGCACGCGATGTTGGAGCGCGACCGGATCAAGAAGGAGATGGTCGAGGCGTCAAGTGATCTCACCTACTTGGAAGTCCGCTTCGATGACTCGTTGACCTCGGTAGATTTCTACCGGGGCTTGCTTCGTCGGTAGTCGTCTGTTACTGTCGCTTTGCCCGCAAGGGTACCTTCTTGGTTCTCGTAGCCGAGAAGGTGGTAGGGGTTCAATGCCTTCCACCGGGCGAGCCTACTATCAACTTGAGGGGTGGGTTCCTCTCTTTCCTCCAAGCCTTTGGTTTAGGGGGAGCCTGTCGAGCAAGGTTCTGGCTCGACACGGAGGCTTCAACGCTTCCGTAAAAGGCATGGGTCGGTCGGGCGTTTCGTGCTCCCAAGATCGACCCGAGACCCTTCGGGGACTCCAAAATAGCCGCCATCGCCATCGCGATCACGGAGTGCGCCTTCCTTTCGGCACACTCCCCAAACCCCCAGTAAGGTATCGTCCACTGGGGGTTTGGTCTATCTGGGGGCTTCGTTCGTCGGTAGGGAGCCTATGGGCTCACCACAGGCATCAAGACTTCTCGTAGGAGTGGCCCCATCATGCCCCGCATCATCACCGCCGCTGACCGATCTGCTCTCATTCGTCTGGCGAGCACCCTCCCTGCGGGCTCTGAGGAGCGGAAGGTGATCCTCGCCGGGTTGAAGCAGGCCCGCGCCCCCCGTGAGAACCAGACGGCTGGTCGCCTATCGGCTGATATGCGGAAACGAGAGGACGAGATCGAGTTCCTGTCCAGCGCGGGCGGCAAGGTGTTGAAGACCTACAGGAGCGTCTGGATGGAAGCCGCGAGGCTGGCGGAAACCTATGAGGGGTCGCCAAGTTACTCCCCTGATAGTGATTGGGGTGTTGAACAGGATCAGCGGGAGATCACGAACCAACTTGGTATGCAGGCGGCATCACTGAGGCAGACGGCACAAAGGCTTCGGCAGTTGGTTGATGAACTGGAATCCTTCGCCGCTCAGGCGAAGAAGGTCGCTGATTCGTTCTAATCGGTAGCCTCTCTATGGACTCCCTGTGGGCAGGAGAGTCCATGTCCCGCAAGACCGCAAAGGCTGACCTGACTCCTGTTCGGCAGCGCACCCAGTATTCATGTATGGCAACCTCAATGAGCATGTGCCTCCGTGCTCTGGGCCACGAGTGCGACGAGGACGAGGTCAACAAGGTCATGGGCGCACGTCCCATGAAGGGCGCAGCGTGGGAGCAGGCGTTGGCCTGTGCCCAGCACTACGGATGCCGTGCGACCCTCACGTCACCCTCGACTGTGAAGCAGTTGAAGGAGTGGACCGACGCAGGCAAGCCCGTGATGATCGCGTGGAACCCCGAGGGCCGCGAGTGGTCCCACGCCAGCGTGGTGTTCGACGTGGACGACGACTTGAACGTCTACGTCGCTGACCCCAACATCCCTGATCCCGACGAGACTGTCCGGGTTGTGCCCAAGGGCGAGTTCTACAAAAAGTGGTACGAGAAGTGGCCCAACTACCTCGTCCGCCGACCTGCGATGATGATCGACCGTGAGATCACCGCTGATGGGAGACAGGTCATGGCGTCTGCCGAGCGCGTGGCCTCGGCCTTCGCCCGCAGGGCTGCACAGGCGCGGATCGACAACAAGTTGAAGCGCGAGATCAACGCACGGATGCGTCGTCTCGGCCTCGACGGCAACGGACGCTTCCGCAAGCCCGACCGTGGCTTCGCAGCCGCCGTGGACGCCATGCAGGAGCACGGAGTCACGCTGGACGGTGTGGTCAGCGCCCGTGAGTTCTCTGCACGACCCAGTGGCACCGTCCGCGCCGACATCGCCTTCATCGACGGCTCCCAGCCTTATGCGCCGGGCATCACCATCTCCAACTCCATCCTCTATCTCCAGTACACGGAAGTCAGCGACGACCGGTTTGAGGTAGTGGCCTACCTGTCGTAGAGGACGCCATGACCACGAAGCACGCGAAGAAAAGCAAGCGCAAGGACCGCACTACCGAGGTCCGCACGGACAAGAAGGATCCCAACAAGGTCCGTGGCAAGGCCCCCTCTCGTCGGAACCCCCACGCTCTTGATGCCCTGTTGAACCGACCCGCCGGGCCTTCGGACAAGCGCAAGCAACGCACGAAGCGCAAGCGCAGCGTTCCCCGTGGGAATACCAAGCACAAGAAGGACTTGCGGCGGGAGCGGTACGCTTCGGCTGCTCGCGTGGCGACCATGTACCTGCTGTCGCGGAAGTCGAACGAACTGATCCGCCTCAAGTACAACAACCTCGGGGATTTCGGGGGCACTGACCCCATCCAGGACTCGTGGATTCTGGAGGTCGCTGGCCCCTACGAGGCCATGCAGAGTTGGCAGGCTGGCGGTCTTCCGACCTTGAGGAGGGGCTAATGTCCAAGGTGATCTCAGCGCAGCGCGCCTTCACGATGCTTGTGGGCACTCTCCGTCAAGGGAGTGATCCCAGCCTCGGACCCGCAGGCAACCCCGACGTGACCCGCTCGACTGCCACCATGCAGTACATGCCCGAGGTGGCTGTGCGTGGTGGACCCCGCACGGTGTCGCTCAACAACGATGCCCGTGGTCTGACCACCTACCGAGGGAACCTCCTGGAGCCCTCCGGTCTGGGTCCACAGAACTCGACGGGCACTGTCCAGTTGACCTCGGTTGCCTTCGACGGCCCCACGAGCCTGATCCTGGGTCAGTACACGCTGACCACGGACGAGGACTTCGTGGTCACGGCTGCCGTCGCCAGCACCACGGCGAACCTCACGACCGCCATCAACTCCTTGCCCGACTACTCGGCTGTGGATGATGGGGTGGACACCATCACCATCACCGGCCCCGTGGGTCTCACGGGTAACGTGATCGAGTTCCGGGCCGCTGGTGTGTCTCCCTACCACTTCACGCTGGCACCCGCAGACGGGTCGCTTGACGGGGCCGAGCCCACGATTGGACCCTGGACCTTCACGTCATAGGAGATCACATGTCCGCACCGAAGCGCCAGACGAAGGAAGACCGCGAGTACATCCTCGCCAACCTTCCCGGCGGGGTACGGCGCGTGCAGGTCATCGAGCCCAACGGCAAGCAGGTGTACAAGCGCCCGGACGACGTGGATGTGGTCCGGGACCAGATCATGCTCGCCAGCGACGGGACGCCCATCTGCATGAGGGGCAAGCCTGGCCGCAAGCCGAAGGCTCAGTTGAACCCCGTGACCCCACAGATCGCAGAGGTCGAGCAGGCCCGGCAGGAGCACATTTCTCAAGACCCTCTCCGCCACGCGGCGAAGAAGGACGCCGAGAGCGACGAGGTGCTCAACGCCATCATCGCTGCCATGGCCGACGAGGCTGCCGCCATCGAGTTTGAGCGTGGCGAGGCTGCCCGGCACGGACAGGACACCGCCAACCACTCAGCCAAACGTGCGCGAGTGCTCAAGGGCATGGCGGACACCTGGTTGAAGCGGAAGCAGCAGATTGAGGGTGGGATCATCGACCTCGACTCCCCCGCCTTTGCGGCCCTGTTCGGCATGATCCTGGAGACCTTCAAGGGAGCCATGGCCGACGCCGGAACCCGCCCCGAGCACATCGAGACCATCTTCGCCAAACTGGTGAAGGAACTGGACGAGGACTCGTGGCGTGAGGAAGCGAAAGCGCGCATGAAGGAGAAGGTGCGCTGATGCCGACGAACGTGGTCAAGACCCCCGAGGATGAACGCCTGTGGCAGAAGGCTAAGACCCGTGCGAAGGAGCAGGGCAAGGCCGACAACTGCGGCTACATCATGGGCATCTACAAGCAGATGAACTCCGACCGCTTCAAGAAATCCGCACGTCGGGTCGCGCAGCGGTACGCCGCAAAGGCCCGGTGACCGATGGGTCTGGCTGACATCGCCGCCGCAGTCGGTCGGCGGTCCTCTACGTCTGACTCCGATGCCGTAGACATCATCACGTTCATCGAGGCTCCGTGGGGTCTCGGGCTCAAACTGTTCCCGGTGCAGAGGATCATCCTCAAGGCGCACTATGGAATGGCACTGGACGACAACCAACTGGGCATCCCCCTGGACATCCCGGTTGACCAGACGCACCCCCAGTGGAACGACTCGTGGGCCGAGCACCTGGACGACGAGGGCTACTACAAGTGGCGCATCGTGGTCACCGACTTCCGCCGCGAGAACACCGAGTGCATGACAGAGGCGGGCTACCTCCGCTTCCTCTACGACGAGGGCCGGTGCAACATCCGGGAGGTCGTGCCCGGCCACCAGCGCCGGGAGATGGTCCTGTCCGTGGGCCGACGGTCCGGCAAGACCCTGATCACATCGTGCGTGGTCGCCTACGAGACGTACAGGCTGCTGCTCAAGGGCAACCCCCAGAAGGTCTACGGCTCGTCCCAGAGCAACGTGATCCAGTTGATCTCGGTCGCGACCGACCGGGATCAGGCCGGGCTGCTGTACCGCGAAGCCAGCGGCCACTTCACGAAGTGCGACTTCTTCAAGCCCTACGCAGCCAACGCCACTCAGTCCTTCGCGACGTTCCAGACCCCGTTCGACATCGAGCGGTACGGCTCCTACGCGGACAACCAGAAGGCCAGATACTCCATCAACGTCACCTTCCGCTCCTGCGTGGCGAAGGGGCTCCGTGGTGGTGCCAACCTCCTGGTCGCGCTCGACGAGGTTGCTCACTTCGGGGAGAAGGGGCAGGCCAGTGCCGACGAGGTCTACCAGGCGGTCGAGCCGAGCACTCGTACATTTAGTCCCAAAGATCCAAAAAACCCAACCCGCCCGATTGGTGAGAACGAGGGTCGGATCATCCTGATCTCGTCACCGCTGGGCAAGCAGGGCCTTTTCTACAAGCAGTACCGGTTGGGCTTCGGCAACAACAAGGCCGCCGACAACCTGATCTGCATCCAGGCCCCGACCTGGGAGGTCAACCCGACGGTGCCTGCCGAGACGTTCGTGGCGTCCTACCTCAAAGACCCCAACGTCTTCTTCACCGAGTTCGGGGCCGAGTTTAGCGACCGCACGAAGGGGTGGATCACGGACAAGGCTGATCTCGTCGCCTGCATCGACCCAGACCTGCGCCCGAAGCACAGTGCCCCTGCCCGGATGCCCCACTTCATGGGCCTCGACGTCGCGTTGGTGGGCGACTACACGTCCGTCGCCATCGGACACAACGACGCCAACGGCAACGTGGTCCTCGACTACATCGACAGGATCAAGGCGGGCGAGGGGGACTACGAGCACCTCGACCGACTGGAGTTCGACGACGTGGCCGACTGGGTCTATGACCTCAGCCGCAAGTTCTACATCAGCGAGGGCATGTTCGACCAATGGTCCGGCATCCCCATGGAGCAGGCGTTGAAGAAGCGCGGCCTCTCCACGCTCAAGTCGGTCCACCACACCCGGAACCTGTCGAGCCAGATGTTCCAGAACTTCAAGAACCTCATGCTCGACAAGAAGATGACCCTGTACGACTGGCCCATCCCGGACGGGGATGACCACTCGGCTCACATCGCCGAGTTGCTGGAACTCCAGGCCGAGTTCATCAGCAAGTACATCATCAAGGTCGAGGCCCCCAAGGTCGAAGGCAAGCACGACGACCTCTCGGACGCCCTGGTCCGCATGGTGTGGGTCGCCACGAACAACTCGGCGAAGCGGGTAGTCCTCGCCGGGCACCGCCGAGGGAACATGGGCCCCTCGGCTTCCTCTGGGGCGGGATCACGGTTCGGTCGTGTCCCTACCTCGCTCAAGGGTCGCTCTGGCTCTCACCCGGACCGCCAGATCCCGAAGACGCGGCGCGGGGGTGGACGAGGTTGCGGCGGTTCCGGTAGGCGGTAGGGTGCCTATCCCTCCCTGCGGTTAGGAGACACGCATGGGCACCTTCATTCAGAACTCAAACCTGGACGATGCTGGCGACGTCGAGTTGATGTTCCCCGGCGACCGGATGCCTGTGATCGCAGGCCCGACCCTCCGCGCCAACGGCTGGAGGGGTGGCATCTTCGTCATGTACGTCACGGGCACGGACGACTTCACCGTCGAGGCCAGCGACGGCAACATGGCGACAGGGTTCATCCTGTTCCAGAGCGAGGACTACCAACTGACCCCGCCGGACGGGACGGGTCCGGGATCACCGCAGAACTTCACGTCGCAGCAGTTCCTCAACCCCACGGGCGGGAACAACGTCGTCACCGTCATCAACGGAGGCACCCGCGCCTACTTCCGGGTGTTTGAGACCGTCGCCTTGAACGGCGCTGGGGCGAGGGCAGGCGGACCCATCACCTACACCCTCAACGAGGACTTGAAGGTGAGTGAGAGCGGCCTCCTGTGCAACGACTCGGACGTGAACCTCGCTGCTGCTGGAGTCACGACACCTCAAGTCGTCGGTATTGTGTCTGCGGTGCCCTCGGCTGCCAACGGCAACCGGCTGTGCCTTGACATGAAGTACTGAGGTTTTCCTTGTCCCGTCTGCGTGCCACATTGTCTCCGACCGAGACAGACCGAGAGATTCAACTGGCCCTCGACCGAGCGGCCCGTGAGATCGAGTCTGCTCTCCGCGTGGCGTCGTCCGCTCCCATGGAGAGACATCGCAAGCGCGGCACGTTGAGTGACCTCCAGGGGGCACTGGACCAGATCACTCGGGTTCGGTATCTCAGCCCGGCGCGTCCCGAGCGCGAGTCCTACGAGGACTGGAAGGCGCGGCATGACAAGCGGGATCAAGAGCGGCGTGCGCGGCGCGAGCAGCGCGCTCTGAGGGAGCAGACCGATGTCGGATAAGAACGAGGGCCAGCCCGTCGGGAAGGTCCGCAACGGCGACGGGAAGAAGAAGGCGAAGACAGGCAAGCCTCGCAAGATCACGTCGTCCATGATGCGGGCGAAGACCGCGTCCTTCGGAGCCCTCGGCAACGGTGGGTCCATGGAGGGCATCGGCGGCAACTTCTACTCGCCTGAGTTGTCCACCGACTTCCTGGAGTTGCCTCAGAGCCTCCACGAGCAGTGGAACTACTACCGCTTCTTCTACCGCACGGAGCCCTTCGTGGGTCAGGCGGTGGACCTCCACACGGAACTGCCGATCAGCAAGGTCCGCATCGGCATGGCGAAGGCGAAGAACCGTGATCTCGCCGTGGCTGCGACCCGCTTCTGCGAGCGTTGGGCGCAGCGCATCAACCTGCTCGACCGCCTCCTGACCATCACCCACGAGCGGAACCTGATCGGGGTGGTGAACATCTGGTGCGAGGACGCCAACGAGGAGATGCCTCGTGAGGTCCGCGAGGAGGAGGTCCGCATCCTCAAGGAAGACGGCGAGGCCGTCGAGGAATGGCAACTCCGAGGAGATGCCGACGAGCGCGCCGTGGCGTGGCTCAAGAAGAACTACAAGGGCTGGACCAGTGTGCGGGTGTTGCCACCCGAGCAGATCAAGATGCAGTCGTTCAACTTCACGGACGAGCGCATCTTTGAGTTGATCCCGGACAGCAAGACCAAGGCCATCATCGAGAAGTACCAGCAGGGCGACAAGGACGCGAAGCGCATCGTGGAGTCGATGCCTCCTGCTGTGGTCAAGGCGGTCGTCGAGGGGTCCAACATCCCGCTCAACACTGACCCCATGGCGGGGTCATACATCTACTGTCTGGTGAACCGGAAGTCCGACTACGACCCGGAGGGCCGCTCCATCCTGGGTCGGTGCATGAGGATCCTCGTGTACCGGGACAAACTCCGGCAGGCCCAGACCAGCATCGCCTCCCGGCACATGACTCCGATTCGGATCGTCTACGGGGAAGACCTCGACGCGGCTGATGTCGAGGCGTTGCGCGAGCAAGTGGACATGGCCCTGCAAGACCCTGACTACTCCATCATCGCGAACTTCCAGATCAACTGGGAGGAGATGGGTGCGGACCAGCGGTTGCTCGACCTCAATGGCGAGTACGACCTGACCGACCGCCAGTTGTACGCGGGCCTCGGGGTCACCGAGGGGTTGCTCTCGGGTGAGTCCTCCTACAGCGGGGACAGGATCAACCTGGAGGTCATCAACACCCGGTACATGCTCCTGCGCGAGCAGTTGCAGGACTTCGTCGAGAAGCACCTGTTTGAGCCGATGTGCCGTCGCATGGGTTTCATCGAGGAGGACGAGGACGGAGAGGAGCGCGTCGTCGTGCCCACGCTGTCGTTCACCCGACTGGCTCTGCGGGACAACCGAGACACCTTCGACGCCCTGTACAACCTGTACCAGAAGGGCTCTCTTGACGTGGACACCATCCTGGAGTTGCTCAACCTCGACCCCGTGGCGGTGCGCGAACGCATCGAGCGCGACCTGTTCACGGTCAACGACCCCACGTTCAACGAGGTGCTGCGCGGCGTCTACGGCGACACGGGCCGGGCGATTGCCGAGAACTCCGACGCTGCCGAGAAGATCGCGAAGGTGCTGGGGCTCAAGTACGAGCCACCGAAGGAGGAAGGCGGGGGCCGCTTCTGATTCGGTAGTCCGCCTATCTCCCCTGACTCCACAAGGAGAGCACCATGTTCAAGGCAAGCACACTTCGCCGCATCCTCGCTTCCGAGGGCATCCTCAAGACGGCGTATGCCAACACCCTGTCCTACATGGTGCAGTTGGGCAGTGATGCCGCGAACTACAATGCGACGGTGCGGGGGGAGGACAACATCCCCAACTACCGCGACACCGCCAAGCAGGTCGAGCGCCTGCTGGAGAACAGCGTCCGCAACATCGACAGCATCACCTTCGATCCCCGTAGAGGGACCATGAAGGTGTACTTGACGTTCGACTCTGGGGCCGACGAGGAGAAGTCCTTGTACAAGGCCGAGGCTGATCTGGAGAAAGCCTTCAAGGAGATCGGCGAGGGGTACGACCACCACCGCTACTTCCTCTACGGAAGCATCGACGGCGACTTCTCCGACTTCAAGATCGAGGACGGGGCCATCGAGGCGTGGGGCTGATTCAGAGGTTCTGGGTGTGCGCCCGTGCCTTTGAGTGGGTGAGGTACACCCCAACCCACTCACCAGCACGGTTCCAGACGTGGAACCCGTCGAGCATCAGCCCGGTCGGTGTGGGCCACGTTCCGATCCAGATCAAGGGTGATGGGTACTGCATGGTCAACTCCTCTCTGTGACTCTCCGCATAGACACAGTAGGGAGGTCGGTAGTGACGCTATACCCGTGGGGGCTGTAGACACTCACCGGGAGAAATCAGCACATGGCCCAGCCTCCCTTCCTCGTAGACGAACTCCAGATCGAACCTGGTAGCGGTGACACCCTCACCCTGTCGCGGGATTCGACCGACGGGGCGATGAAGTTCGTTGACGCTGTGCTCACCTCTGGTGCGCTGCTCCCGAATCTCGTCGGCCTGCGGAACGTCACCGGGGTCTACATCGTGGGCCGCGCTGGCGACGGTGCTCCCTACACGAGCATCCAGGACGCCCTCGACGCCGTGCCGGACTCGTCCAGCGCGGCGGCTCCCTCACTGATCATGATCCTGCCGGGGCTCTACACGGAGAACGTGACCATCCAGAAGGACGGCGCGTATCTCGTAGGACTCGGTGGGGTCACACTCACCAACAGCGGCGCGAGCGACACCGTCGAGATCAGCGCCGCCGTCACCACGACCCCGCAGGACGTCCTGCTCCGAGGACTCAAGATCCAGAACACCTCGGCGGCCCAGTCCTGCGTGAGGATCATCGGAGCCGACTCGTTCGCTTCGGGAACCGTCACAGTGAACGCTGCGCCACTGGCTACCGGGGACACCATCACCATCAACGGCATCGCGCTCACCGGAACTGCTGGGGTCAGGACGTCCGGGAGCAACGATTTCTCGGTCAGCAGCGGCACCACGGACGGCATCGCCGCTGAGATCGTCGCAGCCATCAACGACACGGCCAACTCGTTTGCCACGCTCGTCGAGGCATCCGCTCTGCTCAACGTGGTCACCTTCACGGCTGTCACCGCAGGGTCCGGCGGCAACGCCATCACCCTCGCTGTGAGCACCACGCCTCCGGGCAACATGACCCCATCAGGAGCCAACCTCGCTGGAGGCGGCTCTGCGGGCTCCCTCGTGGGCAACGGGGTCATCACCATCGAGGACTGTGAACTGCTGGCAGCGGGCGCTGCGGGCTACCAGGTCCGAGCCGACACCTCGGGCCACATCCGGGTCCGTGGCGGCACCTGGCGCGGCAGCGACAACGCCAGCCTCTCGACCGCTTCCAACTGCGCCCTCTTTTCGGTGGCCGACGTCGAGTGGGCCAACGACTTTGAGGTCGCCTACGACACCACGGCAGACCGCCCCGCCGACACCACCTGCGAGTACGAACTCCTGAGCGTGGGTCGGATCAACGGCGTCCTGTCCAACCTCTCGGGTGCAGGATCACTCGCCCTCAAGAACTGCCCTGAGACGGCAAGCGTGAGCCAGGACGGGGACCAGACCCTCAATGCCTACCTCTCCACGTTGGGCGCATTGACCCTCAACGGCACGACTGTGGCCACCCTCTACGGCAGCACACGGACCACCGCGACTCAGGCTGGTGGCAGTCCCACGCTGGCCGAGCCTCACGTTCGGGGTGAGAGGGCCTTTGCGGCGTCCGCGTCCGAGACCATCACCTTCGACATCCCCGCCCCGGACACCAACTACACGGTGCTGGTGGAGAACCCGTCACCGACAAGCACTCTGGCGATTCGGAACAAGACAGCCACGGAGTTCCGCATCGAGGCCACCCCGGCCCTCACGGACACCGTTGGCTACTCTATCGTCCGCAGCCTGTAGGAGATCACATGAGCAACCACGACGACTTCTGGACCAGCCTGGCTGCGGGCCACACCAACACGGTGCTGGCTGGCGCGATGGACTCCCACCTGTCGGGCAAGAGCATCGACGAGTCGTTCGGCTCCGTTCGCACCCTGACCGACGTTCACCGACAGGCCAACGCGCTCTCCCTCCCCGTCGAGGCGGGCACGAAGGTCGTGTTCGCTGGCGGCCTGGGCGCGCACATGTCCTACGACGACGTGCCTGCTGATGGGATCACGGGCGAGGTCGTCACGGTCAAGTCCGCCACGGGGAGCATCACCCACCACGACGGCAAGGTCTTCGTGAAGTGGGCCGACGGCAAGTTCCGTCCCATCCACGCCGAGCACCTGCGACTGGCTGGGCACGGCAAGCAGGCTTCCGGCAACACCCTCAAGGTTCTCCGTGACGGTCGCGAATACTGGATTGAGAGAGGTGGTCACCACCGTACATGGGATGATCGGTTCAAGGGCCCCTTTACCGCTGCTGATGTCGTCGGAGAAGTGGAGAAGCGCCTCAAGAAGGATCCTGATGTGGTCGTCATGGGGCGCAATCACTCTCTTGGTCGGAGCGGTGCGGCAGACGCATACAGTACGGCACCCTTCGTCATCCTTGACCGCAGGGGTGATGTGGTCGATGAAGGCTACACCCTTGAAGGTCTTTGGAATAAGTGGTTCGACCGCTTCCTCGGTTGGAGGATGGCTTCCTCGATTCAGGCATCCGACGTCAAGGCGACGTTTGAGAAGATCAAGGCCCTGGCCGAGAAGAAGCCGAAGAACAAGTTCCTCAAGGACTTGCTCAAGCAGATGGCCGACGAGGGCTTCACTCCCACCGAGAAGCAGATGAAGGTGGTGAAGGAGATCGAGGGCGAGATCGAGCAGCAGTCCGAGATGAAGAAGGAGTTGAAGGGCCTCGACAAGGACGCCGCGTTCGACCCGAGCATCATCGGCGAGAAGAAGGGTGGCCCGGTCGAGCATGACCCCGAAGACAAGAACATCATGAGGCACTTCGGTCAGGGCGACCTCCACGGCATGGCCGAGATGGTCAAGGGCAAGACGGCAACCTTCCGGGTCGCCAGCCTCGGCGACCTCACCCAGTTCCTCAAGGTCGCGGACGGCACACTGGTCCACAAGAGCACCAAGGATCTCTGGTCCTTCAACAAGGACGCCGACGGCAACTTCCTCGTCTCTCGGCTGTTCGACGACGAGGGCGAGCCCTTGAAGGTGTGACCTTGTCTGCTGTGTCCCTATCGAGGACCGCTTCACGCTTCTCCGACCAGTACGAGTCTGCGGGGACGCTGGGTGGCGTGGACCCATCCCTTGCGAAGGAGATGGCTCAGTCCGGGTTGCTGGACGGCGACTCGGAGGACGACAAGATCCCCACGTCGTCGAAGCCCATCAAGTCCGTCCAGTTGAACCCATCGCAGACGACCCTCGTGCTGAAAGACGTGGTGGGCATCGCTCTGGAGATGCTGCTCAAGCGGCAGGGCCTCGGGGAAGACCTGGGAGCCCTGGTGTCCTCCGACCGCTACATCATGGACGGGCACCACCGCTGGGCCGGGAGCATCCTCGCTCATGGCCCACGAGCCTCAGTGAAGGTGTGGCTGTCCTCCCTGCCGGGGAAGGAACTCGTCCGGGTGTTGAACATCGTGAGCAAGGGGGCCTATGGGGTCACCTCCGGGAACACAGGCACCGGGTCCATCAACGACTTGACCCCAGCCAACGTCCGCCGCCAGTTGGAGACGTTCCTCCGCGAGGGGCGGCAGCACAAGCATTTCTCACCCTCAGCCGAGCAGGTGGCGAAGATCCTGGAGACCAACTTCGGGTCGGTGGAGAACGGGGTCAACGTGCTCGCCGAGCGGGCGAAGTTGATCCCGAAGGCGGTCCCCTCCTGGGCCCCTGTCCGGGACCAGATGCCGGTCATCCGCCGGAAGAAGGTCCAGGACGCAGCGAAGTTGCTCACTCAGGGGGTGGTGGACTGGGCCCCGCCCTACTCCGACTCCGAGCGCAGGGCTTCATTCGGTAGTGCGTCTATGGCCCCCCTCCCCGTAGGAGAGACATCCATGCGTCCTGATCCCACCCGCGTTGCAGCCCGATACGCTTCGCAGTCGAAGACTGCTGGCATGGTCCGTACTGCGGGCGAGGTCCGCTTCATCAAGGACCGCAGCGGTGACGCTGGCGAGTGGGCTTTCGGCCCTCCCGGTCCCAGCGAGCGTGACATCCAGCAGGACTTCGTGTTCAACGCGAAGCACCTCAAGCCACTGGCCCAGACCCTCCGGTCTGCGCTGATGGCCCTCGGTCACGTCACCAGCGCCTACAACAAGTTCGTCAAGATCAAGAGCCGCAACGTGTCCCCCGACGGGTCGCTGGGCGGCAAGGGGTACATTCAGAAGATCCCCGACATGCGACGGCAACTGATGAACTGCGTGGAAGCACTCTCCGCTCTGACCGACACCATCTACGACGAGATGACTGCACCTCACTGGAACCCCACCGAGGACACCCTCGACCCCCGCGACCGTGAGGAGGTCAAGGAGATCATCGAGGACGCCGAGGAGATCAAGGACGATCCCGAGGCGTGGGCGTCCGGTCAGGAAGAAGAACTCGACGCGGAAAACGAGGAGGCGATGGGCAAGACCGCTCGCCGTGTGATGCTTCGGTACGCGAACAGGAGGCTCGCATGAGCAACGACAAGACCGCAGAACTCGACATCCTCGCGGAAGCCTTCCTGCCCTCCGACCTTCTGACCCCATCCCTGGGGTCCAACTACGGTCTCGATGGCTACCCCGACATGGAGTACAACATGGGTGTGCTCGATGCGGTGGTGAACCCCGACTACCACGAGTCTCCCGCTCTCCCGACAGGCGTCCGTATGACGGCTGCTGCGGAGATGGATGTGCAGGACATCCTGGACGGGCAGCCCCTCGCCGATCTGGACTGGCTTGATCCCAGCCAGATGCAGGACGAGGAGCGCCTCCCCGAAAACCCTGTAGACCTCGGAATCCCAGAACTCATTGAGGCATGGGGTGTGAACCGCCGCACCGACGGCACGCATCTCACCGCGCACCAGCGCGATCTCACCCGCGCTCGCTACGAGCAGTCCCTGGAGGACACGGGTGGTCGCAAGCGCGTCAACGCTCGCACCATGGAAAAGGTGATCACACACGCCATGCGCCGGTCCATCGAAGGGCAGCACATCGACCGTGTAGTGCGCGAAGCCGCCGAGAGCCTGGGAACCGAGTTCAAGCGCATCGTCCCGCACCTCCGTGCCGTCAAGGCGGATCACGGACTCGCGGGCAACGTGTTCATCCGTGCCGCCGCCTACCCCGGATGGGGTGCTGGCAAGGGCAAGGATCACGCGAAGAAGTACGCGAAGCAGGCCCGCTACATCATCGTCTCCGAGCGAGACATGGAGCAGGCCACCTGGATTCAGAACGGTCGCTGTGCCTACACGGGCAAGGTGGCTGTGACCCAGGTGCCGTGGGAGCGGGCCCTCGCCTACTATGCGCCTCGGCTGGAAGCCACAGGCCGGAAGGTTGCATCGGGTGATCCGAAAGCAGCACTCCGGGCAGCCTTCCTGACCAACCAGACCCAGCGTGTTGCCCACGGTGAGAACCTCCCCGTCTACAAGGCGGCGGGGGACGACATCACCGCTGCGGAAGCACGCCTCGCCGTGGATCAGGCCGACACCACCCGTAAGGTGGTCGAGGTCACGGAAGCCCACCTCCGGCAGCGTCTCGCTGCGTGGCGGAAGGCTCACATGCTCGACGATATGCAGGTGCGATCCATCATCGACAGTACGGCCTCACCCAATGACAAGTTGGCCGCAGCAGTCGAGATGGTCACCGCCACCCGACGTGGCTCCTTCACAGGGGCTGCGAACCGTGGGGAGGATGCGGCGCAGGAGCGCCACGAACGCACCCTCGCCGCGAAGCGGGAACGTCGCCAGGCCCACAGCGAGCGGTTGGCTGCTCTCTCCGAGCAGCGCCGACAGGAAGACATCAAGGCCCGCGTGGCTACCGTGCTCAAGCACATCGAGCGTGGGGCCCGTGGCTCCTACCTGCGGAAGATCATCGCGAAGACGATCCCGCAGGAGTACGCCAGTGCAGCCACCCCGATGCTGCTGCCGACCCTCAAGAAAACGGGGGCTCTGCGAGACTCCGTGGCGAAGGTCGCGTCCTACGACGGCCCTGTCTTTGAGGTCGCCCAGCCGGAACGGACCTCGGTGACGCTCACCGCGCACGAGACGGCTCTGGCGAAGGCTGCATCGGCTGGGGGCACCAGCGTTCCGGTCATCCGTGGCACCCTCCAGAAGATCCGGCAGGCTATGTCCGAGGGCATGGCGGGCAAGGATCTCAGCGGGTTCATCGGGCTCCGCTTCACCGAGCGGGTGCTGACCGCCTCCACCGACCTGATCGCAGAAATCCGAGGCCGCCACGAAGGCGCGTCCGGTCACCTGTACGTCGATGCCGAAGCCTACGCTTCGCCTACGGGATCAGCGGGCTGCGAGAAGGCCGCGTCGAAGCACCGCGCCAACCAGATTCCCTCCGTGGCTGCCATGGACCGCTGCGCGTCCTGCACACTGGTCCGCACCCTGGAGGACGGCACCCGCAAGTGCGGTGCCTACAACAAGACCCTCCTGGATGACATCACCGGGGATGACATCGACAGGATCAAGGCGGCCAACATCAAGGGCGCTGACATGAACGACGCCGAGGTCACCGCCTCACTGTTCGCTCCTACCTATGATCCCTCCGAGTTCAACCTGCACAACGCGAACCTGGAAGGCATCGAGACCGCCCTCCCCGAGACCGAGAAGTTGTCGGAGATCTTCTTTGGTGGCTGGGATCTGTAGGAGGATGCGATGTCGTTTGGGCCCTCAGCACGAAGGGTAGCCCGCCGTAAGCAGGCGGACGCGGACCACGCCACCTCCATCGCTCTGATGAAGTGGCTGTCGAAGCAGACAAAGAGTCTGGGGATCGCGCAGCACGTCTACATCGTGGGCGGTGCGGTGCGGAACTTCGTGCTGGACCAGCCCATCAAAGACATCGACATGGTGGTGGACTCGCTCGCCCTGCGGGGCAACCGCGACTCCGAGTGGGTGGCACAGCGCCTCGCCCAGCGGATTCCCGGCTCCGCGATGCCGAAGATCCACACCTCCAACCTGGGGGTGTCCACCATCAAGATCACAGGCGACTGGCTGCTCGACGGCAACCAGATGAAAGGCAAGGACATCGACATCGCGAACGCCCGTGAGGAGGAGTACGCGGTGGACCCCGCGACGGGCGAGTACACCGGACACAAGCCCATCAAGGTGAGCCCGACCACGATGGAGATCGACGTCTCCCGCCGTGAGTTCACGTTCAACACGCTCATGTGGTCGCTGATGTCGGTCGCCGACGGCCCCGACAAGGCTGAAATCATCGACATCACTGGCTGCGGTCTGCGCGACTTGAAGAACCGCGAGATGCGCTGCCCCAGCGATCCCGACGAGACGTTCGCGCAAGACCCCACCCGGATCATCCGCACCATCAAGTTCGCCTTCAAGTACGGCATGAAGTTGCCACCCGACGTGAAGGCCGCAGCGAAGCGGCAGGCGAAAGGGCTCAAGCGCATCCCGTCGAAGGCGTGGACCGTGCTCCAGACCATCGTGTTCGACAACCCTCAGTACAAGAAGGCCCTCGACGTCATGGCTGACCTCGGGGTCACGGACGTGCTGGCCGAGATGATGCAGTCGGACAAGCAGTTCCGCTCCACCCTGGGCAAGTACTCCCAGGGCCGGGGGTTGGCCTACATGTTCGACCTGATGGACGTGGGCATTCCCGTTGACGAGCCCTTGAAGTTCCTCGACGCGGACCAGCGGAAGCGTCTCCGAGAGGTCACGACGGGCATGGACCGCGATGACGCGATGGCCTACCTGGAGGCGTTGAAGAACCCCGGCAAGGTCTACGACCGCAAGTTCATCCCCACCCTTGCCAACAGCCTCGGCTACGGCGGCAAGCAGATGCGGAACTTCATGCAGACGGTCACCCCGCTTGGCCGGGAAGCCCTGCTGCGTGACCCCAGCCTCAAGGACAACCCGTCGGCACTGATGCGCGAGGTCGAGCAGGCTGCGAAGCGAGCCCTCCCTACTCGGGTGGCGATGCGGTGGGCCTCCGAGAACGAGCCTACTGACCCTGGCCTGTGGGCGAAGGTGCAGGCCCTCGCCAAGGGTGAGCAGAAGTCCATGACCCACGACGGCAAGACCATCGAGGCTCCCAACGACGGTGCGGGCTTCAAGGTGTTCCCGAGCGCCTACGCCAACGGCTGGGCGAGCAAGACCTACGGTGATCTCGGCGGCGGCTGGAAGAAAAAGGCTTCCGCATCTCGCATCGCTGATGCGTGGGGTCCGATGCTCCGTGAGGCACGCAGCCAGAACCCCTATGCCACTGATTTCGGGGGTAGTTGGACCATCAAGTTCGACGTTGGACGGATGGAGCCTCTGCTCTGGACACCTTCTGGGTTCAAGGATTCCCGCAAACTGGACTACACGCGCTCGTCACGCAGTCCGAAGGACTTCCGTACACAGGCGGAAGCCAACCGTGAGATCCAGACAGAGGTGTTGGACTTCATCCGAGACTACAGGTCAGATCAAGCAGACCTGATTCGTGGGTGGGGTTCTCGTACCGCTCGCGGCAAGGCGAAGAAGGACGTGGGCCACGGCGGGCTGGACGAGTGGTTTAGCGGCCACGGCGGGGCCAAGGGGAAGGGCGAAGGTGCTACCTGGGGTGACTGGGTGGCCATCTCCCCCGTGACGAAGACCCTCGACTCTGGGAAGAAGGTCGAGAAGGGCGACATCGTGGGCGACTGCGGCATCTCCGATGACCCCGACTGGAAGGAGATCACGAAGGGCGGCAAGGATCCGCTCAAGTGTATGCCTCGCCAGAAGGCCCACGACATGCCGAAGGCCGAGCGCGCCGAGAAGGCGAAAGCGAAGCAAAGGGCCGAGAAGGCTGACTCCAACCGGGGCAAGAAGCCAACCATGACCCCGACCTTCCAGAAAGAGAAGGGCAAGAAGAAGGCGTCTTCAGATTGGTACTACCCGTGGGATGTGGCGAGCGGCTGCATCTGGGGGTCGGGCGCGTTCAAGTCCGTTGAGCCTGTCGAGACCTGTGGCGTTGAGAAGTCAGCGACGGTGCAGCGCATCCAGATGAAGCGGGAAGCCTCCGCACGGCTCCGCGCTGCGTGGCGAGGCGACCGTGGCTGACCCGAAGCGCCTGGCAACCCTCCACAAGCAGGGGGGCATCTACAAGCCGATGTCGGAGATCACGCCCGGCACTCAGGACTTGCTCGATTCGCCGACCCCGGCGTGGCTGGACCGCGACTACCCCTACGTCGCCCCTCCCGGAGAGGAGCACACGCTCCAGGAACTCAACTACCTCGTCTCGCTGATCCCGCTCCGTGAGAAGTGGGGCCCCTTCATCAAGGCTGCCGACGAGGACGTGGCAGGTCTGTTCGTGACTCTGTGCTCCGAGTTGGGTGCTCCCTGTGATCCTGATGCGCTCCATGAGATGGCCGACGAGGCCGCCATCCTGATCACGAAGTTGAAGTGGCTCTACAACAGGCCGCGCCCCTACCAGATCGCCGAGAAGCACCAGCGCCTTGAAGGACAGGGCAGCGTGTGGCGACCCGGCGATTTCCCCGTCATGGGCACCGCGTCCGCGCACTCCCCGGCGTACCCGAGCGGCCACACCATCCAGTCGTTCCTGTTCGCTTCCCGACTGAGCGAGACGTCCCCGCAGCACCGCAAGGCGTTCATGGACCTCGCCGAGAAGGTGTCCTTCTCCCGAGCCGTCGGCGGCTACCACTGGCCGTCTGACCTCGCGTTCGGCAAGGACATCTTCCGCCACATCGTCATGCCCCTGATGCCCTCGGCGGTCCGTGTGGCAAAGACCTTCACGGTGAACAAAGGCGACCCCATCTGGTACGGCAAGTACCAGAACAAGCGTGGGATCATCGACGGATTCAGCACCAACGACAAGGGCGACACCCTCATCACCGTCGAGCAGGTGCCCAACGAGTCTGGGCGCAAGCAGCCGAAGGAGATGAAACTGTTCAAGGTGCGCCCCCGCAAGGTCGAGGAGAAGAAGGCCGGGGGATCACGGACGCTCTACTACGTCGGCAAGCGCCCGGCACAGCCGAAGCCGAAGCGCGCCGAGTGGCGTCAACGAGGCCAGGACACTCCCGACTGGGTGCGTCCGTGGCTCGACGCCCCTGTGTCGAAGGGTGTCTTCCTGACCTCCAACCCGTTCCTCGTCGCTCCGAAGCACGGTGTGTTCGGGCACGTCTACGCCTACGAGGTTCCCCAGTGGGTCATCAAGGAGGCCAAGGGCATCCACCGCAAGGACGGGGCCAGCGAGGTCTTGATCCCCGAGCCGCTGTGGGAGCATGTGAAGTTCAAGGGCAAGTCCATGAGCCAGGACGACTTCCTGGACCAGGTCTACGGCAGCGACGACGCCGCCTTCACCCGGTCGCGGGGGAACAGGTACAGGACAAAGGCGGACTGGGAGGCCAGCAGGATGGCGTCTGTCCCGAAGAAGTACGAGCACATCGACTTCAAGCCCCCGGAGGGCGTGGCAAACGCCGCCGCGAAGGGGCTGGAACTGCGCCAGAAGGCCAGTCCGTCGAACCGTGGTGGCCTGACCCCAGCCGAAGCCAGCAAGCAGGGCATCGGCTCCGGCGTCCAGCGAGCGGTGAACCTCAAGAACCGTGATCCTGTCTCGCCGAAGGTCATCAAGCAGATGAAGGGCTTCCTCTCGCGCTCCGAGAAGTCCAGCGAGATCAGTGCGGAGAACCGGGGAACACCGTGGAACGACAAGGGCTACGTCGCGTGGCTGTTGTGGGGCGGTGATCCCGCGAAGGCGTGGGTCGAGAAGGTCATCAAGCAGATGGACGCCGCCGACGAGAAGGAGAAGCAGTCGAAGCAGGCTGCGGTCCGTTCGGCTGCGTCGAAGGCCCTGTCCAAAAAGGAAGTCCCGAAGGCGGATGGGAAGGGCACCACGACCGTCTACGAGTACGGCCCCCGCCAGGTGGCCGAGCGCCACAGGGAGAAGGCCGTCCGCATCGAGGCCCTCCGCAAGAAGATGGCCGACCTGCGCCAGAAGGCTCGTGGTGATCTCACCGCGAGTGACCCTGAGACCAGGCTCACCGCGTTGGCGGTGTGCCTGATGGACGAGACCTACGAGCGCGTGGGCAACGAGAAATCCGCAAAGGACGGGCACTACGGGGTCACCAACTGGACGGCGGACCACATCACGCTGTCGGACAAGGCGGCGACCATCCGGTACACCGGGAAGTCCGGCGTCAAGCACGAGAAGAAGGTCACCAACGCCCGTGTGCTCTCGGCACTCCGCAAGGCCCTCAAGGGCAAGGGCAAGGGCGACAAGGTGCTCTGCGACGGGGACGAGTGCTCGATCCTCGCCAAGGACGTGAACGCCTACCTCAAGCCCTACGGGATCACGGCGAAGGACATCCGTGGGCTCCACGCCAACGAGGAGATGAAGCACCACCTCAAGGCCCAGCGCAAGGCGGGTCCGGCTGACCTCCCGCACTCGCGCAAGGAGAAGGACCAGATCCTCAAGGCCGAGTTCCAGGCTGCGCTTGATCTCGCTGCTGCCGCTGTGGGCCACGAGGCTTCCACACTACGCAGTCAATACCTCGTACCCAGTATGGAAGCGTCCTACACACATGACGGCACGGTGCTCGACCGGCTCGACAAGAAGGCCACCCTCTCCGACTCCGAGAAGGAGGACCGGGAGACCGAGCGCCTGGTCCGCCGGTCTCCGAAGAAGAAGCCGCCTCGTCGTGACAAGGAGCGGGGCCGGATCGAGGGCGTCGAGGATGACCCCGACCCCGACGAGAAGCAGGACCAGAAGGATCGGTCGAACAACTACAAGGATGCGGCTGCCCGGCTCGCCCTGCGGTATCTGACCGCAGGTGCAGCGAAGTCGAAGCGCCGCCGGAACAGGCCCCCCTCGGAACGCGAACTCGCCCGACGGAAGCAGCAGTCCGACGCCGCGAAGGCAAAGAACCCGAAGCGCAAGGCCCCGCCGAAACTCAAGGAGGCTCCCGCCCCGAGCGGTGACCGTGAGGAACGCAAAGTCGGAGACGTCTGGGAAGGCAAGGACGGCAAGTGGTCTGCGAAGGGCGACGACGGCGTGCAGCGTGGCTTTGCGTCCCAGGACGCCGCGAAGGCGTGGTTGTCGGGCGGTCCGAAGCCGGGCGAGTCCGATGCCCCGGAGTCGTCGAAGCCCCCGAAGACGGAGGAGCAGCAGGCCGTAGCGAAGATCAACGCGATGGTCGAGAAGTTGACCGCTGAGTCGAGCGAGGTGCTGCACAACCTGGACACCCAGACCCTGGGTGCCGTGGAGGAGGCGCTGGGCGACATCGCCGCACGGGTCACCGATATGGCCCTCAAGGCATTCTCCGTCAAGCAGTTGGAGGAGCAGGCACGGTTCGCCGAGTCTGTGCTACGCCGGGATGGGGAGCCCCCTACCCCGGCTGAGATCGCCAATGCGCTGCTCACGCTCCGGGCTAAGGAAGTCCGCAACGACCCCTTGCTCCTGGACCCGAAGAACCCCATCAGGAACCTGCCAAAGGAGCCGCTGGACTTGAAGGGGGACGCCCACAAGAAGCACATGAGCCAGATGGGTGACGCCTCCGTGAGGGCCATGTACGAGTACAGGGAGATGCCGAAGGACGACCGTGACGCCCACCGCGAAGGTCTCCGCAAGCACATGGAGGAGTTGGAGAAGGAAGGCGCGACTGACACCGAGCAGTACCACATGACCCTGGCTCAGTTGCGAGGGCTCCAGGTGGCTTCTGCCATGGAGGACGGAGACCAGGCCGTTGGGATCAGCCCGACCTTCCAGGTCATGCTCAAGGCTGCCGAGTCACAGGGTCAGGACGTGCTCAAGCAGTTCGTCAAACTCAACCTCACAGGTGCTGCGGAAGGGGACGTCCCTGCACAGCAGCAGTTCCGGCAGGTGCTCCGAGACACCGATCCGCAAGCACTGGCGAGAATCCTCCCCGAGGATCACCCGGCATACGAGGCCATCCAGGCGCTCACCGGAAACCATCTGGAGAACAGCAAGCAGAAGGCGCTCTGGATGAAGCACATGGACTCCGAGTCCCAGGAGATGATCCAGACCCTCATGGAAGATCTGGTCATGGATGACCTCATGTTCACGGACATGGACCTGGTTCGTGGTGGCATGGAGGTCGGGGACATCAAGGGGAAGGGCAAGAAGAAGCGCATGGAGCGCAGACGCAAGTTGGAGGACAAGAGCACCTCCGTCATGGCCCAGGTGATGGCGAAGGCGAAGGAGAAGGGGAACAACACCCTCTACACGCTGTCCTCCGGTTACTTCGGCAAGAAGACCAACTCCGGTCAGAAGCGCCCCACCAGCGGCAAGCCCCCTTCCAGTGGCAAGAAGGCATCCCCCGATCCGCTTTACGCTTACGACTTTCAACCCTGGGGGGCCCTGTGACCCCTCAGAATGGAAATCCTCCCCGGTAGGGTTTCTATACTGACACCCTATGGGTAGGACTTGTAGTGCAAGCCCTGCACCGGGAACCCACACCTTTCGGAGAAAACCATGTCCAGACTGACCCGACGGGGAGCACGCAACCTGACTGCTACCCTCGACCGCATCGCTTCCACCGTGCAGGAGAACCCCGCTCTCCTCGGCATTGACCCCAAGATCGCAAAGGACTTCGCGTACCGCTGCGACCTGATCTCGGACGCCGTTGAGCGTACCGCCGTCGCCAACTTCCCGAAGCAGGCCGACGAGAACAGCGCCATTCCCAGTGCTGGCGGTGACTACGAGGTCGCGAAGCCCGGCATCGAGAAGGAGATCGGCGCTGAGGTCAAGGGCCCCACCTACGAGGAAGACCCCTCGGACGGTGAGGACATCAAGGGCCACTTCACGCAGGCCGACTTCCACCAGTTGACCGAACTGGCTGAGAAGTTGAAGACTGCTGCCCAGAGCATCACGGTCGTCAACGATCACGGATTCAACCTCACCAAGTAGGAGGCACCGTGCGTCGGTTTGCCGAAAACTACGTCAACTACCAAGAGCGGGCCACCGAGTACTCCGTCGGAGACGTCGTGGTGCCGTTTGGTTTGTGGGATTCCCAGAGCGGTCGAGTCACGGCTGTCTGGCCCGCTATTGGTATGGTGGACGTAGAGTTCCCGTCCGGCAACGCACGCTTCCCTGTTGAGGAACTCCAGCGTATGGGCGCTGATGGGCAAGCAGAGCCCCCCAGAACGGACTCGGCTCCGGGCGGGGGAGGCTCTGTCTCTGTTCCCGGCGGCCCGTACCCGGACAAGAAGAAGTCCGCCAACCGTGTGGCACAGGCGTTCGTCAAGCAGTCCCTTTACTGGGCGCAGAAGGATCGCCAGTACCGCATGACCCGCCCCGAGGTCAGTGCAGGACATCCCAACTGCCCTCGCTGTGATCACGGCCCTCTGAGCCGGACGGTCTACAAGCGCCGGGACGGCACCTCCGACCACCTTCTCGGGTGCAAGGGCTGCATGTTCCTGATCAAGGACGCCGACATCGTGAACTTCGGACCTGTAAGCGCCGAGGAGATCGAGATCGAGGGGCAGGACTGATGGCGTTCCTCAAGCGAGCCAGTGCAGTAGTCGTCCACCCCCGCATCTCAGGGCGCGGTTGGGGCGGCATCCGCAAGACCGCATCCTCGGGATCATCGCGAAACCTGACCGACCAGGCGCGAGAAATCCTCGGGACATCGCTGTCCTCCGACGACTACCTCGTGACCCACTGCACCATCGTGGCGTCTGTGGATACCGACAAGGCCCCCAACGTGAAGTTGGGCAACGTCAAGGTCGGCACCCAGACGGTCAACCGTCGGTGGGACGACTACCTGATCAAGCCTGAGTGCTCGCAGTTCGTGAACAACAACGGCGACTCGTGGAGCCGTGCGGTGTTGAAGATGGCGTACCCGACCTTCATCGGGGCGCACAACTTCCGCGAGCACGTCCAGATCGAGGAGCAGTCGAAGGGCCGGATCATCGACGCTGTGGCGCGTGACATCGGCGACTCGCTCTATGTGGACATCCTCGTCGCCACGAACCGCAAGCACGCGGCGCTGGTGCAGGACATCGAATCCGGGAAGATGGCAACCCTCTCCATGGGCTGCTTCCTGCCGGGGACCATGGTGTCCCTTGCCGATGGGACTCGGATCCCCATCGAGGACATCCAGCCCGGCGACATGGTTCTGACCCACAAGGGTCGTGCCCGCCCCGTCGTGAACCAACAGATCCGTCGTCGCCACTGGACCTTGCGGCATATCACCGCCGTCGGAGTCCCCGAAACCATCTCGGCCACGGACACACACCCGTTCTTCGTGTTTCGCGCCCCGGAGGTTTGCGCCTGCGGCTGCGGTGAGCGCCTTCCCGAAATCAAGAACCAGACCCTTCGTTCCATGTCCCGTCGGTTCAAGCGCGGCCATGACAAGCGGGTCTTCAATCCCATGACTACCTACTCGTTGGATGAGTGCCGTGAACGCACGGATCGTCTTGCGAACATCATGTCGGATGTGGAGATGGAGGAGGTTCGAGCAGCCGAACTCAAGGTCGGTGACTTCCTCTGCTTCCCTCGTGCTCAGTTTGACGGGGAGATTCCCGCAGAAGGGGTCACTGAAGGCCGCGCTCGCCTTCTCGGGTACTACTTGGCCGAAGGCAGCCTTATCAAGTACAAGGGTGCGCCCACTGGAGTGGAGTTCTGCTTTTCCCTCGATGAGCAGGACACCTACTGCGCTGAGGTGGCAGACCTTCTTCGGACGGAGTTCCCCGGAAACGAGCCTCGCCTCCATACCCGAGAGGACAGGAATACCTGTACGGTGATTCTGTCTGGTGCGGACACCGCGCAGTGGTTCCTTGATCATGGTGGTGAGTATTCTCATCGCAAGAGACTCCACCCTGATGTGGTCCGCTGGCCTGTGTCCGTTCAGAAGGCTCTTGTTGGGGCATGGGTGAATGGTGACGGCACCCTGACCAAGAAGGGTGTGACGGAAGGGGTGACCACCTCTTACGATCTCGCATGTCAGATGCACCTGATCGCTTCTCGGTGCGGGGCCTTCGTGAACACCTATGCGACTGTCCGTGGTCGTAAGGTGGCCGTTCGTGAGGTCGTCAACGGCGGCGTGGTGGTTCGGGATGAGGCGACGGGGCGTTTCCCCGCGTTCACCCTTCGTATGGGTCAGACGCAGGCGCAAGTGTTTGCGGGACATACCGACAAGGTTGTGTCTGACCCTCACTTCAAGTCTCAGGGGGTGCGGGTTACGGACGATGTGGTGATGTTCCCGATCACAGCCATCGTAGATGAACCATACTTCGGCTTCGTCTACGACTTGGAAGTTGATGAGGACCACTCATACATCGTGGAAGGTGTTGCCGTACACAACTGCACCACCGACTTCACGACCTGTACGAAGTGCGGCCACTTCGCTGTGGACGAGACGCAACTGTGTGACCACATCAAGTACGCGAAACTCAACACCTTCATGGACGACAGCGGCCAGAAGCGTGTGATCGCAGAACTCTGTGGGCACGAGACCTACCACGACAACCCGGACGCCCCCGGTGGGGTCAGGTTCATCGAGGCCAGTTGGGTCGCGGTTCCTGCGTTCCCCGGCGCGGTGATGCGGAACATCCTTGATCCCAGCCAGGCGACCGACGACCAGGTCCGCAAGGTGCTCGCCTCTCCCCCTGCTCAGTGGTCTGACCACGCCGTGCAGAAGGCTGCGTCGATGACGGCTCTCGCCTTCGACTTCGGGGGTGACGACGAGGAAGACGAGGCCCCCGCGAAGGACGAGACGCCGAAGCCTCCGTTCCAGGAGGTCGAGGACGCGGTGTACGAGGCCCTCAAGGTCCGGGTCAAGGAACGTCTGGAGCGTGATCTCGCCCAGAGGGCTATCGAGGAGTCGGAGCCTGCCGACGCCATGGGCCCCAACGACAACATCATGAAGGAAGCCGCGTCTCACCACATGGCTTCCGTCAACACGCTTGTACGGGTAGCGTCTTCCCCAGTCGCACTGGTGGATGGTGTGGCCGCGATTGATTCCGCACACGGGATCAAGGTGGCACGGCATCTCTACCGGGTGGCACTGGAGGCGGGCATTCCCACCAATCACCCATCTCTTGACCGTTACCTGTTCGCCTGTAAGAAGGCCGCTGGTCGCGGACTGAGTCCTGCCGAAACTCGGGTTGTGATCCGGCTCGGCACCTTGCTGGCTCGTTGGGCCAGCGTCAACAACCCCAAACCCCACTATCCTAAGAGGAGACTGCCATGAGCCGTCAACGAATGACTTGGACAGACCGTGGGGTGTCTCGGCGCGCCTCCGAGCACCCTGCTACCCCCGACGAGGGACCGGCTTCCCCCGCCTACAAGGCCGAGCCCGGCCCCGACGCCTACAAGAGCGGAGACACCTCCGCGTGGGCTGAGGATCCCCATCCCGGCCCCTACGAGAACGGTGAGCACCCCGCCACGCCCGACGAGGGTCCGGCCAGCCCCGCCTACAAGGCTGCCGCCCTGGAACGCAAGGCTGCGAAGTGCATCCGTCTCGCCACCGCCATGCTCGGTGAGGACGCTGGTGTCGCTGCCATCGAGAACCAGGCTCTCGCTCTGATGGACCTCCCCGACCGTTCGATCAAGGCCAGCCTTGCTCGCATCGCCGAGGACGCCGACGAGGCCATCGACGAGGACGACGCCGCCGAGGCTGAGGAAGACCTCAAGGAGGAAGGCAAGAAGAAGGCTTCCCTCACCGACCGCATCGCTCGCCTTGAGCGTGTGCTCGTCAAGTTGGCTGAGTCCGAGGATCCCGAGGGAGACGACGACGATGACGACGGGTCCGAAGACCCCGAGGGGGATGACGACGACGACGGCAGCGAGGACATGAAGAAGAAGGCCGCCGACGACGAGGAGATGGACGAGGAAGACGAGTCCATGATGAAGAAGAAGTCGGCCCTGGAGCGCCGCATGGACCGCATCGAGCGCGTCCTGCACCGTCTCGCTGGAGACGAGGGCAAGGGCGGCACCGAGGACAAGGCTGCTGAGACCATCCAGGAGGAGGTCGAGCACGCTGCCGAGGACAAGAAGGCTTACTGGCAGCCTGGACATCGCTCCGAGGGCGGCTGGGATCCCGGTCACATGGAGAGCATGGGCGACGACGAGGAAGCCATGCTTGATATGATGCTCGCGGAAGAAGGCATGGGCCATGACCACGAGGCCATGGGCGAGTACATGGATGACGAGGAGTCCATGCTTGAGAAGATGATGCTGGAGGAGATGCGTCACGAGGAGGGCATGGACCAGAACGATCCCGCCCACTTTGAGTCGATGGGCCACGACCATGAGTCCATGGATGACGAGTCGATGGAAGCCGAGGTTGCCGTGATGGACCCCATGGGTCTGGACGGCGACGAGATCGTGGAGGAGGATGACATGATGATCCTCGCTTCTCTGTTCGGCAAGGAAGCCGGTGACCTCAAGGACGAGGACAAGAAGGAGAAGGAAGACCACGAGAAGGGTGCCATCGCCGACGACAAGGACCACATCGAGAAGTTGGAGAAGGACGAAGACGAGGACGCCGAGGATCTGGCGAAGGATGAGGAGTCGAAGAAGAAGGCTGCTCTCCGTCCCCAGCCGAAGCGGGCCAGCACCGGGGCGAAGACCCTGGGCGGCGTGTCGAAGGAAGCGGCTTCCGAGGTCGGTGACCTCAGCAAGTTGTGGGAGTCGGCCCCCGACGTGAGCAAGTTCTTCTAAGCCTCTCGGCTGGAAGACCCCTCAAACGCCCTGTCAGGCCCGCCCTGACAGGGCGTTTGTCCGTTCACGGTCCGACTTTTCCGCCTACCGGACAGACTTTGTGGATTCGGTTTCAATACCCGTCCTATATCAGCCCGTAAGGGTAGGACATCCACGTCCACTCCGAGGTTCGCCTCGGGTCAATCAAACCCCGCCCCTGTAAACAGGGAGCACAGTCAAGGAGAATCATCATGGCTTTGCTTGGACAGGCTTCGGGTGCATGGACCGAAAGTTCCTCGGCCCTTCGTCTTCTGCACGTTGGGATTCGGAACACGGTCGGCATCCTGACCCTCGATTCCTTCACTCAGACCAACCCGCCCACGGCCACGCTCGGCACCAGCACCTCCGCTGGTATGGACACGGCCACCCTCGGCGTCCTCTCCGGTTCCGTCGCGTTCACTCGCGGTGACCAGGGAGCCAACGAGATCGGCGGCGTCGGCTCTACCGCTGCTGCGACGGCTACCGTCCAGGAACTGGGCGTCTTCATCAACACCGCTGTCGGCAACGCCTACGAGAACACCCCCGGTGTCGCCTCGGGCAAGGGCCCCTACGTCTCCGGGCAGGGCACCTACGCCAACAGCCTCTACGAGACCCTGGACAACGCGGCTGCGGCTCTCACCTACACCACGGGTGACGAACTGTACGCTTCGCACAACGGCTACCTCACCAACGGTGTGGCCGCTGACCGCTACCACGGGGCCAACGCCATCGTCATGGGTATCCTCAAGATGCCCGCCGACGCTGTGCAGCCTGAAATCGTCTACGATCAGCGCATCTGATCCAACTTCCAACCTTCAACTCTCAGGAGAACTCTCATGTCTGTGAACAACAGCGTAAAGGCGAAGTTGATCAGCGAGTACATCGGCACTGCGTCCGGTCGTGCAAAGTTGGCTGCTTCGATGACCCAGCCCCTCCGTCTTCGTCGCGACTACATGGCCGTTGGCCGGAAGACATTTCTTGTGGAGCAGTTGCCTGATGGCGCGCTCCCGATCTACGACAAGGATGCGGACGTCACCGCATACGTCGTCGGCGAGGAGGGCGAGAACATCATCGCCGTCACCAAGCCGCGTCGTGTGATCTTCCCGCTCTTTGAGATCGCGTCCAACCCCGAGATCCCGCTCACCCAGATCAAGGAGCGCCGCTTCGACCTGATCGAGCGTGCTCAGGATCTGGCTCGTGCCCAGATCCAGGCTGCGGAAGACGAGCGTGTCTTCGCCGTCCTCGATGCCATCGCCACCAACGGCTTCGACAGCGTGGGAGCCGTCAACGCGGACATCCCCGTCGTCGCTCCCCTCAGTGGTGACGTCCTCGCCGACGCATTCAGCCTGATCGAGCGCCATGATCTGCGGGTTGCCCGTGTGTTCATGAACGCCCGTGACTACGCTGACCTGCGGAAGTTCGGACGCGACATCCTGGACATCGAGACCCAGCGCGACCTGCTCAAGACCGGTCTGATGGCTACCCTCTGGGGTGCCCAGATCATCGTCAGCCGCCTGGTTCCCGTGGGCACGGTCTACGTCTGCTGCGAGCCGGAGATGTTCGGTCGGATGCCTGTCCGCACGGAACTCACGGTCCTCAGCGCCGACGACCCGAAGGCCCGTACCATCGGTTTCTCGTGCTTTGAGAACCTCGGTATCGGCGCGTTCAACCCTCGCGGTCTGGTCCGTCTGACCATCACCCGTCCGTAGTCGAAAAAACCCTTCTGAGGGGCGTTTTCAAAACCCCGGTAGGGCAACCTACCGGGGTTTTTCGCGTTTATATGTGTTGGATTTTCGGAGGGTTGGTCCATTTTCAGGCCCTCTTTGATTTAGCCCCTTTGCGTATACCTGTCTGAAACACTGCCGGGTTGTATACGTTTGCGGAGATTTCGCGGCTTCGGTACAATGGCAGCATGTATACTCTCGATGACCTCACACCAGACCTTCTTCGCCGCTTGTACTGCGATGACCTTCTCACGGAGAAGGTCATCGCGGAGCGGTACGGGACATACCAAGTCAAGATCAACCGGCTTCGGAAGAAGTGGGGGATCACGACACTCGGCAAGACAGGAAGACGTACAGCGTCCCTGTCACCACTGACGGACAAGCAGCGTGATCTGGTGTTGGGATCGTTGCTGGGAGATGGCTACTTGATGACTCCAAGTGATGCCACCGCCGCGTTCTGTGAGTCACATTCACAGAAGCAGTCCGCATACCTCCGCTGGAAAGGGGGCATCCTCGGAGATCATGTTTCCAGTTACACGCCCACCACCAAACAGAGTGGGGGCAAGGTGTTCCGAGGGGAACGCCTTACGGGTGTGGCCAGCACGCATATGCGTGAGTTCTACGACTTGTTCTATGCCCGGAATCCCGACGACAAGAGGATGTTCCCGTCGGATCTCTACAAGAGGCTCACGCCGTTTTCGTTGGCAGTCTGGTTTATGGACGATGGGAGTCTGATGGCTCGTTACCATCCCCGGATCACATTCGGCCTCGACGCCTTGAGCCTCAAGCGTGCGCTTCGTGCGCTTCGTGCTCTGGGGTTGAAGCCCAAGGTGCATGATGGCAACAGGGCACAGACGATTACATTTCCCGGTCAAGGCAAGGACTTCTTCGACCTTGTTTCTCCTCATGTGCCCGAGTGCATGGCGTACAAGTTGCCCTCGGAGGACACGCCCCGGCGTTTGGTGGACGGGAACGCCAAGAAGTTGAGTCCAGATCGGGCACGGGCTCTCTATGAAGGGGGAATGTCTCTGGGCGAACTCGCCTCTCTGTACGGGGTGGGGAGGTCTACCGCGAAGCGTAGGGTGCTTGCTGGAGGTGGGAGCCTTCGCGGTGCGGGACGCAAAGCACGGTCTTACTCACGGGAAGCGGCGGACGAGGTGTTGTCAGCGTACTCCCCGAAGGATTGGCCGACACTTCCCGACTCCCGCAAGGATCAGTGGGTCGATGAGGTCTTTGCCGTGCTCCGAAGCACTGGCTTTCCTGCTCCTGTCCCCTTGTCCGACAAGTCTTTCGACCGTGATGTGGAGTTGGTTCGGCTGACCCAGTACCGGGTTGAGGACGAGACTTTGCATCCGTGGTCGGTGTCTGGCAACAGGGCTTGCCTCCCTTACTTCCCGAACCGATACAAGGCGGCATCTCGCGGAGTTCGGACAGCGTTTGAAGCATGGCATGACGACAAGGTGTTGCGGTGGGCTATCCGATTCCAGTTGGATGCCGGTGATCCTGTTCTCCCGCACCGGGTCTTGCGTGCTGTGACCATGCAGCACCGCACCCCCAGTGTGTTTCGCCCTACGGTGGCTCGGTGGGTCTATGAAACCTACTGCCGATCTGGAGGTAAGGTCTGGGACCCGTGCTCCGGGTATGGGGGCCGTTTGCTTGGAGCCTTCGCCGCTGGCGTTCGGTATGTCGCGACTGATGTTGAACCTGAGACTGTCGAGGGCAACCGGAGGCTTGCGGAGAGGCTTGGTTTCACGAACGTAGAGATCCACGAGTGCCCAGCGGAGCGGTTTGACCCCGGCACCGTTGATCTCGTGTTCACCTCACCCCCGTACTTTGACCGGGAGCAGTATTCTGACCGTGACGGTCAGTCATGGGTGTCGCACGGTTCGGACTTTGATGCTTGGGTCGAGGGTTTCCTTCGTCCTGTGATCGCCACGGCGTACCAGAGGTCTCCCATGCTGGTCCTCAATGTGGCGGACATCCGAAAGAACCGGAAGTCGGTGCCTCTTGTAGATCGGACGATTCAGACGGCGGTGGCAGAGGGCTACACATTCAAAGAGCGCATCTGGATGCCTCTTGCGCGGCTGAACAGGACTCCCGAGAAGGCACGGGAGCCCCTTCTGGTGTTCAGCCGCTGAGACGTTCTTGCGCGATCTCGGCACGGGCCTTCCGCTCGCTGCTCCGACGGGCGAGGATGCAGAGCAGATGGGTACTGTCCCTTGACCAAAGGGGTGTAGGAGTTGCCGTGCGAATCGCTGTCTCAGGAACCATCGGAGCAGGGAAGTCCACCCTGTGTGCCCATCTCTCAACCGCCCTCAAGTACGAGGTGTTTGAAGAACCCGTGGCCGACAATCCGTACCTGGAGGACTTCTACGCCGACCCGCACCGCTGGGCCTTCGACGCTCAGGTGTTCATGATCTCGCATCGGTTCCGGCGGCAGATGGAGGCTGTTCATGCAGCCGAGAACAAGGGCTTCCTGCTGGACCGTTGCTTCCACGAGGACCGGGTGTTCGCTGAGGTCAACCACGAGATCGGCCACATCAGCGACCGCGACTGGGCGACCTACCTGCACCTGTACGAGTCCTTCTGCCGAATCGTTCCGCCCCCGGAGGTCGTCGTCTACCTCCAGACTGACCCCACGGTCGCCATGGGCCGCATCCAGAGCCGTGGTCGAGGATCAGAGCAGGAGATCCCCATGGACTACATGACCCGGCTCCACGCGGCCTACGAACGCTGGGCTGAGGATATGGCCAGCAAGACGAAGGTGATCTCGGTCCCCTGGAACGACTACAGCACCCCCGGATGGCAGGGCGTCTACGACCGGCTGATCACTCCAGCGTCTTGAGACGCTCGTACACCAGGTGGAAGTCCACGAAGTGCTCTGGGGTCGCCTCTCCGCAGAAGGGACAGTGGATGGACTTCGGGATGTCGTCCTCTCCCAGGTAAGCCGCCCACACTGAACCGCAGTTGGAGCACTGAGGGGCGTGCCAGGGCTGCACCAGCCCCTCCTGCACCAGGACGTCCACGACCATCTGGGCCTGCCGCTCCGGTATCCCCACCTCCCGCGCCAGTTGCGGCACGGTGAAGAAGAACTCCCCCGACATCCGCTTCAACGCCTGTGGCCAGATTGGCTTCCCCACCTTGTCATCCATCCAGGCCATCCCATCGCAATCCTCGATGTCCCAGACGGATAGAGACGCCACCGTCTACTCCTCGGCAGCCTGGATGCGCTCAAGCATCTCAGTGGCCCGTTGGAGGTCTTCGGCAGTCGCGGTCCCGTCGTCGATGCGGGCCTCGATCTCAGCCAACTCGATCTCGTCGAGGTCGGCGTCCTCCGGCTCAGGTTCGTCGTCTTCCTCGGGATCACCTGCACCCGTGATCGCGTCGATCAGGCTGGTGTCGCCGAGCACCGAGCAGTCAACCGGGGGTGGTGTGGGCTGGATCTGCTCGACGGGGAGATCATCGCTCTCCTCCTCGGCTTCTTCCTCCTCCCAGGTGCCGTCCCAGTCCGGGAACTCGGGATCACCGCCGAGGGCGTTGATGACCTCCTCCCAGTCGTCGGCGTCCTTTCCGTGCATGACCTTGAGCCGGGTCTCGGGGTCAAGGGGGGCCAACTCGATGCCGTACATGTGGGTCACGCCGTCGGGGATCGGGGCCAGGTAGAACTGCTTGTGGATCTCCTCCAGCATGTGGATGCGCCCTGACAGCAGGTCCGCCTGCTTCTGGATCTGCTTCTGGATGTTCGTGAGGGAGTCACGTTCGGCCTGTACCTCCCCCATGATCCCAGCCCCCTCGCACAGCAGGTCGATCTTCCGGTCGCTCTGGCGCTGGGCCGCTGCGAACTGCGCGGGGAGTTGGGCGAGGGCCTCGCGGTACTGCGCCAGGCTGGTGGTGATGAACTCGGGTTCGTTCATGGAGGACTCCTTTCCGGGACTGTACCCGCCACGAAAGGCCCGCTCTCTGGACCTTTCTGCGGAAAAAACCAAAAAACTTCGCCCTCTGCTGTCCGCAAACCGGGGGTGAGTCCGTCTCTCCTATGAACACACATAGGAGTCCCCCATGCACGTTATCGTTCGTACCCTCACTACTCAGGACGTTGAGTCCATCCTCGCTCGCCGTCGTGCGTCCCGCCTCCAGGTGCTGGAGAGCGCCCGGCGTTCCGGGATCACCCCCATGGTCGAGTGGTTCGACTCGGGCCGCGCAGGCAAGGTTCACGCCCATGCCGACCGCCGTCTGCTGGAGGATCTCTCCGTGGCCCCCGAGGCCCGCCTTGACGACCTCCTCGGCTTCTGGATCTCCACTGGGGAGGGCGACAAGCGGGCCCCCGACTACTGCCCCGAGCACAGCATGTTGCCCTGGCTGCTCCCTGCCAAGGCCCACCTCGACGCGGGCCGGTTCGGCGATGCGTTCCTGGAGATCTGCGCCATGAACAAGGCTCTCGGAGGGCTCGTGCCTGACAGCCTCGACCCCAACGGCGACGGGTGGGCCGACGTCTCGGTCAAGGCCATCCCTTCGGCTTGACGAAGGAGGACCGGAGTCCCGTCCGTGTACCGGGCTGGGACTCGGCTGCGGTGATCCTGCCCTGCTCGTCCACGGTGATGGTGGGGTTGGTGTACGTCGCGGCTGTGACCCCTGTGTCGGTCATCTTGACCTCGACGGTGGTTCCAGGTCCGTTGTCCGTGATCTCGATGCCCGTGCCTGCTTCAAGGGTCCGGGCGTTGGGAAGGCTCGCGTCCGCTGACAGGGTGACGTACTCGGCGGTGTCCGGTGCCCCTGCACCGTCGCCAGCCGTCTTGCCGACGTACCGAAAGCCTACGATGTAAGGGTCAAACGCGGCAGGGGCGATGCCCGTCTCGGTGAAGAAGTCCGACGAGAACAGGAGCAGCCCGTTGGCGTAGTTGAAGGTCCAGCCGACGGTCTTGTTCGGTCCTGTGCCTGTGGTGCCCTCGGTGGTGGTGATCATCACCCCACCCGCTGCGGGATCACCGTCGTACAGGAAGATGGCGTAGCCGTTGCTGGGAGCACCGCTGGCCTGCTGGACCAACTGAGGGAGCAGCCAGTTCTTGATCTGGGCCGAAGACGTGTCTCCCGGCGTGGCGTAGGCGGCGTAGGTCGAGAAGTTGGTCCCCGGCACCAGCGTCATCTGCACGGCGTCTGCGTCGGCGGACAGGTCTTCAATCAGGTCCGTGTTCGCTGCGGCGTTGGCCTGAGCCTGTGCGCGGTTCGCAGCGGGGAGCCCACGAAGCCGGGGCATCTCCGTCCACACCTGCTCGGCGGACAGGACGAAGGTGAAGGGGAAGAAGACCTCGTACCAGACGCTGTTCGGGTTGGCGTCGATGACCCCAGCCTGGAGGGCCTTCGCGGCGATGTTGATCCTCTCCAGTTGCGAGAAGCCCATCACTCACCCCCTGTCTCGGCCATGTACTTCCCGAGGACGGGCATGACCTCGTGCTCCATGAGCCTGTAGACGCTGCGCGTGTGCATCCCGGTCTGGACGGA